TTAAAGCCCAACTAGTAGATTTGGAAGTTGTTACTGATACTAACGAAGTTCTGCTAGGTCAAAGTACAAATATATTTGCCTCCAACTCTATTCCTTTTAATGCTGCAGTAAATGCTAGTAGCCCTACAATTGTGACTAATTTTACCTTTATTTCACCGATGCAATATGGTGCAGTTGGTAACGGTATAGCAAATGATACTTTGGCTTTGAGCAATTCAGTTACCGCCATGAACGCGGGCAACATCCTGGTATGGGATGGGCAGGGGCAGACGTATTATATCACCTCTGGAGTTGCTTGGACTAGGGGACATATTGAAATTAGGAATGCAACCATAGTAGTCCCTAGTAATTTCGTTGGGTCTGTGTTTATACACAGCCAATCAATACAAGGACAGTTAGGCAATGGAGCTTATTATCACGGTCTAACAATTGAGAGACAAGGAACAAATGCCCCCGATCCATCCGTTGTAGGTATCCAAAATGGGGTATTAGGATTTAGCTATTTCGAAGATTTAAAAACAGAATTTGTTCACTTTTCAAACCTCTGGAGGAATGTAGAGATTATTAATACACCGCAATTCGATATTAGACATTGTATGATGGGTAACTGTTGGAGCAACAAGGTTTATGTGGCCCAGTCGGTTGCACAATCGCAGACGTCGAGCGAGGGCGGTGACGAGAGCATAATCACGCTGAACGACATGAACACCCTGGATGACAATAACTCGTCACCGACCAGCGTTGTTGATTCACAGCGTCATAATTGCATCGACATCCAGCTAGATGCGTACTGCATCCATCTAGAGGTCAGCTACAATAACGGCGGCAGCGATAAGCAAGCTTTCAAAGTGTCGCCCTGGGTGGGTGGATCAACGATCTTTTTCCGGGGTGGCGAATATGAAGGGATGTTTGCGAGCTATCCCACAAATCTGTGCCAGTTCGAAATCTGGAACTCAGTAGTGCACTTCGAGGATTGCCACATTGCGGGGAACGGTGTCTTTGGAACAAGTAATTATCTTGCCGCAATTGGTTTGTACGCGACGAACGGTCAGCATATCTCTTTCCGGTCGGACACGTTTACCGGCCAGCTGCCGAATGAGACGAACGTATTCGATATTTGGACGGCAGACGGATTCATGGGCAACATTGATTTTTTGCAATATCCGCAATATTTATCTGCAAACACATGTGGTTTTACGTGGCATACAAACTTGAATGATGTAGGGGTAAATTATCCGATTCAAGGGACGGTGCCGGCAGTAATTAGCGGGACAAATACGGTAGTTTGGGCGCCAGGCCAAGGCACGGTAACAATTGGGGCGGCAGGATGTATGGTTGCAGTGAATGAAAACGGCGTAGGACAATATTGCACGTTTGGCAATTCAGCGAATTTTAATAACGGTTTTTTGTCGCTTGGGAATGCTTATTTTAATAACGGAGTCACGGAAAACGGAGGAAGACCAGACATGTCGGTCAATGCTCCTTATTCTCACGTCTTAGACTTTTTTGTGCAATCATCAGGTTTATCAGATTCACACTGGGTTAACGGGACAAATTGGGTAGCAGATGTTGTTGATTATACCAATCAAGCTAATGTATTTGCTGGTTCAATCGGAATATTAGGTACTAATCAAGCAACTATGACCTCTACCGGTTATACTAACAATAATACCTATGATGTTAGAGTATTCAATCTTCAAGGTACAACTATCATATTTAGTAATAACGTTAGTACCGCCAATGCTATTATAGGTACGATTGCTGTTAATAATGATTTCCTTACTCTACATCCTCACGAAATGTTATATGGTACTGGTATGACTGGTAGTATCATACAATAAGATGTTCAATCTAGTTCATCAGTATATGAGGTATGATGGTAGCCTTAATTGGTGGGAGCATGCCTGGTTTATTGAATGGAAAAGACTGGCTAATATCTCTTCTTGACTAGTTCTTTATTTCATCATAGTATTTCAATTATGAATAAAGGATATTTACTTACAATACCGGAAGAGGTCACATTAACTCCAGAAGTGTTTAAGCAGATGATGAATCAATATAAACATTATAGGAGTGTTTCATATACATTTAGTAAGAAACATACTAATGATATTCTCAATTATAGGAAGTCTTCAGGAAAGAGTAATATAATCCCTGGTAATGTATATAATCTGCCTATTACTTATAACGCAGATATTACTGGCGTTAAATAGGAAGATAAATCGGCCTTCTAGTCATTCTGGCATTACAGTTATAACTAACTTTATTAGTTTGTGTAAAGCCAGAAGTATTAATTATCCTGGCATGACTACGATAACAATGCTCAGAAGTTTTATATACCAAGGTATTCTCTCTCCAAACCGGTTGCCCTAACTCACACAATCCTAGAATACCAGGCATTACAGGATTAATAGGTGGTATTATAGCTGGACTACCTAATTCCGGCTCGCCATATTCAATAGTTCCTATCATATTAGTTATTGAACATTTTAGGGAATTTATCGAATTGGGTAGGAACGTTTAACTTCACCTTATTATCTAACAATCTTTCATTAAAGAAGGTAGATATATTACTCCCTCTAGGTCTCATATTTTTAGATAGAATAGAAGCAAGAATAAGTCTAGGTCTATTAACTACTCCTCCTACTACCTTATAAGCAGCATAGCCTAGTAAATTCTGTCTCGGGTCTCTAATATTGCTATAATAGTTCTTTCCAGTAAGTTTCTTATACCCACCAGAATACCACATCTTATCAGCAGCTCTTTGTAAAGCACTGACAGATTCTGGACTGAGGTTTAGTCTTTCTTTGCCTCTCTCCTCTGCATGATAAGGTTTAATATTCATCCTGCACTAAAATATTGAATACCTACATAATTAGGTATTGGTCTACCTACATCATTATTACAGTATCTATTATTGATATTGATATTAAAGTAATTACTACTAGCTGCAGGAGTGATCGAAAATACTAGCTGTGTCAAAACATGTCTAGTATTAACATCTCGATCTGTAGAGCCGGCTAGCGTTAAATAGTATATACCTGGCAGAAAGGTTTGTGCAGTACTAGCTCTTATCTTTATAATAACAAATCCATCTTCTAATACTATGCCATCATCTCTAGAACCTTCCCAGACTAGACCCGGACCATCTAATTCAGCTTTAAGATATGCATGTAATGTATATTTAGCAGTATCTATCAGTTCAAAAATAGGAATAATAATATTATCTCCTTGATAGTGGTTAGGAGCTTCTTGTTTCACACCATACATTTCAAATTGGGTTGGCAAGTAATTTGGTAACTCTTTCATAATTCATTATAGCTTAATCTAGATACACTTCAAAGTAGTTTTACCAGAGCTATCTCTAGTATAATAACAGATTTTATCCACTTTTAATATAGTTTTTGCAACTATATGATCACCCTGGCTTAACATATCTAGACTGCGTTCAAAGGTGTTCTTATTAGCAGCATAGACTGGTCCAGCACTACAACCACAACCACTCTTCTTTACTGCATCCTGGGCTTTCTTAGCTATGTCTTTAATAGGAGTAAGACTAGATAAGGCCATTAATTGAGGATATTGGCTTAATAGTCTTATTACATGGTCTATTCCACTTATAGTATAACTGTTACTCATATTGTAGGAGGGTTAGGTAGGGTTGTAGGAAGTATATCTGTAATGTTAAAATCCAACCCAATATAAACACGACTATTGTTAATATCATCGTATACTTTAAAGTGATTCCCTGCTTTTATATAGATTGGGTTGCCAGTATTTGAGGGACTAGCTCCATTAACCGTACTAACTATGCTGCTACAATCATTTACTACACCTTTAATATTGATACAAGGTAGTGGATGTCCTTCATTTCTACCCACTTCTATACTTAATTCTTGTTTTTCTGGTAATAAAGTTAATTGATATCCATCACTTAAACTCACATTTCCAGTAAGATTATTCCCATTTATATTAAGATTAGTCAGACCTAAAGTGTTGGGGTAAATCTCTATCAAAGTAGTAGGTTCAAATACAGCATTGACATTAAAGGTAAGATTATTTGATATGTGGGTTGCATCTCCTACTACTAATAAACTATTACTACTATTTCTTACATAATAAGGATAAGTTGCAGTAAGATAGTTAGGTATCGTAAATACAGGTTGTCCAGTTATGTTTATGGATAATGCAGTAGTTGTAATTATGGTATTTAAAGTAACCGAACTAGGCACACTACTATAGAATAAGCAGGCATCAAGTATCAATGGTTTAATATATATTGTAGTACTCCCTGTAGTGATTGAATAAGGACTATTTGCTACTAAAGGATAATCCCTTAAAGCATTTTCATTCAGCCACTCTAATATTGTTGAACTATTACTCATAAACTACAGACCTGGCTACATTTAAGTTACTGTCTTTAATAGGTATATTCAAGGTTAAAGTATTTCCAGTAGTTTGAGCGATGGACATTACTGCATCACCTGTAATAGTAATTTGATTATTATATGGTGATACTCCATTAATAGTTTTTAAAGGTATAATGCTATTCAATGTAATAGTAGGTCCTCCAATAAATACAGTGTTTATATTATTCGATAAGTTGTAAGTTGATTGAAAATAAGGAGTTATATAAAGTGTATTAGTGTTGATATTGTATATATTAAAACTAGTACTATACATATTCCAACCATACAATGCATTATTATAGATGAATATCCCTCCTAACCAAGGAACATGTTGATTAGCAGTATAATGTATAGAGTTATTTATAGTTGGATCTACTAGAGGGCCTAATAATGTAGAAGTAGCAGTAAGACCACTAACTGTAACAGTATAAATAAAGCTGCTAAAATATACAATACTCGGCAATGTACTATAATCTTGTGGACCATTAGTAAAGGTATAAAAAGTACTATTTAGATAAGTTAGTCCTAGAGTATTAGTTATCCCAGTATCGATTCCAGTATTATTAACGGTATATGGATAATGACCATAGTTATAAAGACTATTGTTTATTAATACCCAAAGATTAGAAGCATTATCTGTAGTGATACCAGTTATATTTCCAGTTATATTAGTTAATAATGGTGTAGCTGGAATACTGGATAAATCATAGATGGTAGCTTTATTATATTCATTTAATACTCCAATTAAATGAGAACTTTCATCATAGATAATATCATACACCTTATCTAATGTAGTTTGAGGGGAAAGCGTATTATTTACAGTATTTGCTAGAATGAGTTCCTGGCTAGAGTTAAAAAGGTATGCTTGGTTAGCAGATAATTCTAAAGTTTGTAGATTTGTAGGTAGACTAGCAGCACTGATGGTAGGGTAGCCGAAGTAGGAGCTAGTGTTATATATTAGATTGTTATCGAAAGCTATACTTACATTCCCTAATAAGCCATTAATACTATATACTCCATTAGTAGAGGTAATTGTCCTTACCGTATTATTATTGAAAGCGGCATTTAAAGTAATTATATTACTGTATTTCTTAGCTATTATATCAGATATTAACTGGCCAAATACTAGACATCCGTAGCTTCTATTAATAGTCCTTAGTCTAACTGATACACCTTCAGACAAAGTAGATAATGCATAAGCAAAATCATAAGCTCCATCATCCATTAATATATTTAGTATAAGCTCAGTTTCAGTAATGGTAATAGTATTTAATGTAGGTACAAAATTATCATAGCTAATAAATGATGCATCACAGAATACTCCATTTAATCCTCCAGCATTGACTAGAGGATATTCAGTATTATTTATATTTTGCCAGTTAGTTATTCCTATTCCTTGCATATTAAGAGTATTGTGGCCAGGTACTATATTCTGGATTAACTATGGTATTAATAGGCTCATAGCTAGTCTGGGATGGGTTAATAGGAGGTAGATTGATAGGAACACAAACATTAGACAAGGTTATTCCAGGTGTAGTTATAATTAGTTGAGTAACTCCATCTACTACACCAGTACTTATTACTAATGGAGATATGGCATAGATATCAATATTTCCATTAAGGTTAGGTATTACAGTATTTATACCAGATATTACAAAGTTATTGCAAGATAACTGGGTTGAACTTAAATCCCCTCTAGATAATATATTAACTGGATAAAGGACAGATAGATTTAGTTCTGAACCTGTATTTATACCAAGACTAGTACTGGTCAATGTAATAGCACCCGTCATAGTTGTACCTTTGATAGTTATACCAGTTACTAGAGGTGGTGAGATAATCGTAATAGTGCTTCCTTCAATCAATCCATTAGTATTGTTAAACGAGAATGTTTGCTTAGGCATGATTCTGGCACTATTCCCTATCGTAACATTTCCTATCACTCCTTCATTAAAGTTATAGATGATTAAGTTTTGATTATTTGTAGTAATTACACTATTAGCATAACCTATTGGACCATTATTACCTGCAAATGTAATCCCTATATTCCCATTATCAGTTACAATCTTGTTAATATATAAATCTAAATCTGATAATAGACAACTTATCTTTAAACCTACTATAATATCGGTAGGTAATTTATTATTATAAGAATCAAATCCACCGTTAAAATTCCTAAACGGATATTGTCTTAACCAATTGCTCTGTATAAAATTTAATTCCATATTAAATTAGCACTATATTCACAGTCTTGCTAGCACTTCCTACTCCAGAAGTAGTAAAAGTTATGGGATATGTACCACTTAAAGTTGCAGCACAGGTTAGAGTTAAGTAATAATGATTACTATTTACAGGATTAATACTTAAACTAGTAAATCCAGAACCACTATGACTAGCTGTAACTCCATCAAATATAGTCTGATTAAGAGTTACTGTACCTACTATTCCTGAAACTGCCAAGCTTAAATTTCCAGTAGTATTAGTTGGATCTAGAAAACCTAAATCAAATGATACTACTTGATAAGCTATAGGTGATAATATGTTACCTGGAACTGAATAGATGTATTGAACTACATAAGCTAGTGTGAAGTTAAAATTACTTGGGTTTAAAGGCAAAACAAATCCACTTATCCCAACACTACTAGTAGTTAATAAAAAGGTTGCATCATATAAAGCAGTTCCTTGATTTAAATGGGACATGCCTGATACTGCCGCTTCTTGTAAAGTCAGTCCAGCTAATGTAGTAGTGGCACAATTAAATGAAGTATTGAATAATGGAGCAGTACTGGATGAAAATACTGGGGTAGGCTGAACCTTCTTAGTATTATCTTCCACTAAATAATAAGTTCCACTTACTATAGTAAACTCAGAGGTATTTAAAGATAGTGATAATGAAGTAGTTATAGCTGAATTAGTAGAATAATACACACCTACAACGATGGTATGATATTGATTAACTATATTAGTAATACTGTTGGCCTGAGCTAATATATATGGAGTAGATGGTTGTAGCTGTGCATTTTGAGTTATAGTATAGTTAGTAAGCCAGGTATTATAATTGGTATTAGTTGTATTAGCATAACCAGCCATCTGAGTTGTTAAATCTGTAACTCTATTATAGTAGTCAGCAAAATTGATTATATTAGCTGCAGTACATTCGGGGTTACATATATTTTGTAGATGTAATCCACTTATTCCTGCATAAGAAGAATAGCAGCCATCATTAGTTAACACAAAATTTCCCGTACTATCAGCTTCAACCTCATTAATAGTTAAGATTGCACTACTAGCAGGACAATTATCATATTGTCCTTGGCCTAACCCTTGATTAACATCAAAAGTACAAGTATTAGGTGTAGTGGTAAAGCCAAGATTTGTTCCTTCACTCAAAGCCAATCCAGTTCCAGGTACTAGTATAGCTCCGGTATCATATATAGTAGTTATTCCTAAACTAGTAGTATTAATCAAAGCTATTCTAGTTATATTAGGAGGTAGTAGTTTTACACAAGATAAACAGATTGAACAACTACCATCAAAGGTATAAGTTCCGTAAGATAATCCAGTAAAATAAGTTGTTAATGCAGTAACGTTAATATCTACATATAATACTTTAGTAGAAGTACTTATATTAAATGTACTTATACAGGCAGGACTAGGTATAGGTACCGTTATTGATAAGCTTGCTGAACCAGTGAAATTAAATATCCAGGAAATAGAACTATACACTATTGTTGTTAAGGATAGTGAGGAAAATACACTATCCAGAGCTATTAATTGAGCATCGACAATAACATTATTAGGCAGAACTCCACTATTACCGCCACTACTCCATATTAATGTAGCTGTATCCCGGAATGGATAGCGAATTTGGCTACATTCATTTTGATATTCTAAAACCTGCATAGATTAGCACTGACATTGGTAGTTCAGTAATGTTGTTGCTTGAGTAATAGCAGCTTGCAGGTTATTTGTAAAGTTTCTTATATTGATCACACTAGTCTCCAAGCTATTTACTTGAGTAGTTAGTGTTTCTATAGCTGTACAACCCAAACAAGTCTGGCCACAATTATCAGCAATAGATAAACCGAATTGTGCAGTTGTTAATGCTACACATTGCTCAGGAATTAGCGTAAAATTACCATCTGAATTAGGAGGCACCCCATTAATAGTAGTAATAGGGATTTGATTGGAAACACAAATTTTATTTAGTCCTAAATCTTCACCAGCATCTATATAGACTACCCCACTACCTAGTCTGAATTGGATGTTACTATGACCATCAATTTGTACATAGCCAGTTTGAGTTGAGGTATTGCCTTTAACATCACTAAATGATATCCAGCTAAGTCCTGGATTACTAGGACTATAAACTCTCATTAATAAAGTTGTAGCAGTATAACTAAAGATAAAGTTTCCTGATACTAAATCTACTAAATCATCTCCTGAACCAATAGTAATATTCCCAGTAGCTGAGGGGAAGTTTGAACCAGGAATCAAAGATAAATCAGTATTATAGTTAGTTAGTGGTAATGTAGTTTGAAATACCCCCATTTCTCCTAAAGTTTGATCAGATATTTCAATAGATAAATTTGTAGGAGAGACAGATACAGCAGAAATATAAAGGCTTAAACTCACTGTACCTGGATTACATAATACCAAATCTACAATTAAACTGTTCGGAATAGTAAACAATCCATCCACAGAAGTTCTAGAGCAACCATCCTTAATAGGGTAGTTACGTAGTGAATTCGTGTTAAGATAATCTAATGTTACCATATTATGCAATTATCCAAAGAACACCAAGTATACCTATGGAATTACTATAGTTAGAATTCACTCTAGCTATTCTGAAGTTTACATATGACCCTCCTGAGAACGCAGAGGCTGGAATAGTGAAATAAGGATTATTGTTTGAATCAGTATAAATAGTAGTCTGAGTTAAACTAGGGAATAGTGAACCAGGTATACTTACATTAGATAATACTGTAGCACTTGATATGGAAGAGGTATTATAGCTTACTGCATATTCAAATGTAAAGGCAGCCGTACCAGAACCAACCGTATTATTATCAGTAAAGCATACTAATTGAATAGAGATTGGCGTATTACTTGGTATAGTAGCAGGCACCATAAACTTGCCTACAAACCCCAGCTTTTGATTAACTATAGGATTCTTTAGTCTAAGATATGCATTAAGTCCTTTATATATAAAATCTGCCTCTTCTGGCTCAATATCGGCAACTTCTCCGGTTAATGAGAAATTACTAAGTGAAAGGACTAATTGACCTGGTATATTCTGCGTAACTACTAATCCAGGTCCTACCACTACACTATTTATTACTGGTGCAGTTTGTGTAGTAGTTAATCCAGTAGAAGTATTATAAGCTATACTTTGTAGTGCAGTTCCATTACCAGTACTTCCTATATTAGTAATAGGAAGTTGTAGCTGTATATTTAAATTCCCTACCGTAGCAGGTTGACCGGCAGGATTAGTTATGGTTAAAGCTGAGTTAGTCGGTGTTAGACTAGTAACTACACTATCACTAAAGTTAGGATTAAGCTTGGTTATAAGCAATTGCAAATCTACTGGACCTGGACTTCCTGACCAAGGTACATAATTGATTTGATTTTGAGTCCACCATAATCCATTCTCATCTATAATATAAGCTCCGTTAGGGTGGTCAGTATCATTTAAGGTCTGTAATATACCATTCATGAAAACCATGGTATAAGCTACTGGATAAGCTGGTAAAGCATTCAACAATTCCAAAGCATTATCTTTTTGCAGAGCTGTCAAATAATAGGGTTGAGTATTATCTTCTGTAGTTGCAATAATTACTGCAGCAGTAGGAAGATTATAATAGAATTGAGCATTAGTAGGCGGTGTGATTAATAGTACTGATTGAGCATCTGAAGCATTAACCCAACCTACTTTATTAGTCATGTCAGTAGTAGCATTTGGATTATGAATAATAGTCCAAACATTAGTATTAACTGAGGTTGTAAGCCAGGCTAGTTGGGGAGGAGCACCAATAGCTTCAATAGTATAGTTTAGATTAGTAGTTGTATTATTCCATACCATCACTGCTCCGTTATTAGTATTGGGAGAACCGGTTAGTACCCAAGCTAGTTGGGGTGGGTTATTGACACAGCTAATAGTATAATTAAGTCCATTAGTAGGATCGGTCCAGATTAAACCTGCTCCATTATTGTTAGCATTAATAGCAGTAGCGGTAACAACCCAGGCTAGTTGGGGTGGGTTATTAACACTACTAATAGTATAATTAAGACCAGTAGTAGTATTATGCCATACAAATAAAGAACCATTGTCAGCACTAGGTAATGACGGTGTACCAGCTACTAGAGGAGGGACTTCTATTCTATAATTAAAATATAGTTGATTTAAAGAATCAATGTTAGGAGCTAGTACCAGGCTTTCTGAACCAATATAATAACCTACAAATATACCAGCACCACTAGGATAGATGGTTAATTTACCAGGCTCATTACTAGAGAGATAAAGTGGTCCAGGTTGTAAAGTCCCTTCAGCTAAACTTGCAGTATCTAGTACCTGACTAAAATCAATACCACTTATCAATCCTCTTACATAAATATCACCATATACTACAGGACCGGTTTGCCCTTCATATATATCATCTACTATACCAAATATAAAGGCAGAGGTAGCAGGAATTAGATGACCGGTACTATCAGGTGAATATCCAGCTTGCGCAGGATATAAGACTGCCTGCCCACTAGAGTTATTAAAGTAAACTGGTGTGCCTGGAGCTAGGTTACCATAAATAGGTTGGTTATAACTGATTAATACAGTCTTATCTGACTTATTATTCAGCATTTCAAATAGATATTGATCTCTATTAGCTAGTGCAGTAACTACAGGATTAACCGTAGCTTGATTCAATATACTAACACCGTCTGTAAATAACGGCACATTTGCAGTCCATGTACTCATATTTTAAGAAGCACGAAAAGTTAATCCCCAAGTAATTACTAATCCTTGAGTACTATTATATGTAATAGGGCTAAAAGCAATTCTAGAAAATAGCTTATCACCAGAAGAGCTACTCGGAACACTAGCATTGACAAGACCCAAACTAGTAATAAAATTTCCATTAGGTATTGTAGAACCTGTAATATACACACTAAAATAGACCAGATTTGATGTATAACCTGCTTCATTTGAATAGTTGGGTGAAAATGTTAATGGTATTCTAGTAAATGTACTACCAAAACTAGTTACCGTATCATTGACTGTTACTGTAGGAATAGCCCCTACATTATCATTAGCTACATACATATGAGTAATACCAGTATTAGGTAATCCACTCAATGCTTTGGCTGTAATGTCTGCTCCACCTAAAACAATAGTGTTCTGTTGTTCAAGTATCAGTTCTTTACTACCTTCAGGATTAACACGCCATATCCGAACTCTACCAAATGCATCTTTATTTACAGTATAGGCTTTATCTAAATAGTCCATAATAATGATAATAACAGTTTTATTCTAGCATCTCAATGTTTTAAGATGCAATAGTTAAGCTCACACCAGTAATTGGTGAAATAGGATTAGTTACAATAACCCGGCTCGGACTCATATCTTTAATCAGCAATCCTGAACCTGAGTTAAATGATACTAAATCGTTAGTCTTTTGTAGTGGTTGATAAGTCCTCATTCCATCATCGATCACTTCAGTATTCATCTGGTAAATTTCATCTCCAACATTACCAATATCACATAAAACTATCAAGAATATATTAGGAGGCAGCATATCCTTTACTGCTTCGAAATATTGTTGAAATGCTGCAACTTGGTCAGTAGTAAAGAACTTTATCCTTAATAGAGCGGCACAACTCTTTAATATGCAATTAAATATGAAATTTACTGGATTAATTACATTAACTGGATTTGAATTGGATAGAGGTGGGGATATTTGAGTATTAACCAAGTTTAAAAATGCTGTATTTTTTAATGATGCTTGATAGTTAGCTACGTCAGTTGGATTGCCTATTACTGGGAAGATAGGAAATCCATTATTATCCAAAGAGATTGGTTCCAGATCATTATTGAATTGAACTGAATAATTAGCAGAGACTAATATCATACTAGCAGGTAATACTAAAGGAACCAGAGATAATCCAGTAACAGGTACTAATAATCCTGATTGATGTGTAGGGTCAATTACATATCTAGTTGTAGGCGTAGATATATTAATACCTAATTGTGTCTGCCACCAATTAGCAGTATTTACTTCATCATATACTTCTACTACTTCTACTGGAACATCACCTATATTCAATACAGAACTTACAATTATACCAGGTTTGATGGTATATGTATTTGGATATCTATAAGCTCCAGTATTAGTTACAAATACATTATATCCATTATCACTTAATATGGATTGGATAGTTGATTGCTGAGTAATGACCGGCAAGCCTAGACTACTAAGAGCAATTGCTTTTAGATCATTTATGGTAGGTCCATTAGTAAACATTTGTACTACACTTGCTAATACTTGTTTACCTAGTTCTGAATGAGGGACATCAAGGCCGAATAAATAACCTATATTGTATTTTAAACTCTCACTATCTATGGCCGCATTATAACACCATAGAGTAAGTAATCTATCTCCAGAATCTGTACCGTCAGAATTATAGATGATAGTTGGAGTTACCCCAGGTATGGTAAAAGGGTTTCCATAAAAGAATAACCTTTCATTTATTAATTGAAAGTTCTGACCATTAACCCATACATAGTTAGGATTGATTATCTGATCTACTATAATAGAAGTTAACATCAAGCTATTAGGTAGAATTACACTATAAACATTGGTATCTTCAGGTATGGGGGCTCCGAATAAATACGGATTCCCCATCACTTCAGCTCCAAACAATACATTTTCACCAAATAATAAGGTGTTATTATCCATTGCCGATAAATATATGTAAATAGGATACCAATTTTGATGATCAAATATACTTATCTGTTTACTACTATAACTATTAATCAATTCAAGCATGTTAGTATATGCTTGTTGTGCTGCCGCTGCTTGCCCAGAAGTCAACCCAGTAATAACTTGTTGCTCACTAAATACTCGCTGCCAGAAATAGCCTAGAGAATTGAACAAATATCTACTATCGGTAGCATTGTTACCAGGATAAATATCTTGATTGTAACTTAAGAAGCTCATTTAACAGTTATATTAATATTTTGTGTCCCAGAATCATTATAATAGCTTAAGAAGAACATTGTATTTGCTGGAGAGACACCATATTGAGTTAATGTAGTAGGTATCTCTAAGAAGTCATTTCCTTCAATTATAATATTTTCATCAGTAGCGTTTTGATTTGCATCATAAGGAGCTAGTATTTGTCCATTTAACAATATAGGTAAATCTACTCTAGCTATATTAAACTGATGACAAATACTGACTATTTGACTTACTGCTACTGAACTTCCGATAGGCAGGCTATTGACATAATTAAATATGGCAGATTGGATAGCAGATACATTAATTACATCAGTTACATTATTTCTTACAATAGAAATAGACATGCTAACATTACAAGGAATAATACCTTTAGCTAGATAATCGGTACAAGGAATCCTATTATTATTGTTTAAAAACAGTGCTTGGGTAGGACTTAGATTAAATGGAGCAATAGCTGTTATATTGAATGTAAACGGCTGACTCATTACAGGAGGTACATAAGTAATAGCTAAAGTTGCGGTCTGATAAATGGAATATCTAGCTTGAGCAGGTGTGGTTATCTGACTAGGAGTAGTATTATCATAACCATAAGTAACTGTAAATGGTAAATAAGCTAAGTTTGTAGCTGCTGCATCCTGTACATTAACTATTCTATAAAATCCAGGAGCTTGAGTAGCTGGAATAGTAACATCCCAGACTGCATTGATTGAATCATAAGAACCAACTATTTGGAAGCTTGTTTGTGGAATAGTAATGTCATTTTTAACATATACATCTACACAACCAGGTACTTTTATATTTAGAAGGTTATTTTGACTTCTTATATTTACTGGAGAAGTTGTATCTGCTAAATATGCCCCTCTAAAGCTGGGATATAACTGAGTTAATTGATTATTAATACTAGCAGCAGTTAATAGATTTGTTGTAGCCAGCCCAGTTCTGAATCTAGTAATAAGTTGTTGGTCTGTTTCTTGATTAATACCTTGTGAGAAAGTGCCATAAGCCACTGAATTTACATAGTTTGGAATAGCACTAGTAGCATTTAGTATGAATGGAGCTAGATTAGATACTGCAGTTTGAATACCTATCGTAGTAGCATAAACAGGTATGATAAAGTAATACAAACCATTTTGAAGTATGAATGAACCAGAATTTAAGGTTATCGGACTAGTAGTTTGATAAGTATAGCCTAGAGCTGGTTGGGTAAACGAAGTCCCACTAGGTAAAACATAAGTGTTGGCATTTTGTGCAGAAGTGAATACTTTAATATTACCAGCAGCTGCCGCTCCTTGAATTCTAGTTACATTATAATTACTAGCAATTTGATCTATTATAGAGCTGTAAGTAGGTGTTAAGCTATTGATGACTTGACTAATAGCTTGTTCTGTAGATATAGCATCAATATCATTATATACCTGATTCTGTATTTGAGATTCCAAACCTAGTATTAGCTCACTAAATACTGAACCTGGAGATAAATCAAGAGTAGGTGCTGATGATTGTATAAATGCAGTCAATCTAGCTAAAGTCTGGGCAATTGTTTCTGACATAAATTAAAGTGGTAAAGGTAATAAAACTGTAACTGTGGTACCTGCTTGAGTAGTTAAAGTCATGGAATAATTTACATATGTCCCAGTACTGGTCACGTTATTTAGTTGCACTGTGCTTAACTGTTCATCCAAGAATAAAGAGGGTGTTTGACTATTCTGATAACTCTTAAAGTTTTGAATAACAATAGCATTATAGTTGTTAAATAAATTCTTGGCAGTCTGTATATTATTACTGGATAACCCTATCAAATCTTCAACAAATCCTGAATTTATAAGACTTATAATATAACGTTGTATTAACTTTTGTACCCCAGCTATATATTGAGTAGGATAGCCAAATGAATAAGTAATATTCTGAGTAGCGGTACTTAATGGATTTAAAGTACCAGAAATATACATATCAACTAGTCTACCACTATAATCTACTGATGTTCCTGAGACTGGCATTAAGTACCTTTCATTATTGCTTGTAACAAATTATATCTACCTAAACTTATTGCTATGGATGTTGAGGTTCTAATATCTTTATTCTCAATATCATCCCGATAATTTCTCAGCCTAGGTTGATGTCTATACACCATTGATTTAGCTAGACTATATATATTATCTGCTTCTAGTTGTAGTTGGGCTACTGGTACATTGGTTAATGTTTTAGCTTGTGCCACAGCTGCTACTTGGGCATCAAATGCTTTATTAGGGACACTTGAATCAAAATAAGTATCTATATTGCTTGGTGTAAGTATATCAGTTATTCCTAGTAAACACCACTGTCTTTCAGTAGGATCAGTATACATTGAAGTATATGTATCACTTAACCAAGTTCTAATAGATTCTGCTAATTGTGTATATGTTTGAGGCATTATTCATCATCCTCCCAACCAGATTTAACTTTATCTCCTATAACTTTTACCCTACTTATTACAGTATTGGTAGAGATATTCAATTTTTTAGCTATCTCTTCGTTATTTAATGTAGGTTTATTATTAAAACCAGTTTTATATTCAAATATTACTCTATCTAAATCTGATAAATCATGGTATACAAAATGAAGCCAATCATCATTTTGATTAGTTAAAAAGACTGGAGTATGTGTTAAACTACTTAGATTAACTTCATTGGCTTTGTTTTGTTTTATCTTATTTACATGAACCAATGGTATATGTGTATACTCACTTACTTCCATAGCTGATGGTTCTCTACCTAATTCATCTTTTAGATATAGTTCCGCCTCATTAATGTGCTGTGATTTAAATTGTTTATTTTCAGGCAATCTCACTGCAGCACCATATAAAGTTGATATTCTACTAAGCTTCTTCAATTGATTAGTAAGATGAGTACTGAATTTAATATTCTTAGAAGGATCAAATGACTCAGCTGCTTTATGAGCTAACTTATATGCCTCAGCCAATACTACTTCATAAGGAATTAACTTACTATATTTTCCAGCTTCATATTTTATCATTTTATCGTAGTCAGCTAAAAGTTTTTTAATATCGTTCATATTAACTAGGAGATATATCAGTTACAAAATGGTTACAAAAATCCTGACTATTAGCATATGTATAATTATATAGAGGCACAGAAGTTAAGCCAGAACTAATTGATTTACCAGGTCTTCCCCCGTTAAAGTTTACATTGGTTGATGCATTACCACTGCCAGGAGTTACTTGAAATGAATGACTTACTTCAGTTACGTAAAAGTGAACCCAAGTACCAGGATGATTAGTATATGCAGCCCCAGGAGCACCAGGAGTCCAATTATTGTTAAATGGCATTGATATCGAACCAACTCTATCGCCATACTTTATTCTACAATATTCACCTTGAGCCCAGGCATTTAAGAATGATAAAATATTATCCCGTTCAGCCAGTATCTGGCTCTTATTAGCCATGAAATTATCAGTAGCTTCTTCAGTTTCCACTTTTTTAGTTATCAAATTATCTCCATTTTTTATATTTGTCTGAATAGCCATACTACCTTGAGTAACTATCCTACTAACGTATGATTCCGCTAACTGAGGTAGTGTTTTTACTACAATATTACCTAAGGTATTAGGAGCAGGATCTATATAATAACCATTTAATACATTAACCCCTCCAACTGCCCAAGTTCCTTGCAAACCTACTGTATCTGGTACTACATATACGCCTTTAATCGTATTCTCTCCATTATCATTAAAGTTAAAAGAATCATAATCAGCAGGGTAAGCCACATTTCTTTGTATTGACCTTTTATTGACTAGTAGTGAAGGATCTATAGTAACTTGTAGATATGCCGCTTCAGGAACAACAAAGGCAGTTTTATTACCAACTACAAATGTCGAACCATATTGTCCTATAAAGCGTATCATTGAATTAAGTACTGTATCATCCAGACCAGACATGGCACTTATGATGGAACAGGCGATGGTCGGACTACCAGCACTTAATAAGGTATTACTAGCTTGTAATACCTCATTTGAAGTATAACTTGTATTAATTTGATTTAAGAGATTCTTAACAACTGGTAATAGATTATTGGCATTTATTTGTTGGGCTTCGATAACCTTGCCTAAAGCATTTTGTATGTTTAAATAACTGTTAGCTACTTGTAGAACACCAGTAGTTGCTTGATATACTACTACAATTTTAAATAATTGAATAATAAATGGAATAATAGGTAATGTCAGGTCAGGTGTAAATTGTGGTCCACTAAATATGCCATATAAAGGTAAATCACTGGTCAAGAATTGAGTATTGGCTGAAGCTGGTCCAAATTGATTAGGTTCATAAGTTACTGGTTGTTGGACCGTAAACATATTAGCAGTACCGGCGTTGAGTCCTAATATTCTAGGATAAATTTCATTCAACAATACAAACTTATGCTTGATTATTAAAGCCGAAGATAAGCTACCAGGATGTTGGGATATATTAACACCATCCAACCAGCCATTAAATTGTAAGCAACCAGGATCATAGGATAACCCACCAGTCTTTATAGTTACCGTAAGATCTCTTCTACGGTAGTTATCAAAGTCACAGAAAGTTTGCAGTCCTGATGGATCTACATCTACTTGAGCTACAGGCAACCTATTTATTCCATAAGATATAGAAGCTCCTAATACCTTTAAGTTTGGGATAATAGCAGTTATAATCGGGTCGGTGCTGCTCAAAGTTATCTGTACATTTGTATTCATCTTTAACCTAATTTATATGAATAATTACAGATTAGCCCAGCCAATTTTTGCAAATTAGTAGTGCCATTTTCATATATATCCAAATATAAAGGATAGTTGGTATTGTAATTTAACATATTGGTAGTAGTTATATTACCAATGACACTTGAAGCCACACTTATTAAATTTGGCGGAGTAGTTTGAAACACTGCTAAATCTTGTAATGTATAGGCTATTCTAGGATCTACTTGTTTAAAAACCTGATCTAATTTACAAGCAACTATTAACTGAGTATAAGCATTAGTTCTGGTAAGAATATCAGTCTCTGTATTGGATGGATACAATAAACTATAGAAGCTGCTTAATTGTGTAGGTAAAGTTATGGTTGTAAAGGTTGAATCAATATATTCTCCAGCTATATTAGTGGGAGTAATATTCATCAATCTAGTTCTAAAATTATTAATGTATGACATATTAACAGTTTGAAATAAATACTGGTGATGGCAAAGTATGATCTACAATCTCGAATTGCAGGTTATACTCTACAAAGTTTATGGCTGAAGACTCGGATGAAGCCTTAAAAGAGAAACTGGATAATACACACCAGAATGTAGTATTTCCAAAGGTTATCTGTTGTGACTTGCCTCTTAATTGATTTCCTATTACATTCATTAACTGATCTACTCCAGGATAGTTTGTAGGTCCATTATAACTGAATTGTGAAGAAGAAGTTAAACAGGAACCAGCAATTAACCCACTAATAGACAAACTACCCAATCCTTTACCGAAATAAAAGAAGGTAACCAAATCATTGAAGGTTAAAAAGTATTGTACCGTATCTTTATTCTGAATGCTTACTTCACAAACTATTAACATAGCATCTGGATTAATAAGATTGGTGAGAAATGGTATATGAACAGAGTTATTTACAGTTATTCCTCCTTGAAAGACACTGTTACCATTATCAGGGATTGTATAAAATATAGCAGCCATATTACGTTTACATGTTGGTTAAGGTACTGTTTATTTGTTGTAATTGCGTGACTAAACTAGCAATACCATTTTTTATACCATCCATATCACTTGCTTGTTTCACAGCACTATCCTTAATTGCCTGACTATCTGCATCAGCTTGGGTCTTTTCTCCTACTAATCCTGTTACAGTAGAATTAGAACCAGCTATGGCTTGTACGGTTTCAGCAGCTTTTTTAGCCGCATCTTCTGAATCAAATTCTTTCCCCCAATCTTTACCTATGCCCAAGCCAAACTTTAATGTGTCTCCAGTTAATACATATTTACCATTTTTATTTTTTTCATAACCCATTCCAGCCTCACTCTGTATACCATTTAATACATCCCAAGCATTACTACCAAGGCTACTAATAGCCTTACCTAACTGACCACCTTCCCCACCACCTTTTTGAAGGTCTGAAGCCCAACCCATCAACATATCATTGAAACCTTTATTCCTTTGAGCTGTATTCCCTAACGCATCTACCGTAGCTCCAACTAAAGGTTGTTTTAAGAAATCAGCAATACTACCTTGAGAAAAATCTCCAACATAACCTGATAACGTTCCACCATTAACCATATGTTGGGTAGCGGTGAATAATTGCTGAGCTGAAGCTGAATCCATATTAGCAGGATTAGCTACTAGTTTTTTCAATGCATCAGCACTTGGCCCAGCCTTTAATATGTCTTGTATAGCACTGGATTTTATTCCAAATTTCTGAGCTAAAGCTGCAAAAGTAGCTACATTTTTAGCAGCTGGTCCTTTAGCTCCAGATACAAGCATTAAATTCTCTATAGAATTAGCACCTGTTAACTTCTGTATCTGGTCTACATTTTTCATTATACCAGCAGTTACAGTATTATCTTTTGAGAATCCCAAACTTTCAAACATGGATGAAATACCCTTATCTTTCAAATCACCACTAAACAAAGACTGAATCATTCTTTGCATAGTAGGGGCATTCATTTTACCCATATGATAAGATACAGTTTTATCTAATAATATAGTAGATTGTACTCTATTTCTTAACAATGCATCTTGTTTAGCAAATGTACTATTATTAGCTACCGCATAATCATAAAGATACCCTTTAGATAAAGCATCTTCCCAAGCCGGTCCAAATTCCCCTTGATTTAATCTTCTATCAGTTAACAATTGCTTAAAATTACCACTTCTAATCAAACCAGCAGCATATTTACCATAACTATTATTACCATAGAATAAGTTTATACCTTGTAGTAAACCTTGTACTTGAGCTTGTCCACCAGCTTTTAATATTTCCGGAGCATCTTGAAAACCATATCTAGTAGCAGCAGGATTGTATTGGGTATATCTCTGCATATCCACAGCATTTACACCAGTTGCTCTAGCTATACTTTCTTGAAATGCCTGCCAACCACCAGCAGTCTTATTACCAGATACGGCATAATTTCTTATTGCTTGTTGCACAGTTCCATTACCTTGAAAGTAAGTGTGCATAGCGGCTAATTGAGTAGATATACCTTGTCCAGCACTACTTAAATTCCCCTCAATAGTACTTCTAAACATATTAGCAGTACCACCTAAATAACGAACATCTTGCCCAGTCATACCAGAAGCCATCACCATAGTCCTTAAAGCTGCCTCACTAGCCATGGGTCCTAATTCAGCACCACCTAAATGAGATAATAGAGGATTACTTCCTGCTACTCCTTGTGCCTGACCTATAACATTCAGCATAGTATCGTAACTAATACCAGTTACTCTAGCAGTGGCTTTTAAAGTACGTAGATTATTCTCTAATGCTGTCTGACCAGCTGTAGTATTGAGATTGTAATTACTGTATCCTACAAATGAGCTTAATCTATCTGCTAATTGCTTGCCACTTAAGTCATTACCAAAAGCAGATCTAGCAGCATCTAATAACTTGGGTATTCCGGCATTATTACTCCCACCAAATTGTTCACTTATCTTTATTAAATCAGTAAATCCCTTTCCACCTACCAGACCATTTCTAATCATCTCATCTCTAGCACCCATCAAATTCTCATAACTAAAGCCCAAAGTATTAGTATAATTTACACCTCTAGTAATCTTAAAAGAATCTTCCGTACCTTTAGATATGCCAGCTTTAGCACCCTTCTCCACAGCATCAGTAATTTGCTTAAGGCTGTCTGGGGCTAGTTTAATACCAGTATTCTGTTGATTATAGAAGTACTTCTCAAAAGCGTCTGCAGCCCCTCTAAGCTCTCCAATACTAGTACCAGTGACTTTACCTAACCCTGCAGCTCCAATGCCTTGTAGGTTAGCGAAAGCGGCCATTTGAGCTTGTATAGGGTTACCTCCTAAGAAAGGCTTCATTAAAGTAGCAGCAATACCATCTGGATTGCTCATCATACTAGTAGCTACCGTACTTAGTAGACTATTTTGATTTAAACCGCCTAAATTCTGAAATGGCCTCCAACTAGCAACAGTATTTCTAGCTATCTGCATCATCTGAATACTCTGCTGCCTTTGAGCCATAGCATCATATATACCTTCAGGAGTACCCGGAGAAGGTATAGGAGCCATCATATTACCCATTAAGGCTGTAAGCAAGCTACCACTACCAAAAGATAGTCTATCTCCGTAACCTGCCCCAGTAGAATAGGAATGAAGCCCTGCAAATTGAGCTAGACTTGCAGGTTGTTCACCAGGTAAATATATAAAATGTCCCATTAAGGTTTAGGAGGTTTCTTTGTTAACTTCTTATTAGTTACTGCTTTAGGTTGCTGCATTAACTTCTTCATAGCTGCCAAGTTATCTTTGATTGCTTTAATTTCAGTCTTAGGTATATCCTTAATATTAGCCAATTTTTTGTTGTTGGGCAAAACTATTCCACAATAAGCTTCATACTTATCAAACACATTCTTAGCTATATCTTTGGATTTACCTGAAAGAGGGAGAAGACTAGACAACATTAATGCCTGAACCTTTAACAATTCAGCCACTACTTGATTTTCTAGATAATTTACTAGGTAATCCTCCCTAAGCCGGCTAAACGGCATGGGATATTCAAAACTAGTCAAGCCGCCAACATACCCTCTAGTTATAGCTATGGCGCGACGGCTATTTAAAAATTTTCTTTGAAACTTTCCTCAGTCAATGCCCTGACTTTCTTCTCAAAGCTCTGGAAAGCTGCTGTTATACCACTAATTTTGAAAGTAGGCCAGTTATCCATTATCTTGAGTTTTTCAATCAAATAAGTTGTGCCAGTTTTAAGGTCAGTTGGATTGCTGGTTTCATTTATACCAGCGTTAAATGGCTTTTTATCTAATTCTATTAAACTAGCTGCTATTCTATATTGAATAACTTTAATAAGGTAAGCATCATTATCCTTGGCTGTACCATTTTCTTTGTCTAGTTGCATTTGTAGCATGACTAGATTGCTTTCAGCCATATTCAATGTCTTAAACTTGGCTGTTAGTTTTCCATTAAAAAGAGTTTCCTCTGCTACATAAGGTTTATCTGCTAAGAAAGCTTTAAAGAATTGCTCCTTCTCCGCTTCAGTTAACTTCTCTTTTACTTCTTTTAATTGATCTGTCTGTGTATTAGGTAATATTAGGTCTTCCATATTTAAAATGATTTATAATCTGTGAATATATTTTTAACGGCGAAAGGTTGTTCTTGGGAGATTAATCCCACTGCTTTGTTTGCTAGATCGGTATTTGATATATTACTTAAAGGTATGGTGATATAGGTTTGAGCATTATCATTACCTGGATAAGGATAAGTATTATTTACCGGGGTTTCAATCCAATTATTTAAGTTTTCATTTAACAAGGCATCAATTTGCTGGGATACGGTTTGAGGAATAACATCAGAAGCTTCCAACTCATAATAACTGCTAGGTAGAAATTGAAATTTGATAGTATTGTATTGTGTAGGAGTGCTAAATACATCTAGTAGTTTAGCTGTGTTTGTAGCCTCTAATTGAGTTACCACTGCTTGTACCTGGGTTATGAACTTGTTAGATTGAGGTAATAATCCTTCTACTGGAATTTCTCCACCACCAAAGTTAGCTGCCCCAAAGTATTGTCCTTTAATACCAACTAAACTTTGAGACAATCCTATCATTACATTTGACCCATTACTAAAGCTTATTATTTCCTGGTCTGCAAATACACCAGTTACATTACTAGATAGATATAAGCTTTGATCACTTAATAGTAGTAGATCATTGGTAGTTTGAATAATTGCGTCCGGAGAAGTAGCTATGAGTGAATTGCTGGCATTTAATCCTATTTGACTAGCGTTAGCACTTATTGATGAATTGGGAGCATTTATTACAATACCAGATACACTAGATATTACAGTTGAGTTAGGATAAGTAGATACATTGTTGGTAAAGTCCTGACCATCTGTATGTAATACTATCCCGCCTTGGCTACTATATAGATATTGTGCCAAGTTTGTCTTTACTCTCATACCACCAGAAGTACTGCTTAAATCTATATCTTGTTGAGCTGCAATACTTATATTACCACCAACCTTACCTATAATATTTCGATTAGGTTGAACTATTAAATCCTTGGCTGGTTGAATATAGATGTTGCCACCTTCCATATTAATAGCACTACCCCAACTATCAGAAAGACTTATTCCACCATTCTTCATTAAAGCTATGCAACTCTTATTCTTTTTAAAACTAGAACCAGTTAATGGATCTACAAAGGTGATATTATTTAACTCTGTCTCTTTAGTAATATCATCATTAACATAGAAATCCTTGGTCTGGGCTTTAAAATTAGCATAACCTATCTCTTCATTGATATAAGCTAGATAATCTTTCAGCTGTAGATAATAAAGAAAAGCTGTGTCATTGTAATTTGCATCTAGTGCAGTATAAGTATCAGTAAATGTATAATCTTCGGTAGTAGGATAATCTAATAGATCACCAGCATCACCAGTAGGGTCTTCTGGAGTTCTAATTCTATGTGGTACTCTAATCCAATCAGTTTTCTCCAAATATATACCATTGGCACTTCTAAGAATGAGTGTACCGTCTAATCCTGCTTTAACTTGTAGCAAACCGGTATCTGGTGTTTTAGGTACAGTTCCGTCCAAAGTGTGAGGTATATTAGCAGGTTTAACTATTAAAAAGTTCACAAATTGCCCTAATTTACCTACAAATACTTTCATTCTTTCCAACATATTTAATTGGTCAGAAGATAATTTATAGAATCTTGATAAATTAGATTCGGTTTGTGGATCGGTAGGTGATATAGCAGGATTGACGGAATTCCCCATACTTTCATCTGGATCATGAGTAGCGCCAATTTCAAGATGGATTCCTTGTCCATCATGAAATACTCTTAACTCACCCAAAGCTGTATAATGTTGAAAGTTATGACTAATAATTCTAACCAAATCATCCAGAAAGTGACATTGAATTTGTGATAGTTCAGAAGCTTTGAGATTAGCAAATAACTTAAATAAACCCATCATTACACCAAATTCATTGGCAATAACTTTCTCACCCTGCACAGTATCAGTAGGTAGATTATTATTTAATACTGCACCTTTAGTTATATGAGAGGCATAACCAGTTTTATGAACTGAATCATGTACCGGCTCCCTACTAGCCAGGATTGCTTTATTAGCTAAAACTGAGGAAGCTAAAACACCATTGGATTCAGGACTAGGAATAGTGCCAATTAATATTGTACTATCACCACTTCTACCTTGACACAATACTCTAGAACCAACTCCAGGTAAGATAGTTTCATTAAATCCCATAGCTGCACTGTAAGTAGCACAAAGGGGATGTGCTTGATAAGTCATAAATCCAGACTCACCATCAGGAGAGACAATTATACAATGAGTAGCCGGATCACAACTAACTACAGTGGCATTAAAAATATCACTATTAAGATAGGGGGCGAAATTTTTACTCAGTTCTTGTTGACTTAGAGACATAAATGATAAAACCTAGTTTAGCTATTAAAGGATAAAGCCAAACTAGGTTGTTGTCAAATTTCTTATTATTAGCTAGGACCAGTAGGAGGAAAGTTAGGATCTTGGGAAACATTAATAGGAGACCAGCCAGATGTAAGTAGTTGCAAGAATTCAATAGTAATATTATCAACTACTTGTAGGTCATCAGCGTTACCTTGGAATGAGTAAGCAGTGACGTAACAACCAGCTAATTGAAAAGCACCAGTAGAAGTAGAACAATCAGTAGCATTTGCACCACTAAGATTAATATGAATGGTTGCTGGGTTTAAACAGACATTCCAACCTAGCAATGTAGTAAAAATATCTTGCTGAGTACCAACAAATAAACGGCCAATCGTCATGGTACCTATAGGACGACCTGGAATTATAACTGCTTGATTCTGTTGGCTAGAAAGTGTGTATCTACGAGACACTGATTGCTGATATTGAAGCTGCACATTAGTAGCTTGATAAATATCATCAAAACTACCATCCACACCTTCCCATTGTATATAAATCTGGTCAGCTGTAATTGGATGGGTGATTCCAAATTGTGGCTTGCCAAAGATGTCTTGGTTTGTTGCCATATATTATTATCCTGTAAATATTTTGTTAAATTAAGCCTAAATCAGCTGCTACTTCACTAAAATTCTTATCTTCACCTTTAGTAAATCTTATCCAACCTTTACCAGTATCTTGAATTTTATAGATTACGTTTGGTCTGCCTTCGTCATCAGCTATCAATAATGCTGTGGCCTCAGTTGTATCTAGTAATACTGGGTTTTTAAGCCCACCTGCTACTAAAATTCTCATTAAACACTCAGAGACAAGGTGATAAAGTTCATTGGGTATGGAACCTGCAATGTAACTACAATATCAATCTGGTCTAGATAAGTTGGGTCTTGCTGAATACTATTAATAGTATATCCGATTAATTGATTACCAGCTCTTTCAGTAAAGGTTTCCAACATGTAAAATTGCAATACTGAATTGATAGCAGCTTTAACTCCAAGAACCGTAGCTGGTGTAATGTTGTAAATACCTATGAATGGAGTTAGAGCAGCTTGTAGTGCATAGCTAATACTATCTACGTTAGCTGTAATACTATCTTCTGAGAAATTAAGATTAGTATTATCACCAGTTAATTGCTGTCTAGTATAGGCTGTAGCACCTTTACCTACCTGTGTTACAATCCAGACACCAGCCGCAGCTAATTGATTGAGTTGTGTATCAGTAAAAGTAGACAAAGGTTTATCTAGATAGTAAGGTCCAAGAACCTGAGTATTGGTTAAACTCTGATTAGGAGCAGCACCAGACCTCGTAGCAGCTAATGAAGCAGCTAAGTAATATCCAGAAACATTAGTACTAGGTCCAATATAATAAGTATCAGGGAAAACATAGTGTATTCTACGAGGACCAGTATTAATGTTAATATTCTCAGCTAATCCGTCTGGAAGAGCTGCAATATATGCATTAATTTGTGTTTGTAAACTACCAATACCAGAAAGTGAGGGAGACAACCAACAAGTACGCCATTTAGCATTGGCTGGTGTACTCATAGAGTTTATATGACTAATAACGGCAGCACTGATTCCAGAAATAGTTGCATCATTAGTTAACGGTACAATACCATAGTAATTATTTGATTTAGCAGCCAAGGCTAAAATAGCATTGTAGCCAGCCAAGTTATTAGTAGGAACTGCACCATAATAAACAGTATTGTTATTACTATTTAATACTGCACAATAAAGACCATAAGCTAAAGGATTTGCACTAGGATTAGCAGTAGGATTACCAAACAAATTTTCGATATCTGTTATTGTGTTGACCGAGCCAATAGCAGAACTATAAGCAGTATTAAGAACAGGTGAAGAACTTATAGTAACAGTGCCAGGAACTGCATTTACACCACTACCATTAGAATCAGTAACCACCAGAACTGGTGTAAGATAACTATTACCACCATTTACAACAGTATAACTAGTAATAGCACCAGTAGATAGAGTTGCAGCACCAGGAACAGCGTTATGCCCAGTAGAATCTCCAGGAGCATTAGTTACTGTGATAACTGGAGAAGTATAATTAAATCCACCAGAAACTACAGTATATGAACCAACTGCATTACCACTTAAATTTGATGTGATTACTGCACCATAACCAGTAGGATCAGCAATTGAAACTATAGGTGGAAGAGTATACAAAGAACCAGCAGTACCCAGAGCTACAGCAGTAATTGCACCTACTGGAACACAATTAGCTGTAATAATTGCACCAGCACCAGAACCGGTTGAATCAGTTACTGCAACTACTGGGGCTGTGTAACCAGTACCAGCAGTACCCAGAGCTACAGCAGTAATAGAATTATTAGTGTAAGCGGGACCAATTATCAAGGCAGAAAGTGGGCTTACTACAGAAGTTGGCGTATTAGTAAATTGCTGACTAATCTGTAGTTGGGGGACTGTATATGCCATAAAATTATTTATCTCTTGTTAGATTACTTAAATGTCTTACTATAATATTATCTTGTTATACTGGCTTAGGCAACTACTTTTTATAACGAAATCTCTTCTATTAAGTCCTGCACTGCATTATAAATCTCAATAGATATATGCTTCATTTTCAGTGAGTTTCTAGTAATAGACCAACTATCATTATAAGTTACATTAAGCATTAATTGGATGGAAAAGTTGTTTTTACCTTCTTTTAAGAGTTCAGGAGCTGACATCTTTTCTAGTTCAAATGTTCTAATACCGAAATCTTGTTGAATAGTACGTCTAAAATATAATAGTGGTTGTTTAACGTATTCAGCTAAGTTTTCAACTACCTCTACTGGTTCGGCTGCTACACAAGTAATGATGACTGGTAATTTAACAAATACATCTCTAATCTCTAATCCATCTGGTTGATTACCTGCTATAGCCTGTCTCAGTACTTTGGCCTGAAAATCTGCCTCACCTCTTTGAACATAGATAGCTGGAACCTTACTCATCGTCTTAGGTTTCCAATCATAACCAATAGCTAATAGAATGTCACTCTCAGCTTCTATCGCACTATATTTTTGAGCTAGCCTGACACCTACATCACAAGGTTTATTAGTGAGCATATACCTCTTTATTATTTCATATACTATTCTAGGTATGGTGATAGTATTTAAAAATAATCTATCATGTTCACATACTTCAAGTCCATGTCTTTGACTAGGGGTAAGTGCAGTTGAGGTAATATTGTAGCTCATAGAACTGGAAATGGAGGAACTTGAATGCTTTGTGTAGTATCAGTACTTGGTATTAATCTTAGTGTAGGAGATTGTAGTAATATCATAGTAGTACCAGGAAAGTATTTATTTGCCGGGTCTATTACTATGAATCTCTTACCATCTCTCATTACTATTATATCATGTTGATCTATATATGGGAACCCTGCACTTCTAATTAACAACATTTCTGAAAATTGTGTCCCTCGACCCGCAGCATCATAATCTTCTTTAACTTCCCTGTTCTCAATACTTATCCTAGTCAATACTGGTTCATAATATCCACCTACCACACCAGTACCGAAAGTCTTAACTGTATCTAGCATAGGTTCCCCAGTTATAGGATCTGTTTCTGCTATACAGTCAGTCGCATAGTTCTTTCGCTTTAATAAGTAAACATATAGTCCAGCATAGTTAAATCTTACCTGTTCCCTTCTAGTAATTTCCGAAGCTAATAGATAGTGATGTTGAGTTACTGAATCTGAAGGATGCCAGCCAAAGAAATTGCTATAATAACATTTCTTATTTAAATCTGTTAACCTTAGTTTGTAGAAGAATCCAGGTAGTTGATTCTGCCTAATATTAGTATTATCTATTACAAAGAAAGTAGTACTAGGGATACAATATAGTGTAGTTTTAAATGATTCATCTTCAAATGCTAGTAGTTCAAAAGTATAAGGTGCCCTGCCATTAAATAAAGGGTCAATGTCATATTGTACCGTAATGACATTTCCAACTATACTTAATTGTATATTAATGAATGGATTAGTGTTTAACATTTAGTCTAGTAAATTTATCGTAGTATTCTTTAGTAATATTCCAGGCAGTTTTCCCCTTACTTCTACCACTCATAAATAGGTTAGGATTATTCATTATCTTATCGTGAATCATTTTCTGTATTTGATCCTGAGCCACAACCTTACTACCAGACAGTCTCTTTAATGATGATTTAATCTTCTTCTCACAACACCACTGCCTTAAGTTCAATGCAAACTTCTTATCACCTAGTATTTGATTAGTGGTAGGTCCACTTTTAGCATTATCTACTATCTTATCGTATTCAGCCATATCATCTAGCTACATAGATCAACTCTGAAGGCATAGTTCCAAATGCATTAGCTACATTGATAGTGATCTTTATATTAACTACCTTATCTTTAAACTCTTCCCAGAATTGATTACCTATACTAGCAAAAATCTGTGCCTTATTCTTATCTTGAACAGTTACCCCATCCGCAGAATAGTCTAATTGATTGCTAGCTTCATTTATACTAGCACTTCTTAATAGATGCCCTGCCACACCTATAAGAAGTGTGTATCTATAAGGAAAGGTTTGAGGAGTAAATGATACTACAAAAGGTGCAGTTTCATTAAAAAAATCCGTACAGCGATTCAAGGCATTATCTATATCTTCAGTAGACCATCTAACCCCACGTAAGAGAGAGTTAAGTTCTTTACGGTCCATGCAGAAGGTTCTTATATCAGTTTCTGTAATTTGAGCTATTGCCATATTATTATTGTAGTTAATTCAAGCACTCTTCTTTCATTTTATATAAATCTAGTAATTGTAACATTATTTATATTCTATTCTTATATTACTGTATTTTATCAGCTTCAGCAATCTTCTTATAAACCCAGCGTAATTTGCCCACATCCCAGATTCTATATAAACCATTCTGAATGCTCCATTGTTTCTCAGTCAATCCTGCAGGGCAATTTGTATTTCCCTTTTTCTGTGACTGCTTCGATAATCTAACTATCTTACTACTATTAATATTAACATAGCTGTAGTCTGCATCCAAACTATCTTCTAGTACAAACCCAAGCTTAGGATATACTCCACCCGAGAACCACCTACAATCAGACCAGCTAATCAACTCAGTAATTCCAGTATGATTCAACAAGAACTTAAATAATTTCGAAGCCCCACCAGTAACATTAACATCATATTTAAAGCACAGTCTATCTAATACAAACTTACCTATGTCTCTATGATGCTTGCCAAAACTCATAACTCCTAGCAACTCATTGTTAAAATACAGACCCGCAAATACAAAGCTCAAAAAGCTCTTCCCTTGTATATGGTTTTCGTCATAAAATGCATTACCCATATCTTTGGAGATAATCCGTACTTCACATTTCCTAGCATAGAATATCCGGGAGTTCTTACCTAGCATGGATAAGATAGCACCTTTTACCTGCTTATTTCTATTTATCCATTCATCTTCAAAAATAGTAATTAGATGTATATTGTTATTCTTACAGTTAGTATATTTAGTGTAGTTATACTTTTGCCCACATCCTTTAGATTCATTGCAATCCTTTAATATGCAGTAGTTTATACCTACTTTAAGGTCATCATTATATAGATCTGCGTCTTTAGTAGAGGTAAAGGTCAAACTAGTTATCTCTTCCAGCCAAGTTTTAATAGGTAGTATAGGGTTCAAGGTTCTATTCCTTTTAGGTATATTGTTCTCTCTTAATAGCTTTAATAGTGTAGGATTAGTTATATTATGTTTACTCCATATATCAGCTACCTTCATTCCAGTATTATAATCGTTAATTAGTTCAGTTATATTTACTTTAGCTTTTTGACGATTAAGATTACCTAGTTTCTTAGCTTTATCCTTTATCCTAGGCCAGGTCGTGTTAAATAAGGCTTCCAGATCTTCTTGAGGGGCAAATCTATATAGGTCTTTTAGTTGTAGTTCTTCTTCCAGAGTCCAGAGTTTATTCATGTTTTTGGAGATAGGTTATAGCGTTATTTAGATTAGTTATACTGTCTTTGAATTGCCCAAGCCCAAAATTACAGTCAATATAGAGCAAACCTCTTACTTTATTAGTAGTGTGGTTATGATCAACACTTAGATTAACTTTAAAAGTAGAAGCATCTTTACCACATATAGCACACTTATTATTTTGCAATTGTAGTATGTCATTATATTTTTCTAATGTTATATTAAATTTTCTTTTTAAATCTCTTCTTCTATCATAATCAGGATTTTTCTCTTTCCATTTAGCTATAGTAGTATATTTATGAGCTATTCTGTATTGTTTATCACATAGTATACAACTAGCTCTAGGTTTGCCTTTACGTATTCCTTTCTTTCTAATATAGAATGCTGATATATCTTTAGTTAATTTACACTGAGTACACTGTTTATTCATGTTTACTACCTTATCAGAAAGAAATAAATTGTCAAGTAAGAAATGAAAGAAGAAGGCCTCCTACTAGTGAAAGTAGAAGGCCTATGAAACCCTTAATTTTAAAGGGAATTATTATTATACAAAATCAACACGGAAAGCACCTTTTGGTCCACCTATACTCATGCCCACGTTCAAGTACTGGAAGAACTGTAGGAAAAACGCCTTAGTCTCCATAAATACTGTTAACGGTTGGAGACGGAAGTATTTGCCTAGAAATTCCTCAGAACTGAAGAAGTAGATAGTACCATCAGGAACCAATTCACGTTTAATAGTCATGATAGTCTTGATACCGAGAATAGAAGGAGGAGGAGTACCCTCTAAATAAGCACGTTCAGCTTCATCACCACCAACTTCACTACGTTCAAACTTCAAGAAGTCAGCCATAGTTACGTTGTTAGCAAGCATAACACCCTTACTAGAAGCACCATCAGGTTGGAGCGGTCCGAAGGGAACGCGCAATCTCTGGAACGCTTTAACTGCTTCAATAAAGTTTGTTCTAGTAATACCACCACTCAAGGTAATATAGCTAGGCAGACCAGTAGCAGTAAAGGAGTTAGCAGTATTAGCTACACCAAGGATACTGTTAACCTTTTCCAAGAGCTTACTATCAAGTTCAGTAGCCAAGTCTTTAGTACTGTTTTCAAGCAAGATTTGGCGAATATCGTAATCATAACCACGAAGTTTATCAATATCTTTCTGGAACACAGGACTCATCAACCTAGAGAAGTAAACTGGATAACGAGTACCAGCGAATTGGTAACCATCTGGAACGTTACCTAGTGGGACTGTAACTGCCGGAGGTTGATCAGGTTCACGATCACACCATTTCACATGCAATTCAGGATTCTCACTCTTATCAAGTTCATCATTAGCGATGTCAATAGGAGTAAGGATCTTCTCTGCAAATGAATTTTCACGGAGTTTATTACGAGTAAAGGTAAGAGCAGATTGAGCTGCTTTCTTTTCATTTCCACCCTCTAACATATCAACAAAAGTATTATTGAATACTTTAATATCAGCAATTTTTTCTAACATATAATTATTTCCTTTAAGGTTAGACGGTAGCAGCGAGCTTAATCGTCAGAACAGGGACATTAATTTGGGCCTTGTAAGTGTTTGATTTAGTAGTAGGTGTATAAGCTGGAAAAGCTGTATTACCTGATGCATTAGAAGCAGCATAGTCAGCAGCTTCAGTAGCAGATGTATAGTTCTGTGTAAGTGAAGAACCGGCACCAGCAATAGGAGGACCAAGTGAGCTGGGGGTTGACAATTGCAAGAACCGAACGTCTCTAACCCATCCAACCAAAGTACCAGTAGAGGTTTTCTGTACTAGACCAGGGTTATTAGTACTACCATAAATAGCAGTACCGACAGGGTAGTTAGTGAGTGAAATGACAGAAACGCTGTCAGTAGCAATATCTACTTGGTCGGTTTCAAGAATAGTATTTCCATCCAAAGAATAGAGGGCGATTTTCTGACTCTCAATAACATCACCATCTGTAGAGTTATTGATAGCAAAACCACGAATACCATTTGAACCTGAGCCACCAGCAGTAATACTACCAGTAGTTGAATCGATGCGGCATAACATTCCAGCATAAATGCCTGAAGTAGCTGGGCCAATAAGATCGGCTTGTGCTAGCGAATGACTTGTACCTTTTCTTACGTTAATCATATAAAAATCCTTTTATAAGGTTTAAAATTGTTCTCTTTTGATGAGTAGGTTATGCTGGTCAAGATAACCGACCACTTACTAGATTAATATTATTTTAAGGTAATTATATAGTTATGTCAATTAATTATATAATAAGTACTATTATGAAAGAAGAAGACTTGGAGAATGCTTTTGTAGATATTTTATAGCATTTGTGAGGGTGTTAATATTCTCATCAGCCCTACTTAGTATATAATTGCAGTTGTTATGCACAATACCTCTAACCTTGCCTGTCTTGTGTGAATGATCTAAATGAATACTTTTTAATATTGTAAAGTCTAAAGGTTTATTACATATAGGACAAATATTTTTCTGTTTAATTAATATATTATTATATTCTTCTAGTGTGATATTATACAGTCTTTTTAACCTACTATTTCTATACTGTAGTTTAATTTCAGGCCGGTTTCTATATTCTTTACCTCTAGCTGCAATTCTTAGTTTAACTTCAGGCCTGCTTCTATATATTTTATTCCAAATAGGGTTATTACTCATTATCTTGTAAATATTTAATAGCATTTAATAACGTTTGTGGATTTTCATAAGCAAATCCTAATAAGTGATTACATTTACTATGCAAAACACCACGTATTTTGCTGGTTATGTGGTCATGATCTAGATGGGTATGCCTAGTATTAACAAGATCTAATGGTTGTTCACAAATAGGACATTTATTATCTTGTGCTTTAAGTAGACTATTATATTCTTCTAGCGTAATACCAAATCTTCTTTTTAGATCATTATTCCTACGTCTTAATTTATTTTCAGGTTTAGCATCATAGTCTATATTATAATGTGTTATACAGAGACCTAAATGTTTAACTGGGAAATTACAACCTGCTCTTATACATACTTTTGGTTTTTCTGGTTTTATAGGTAATTCTAGTGTTCCGTGTTTCTTAAGTCTATAGTAATGTTTTTGGCAATATCCATTACTATTTACATTTTTATCACAGTCTTCAACCTTACATTTGCTTGGCATAATTCTCTAATATATCTAATTATATAATTAAGTCAAATAATATAATGAAAGAAGAAGGCTTTGAAATTAATACTAATACCTAAAAATAAGAAGGGTGGTTAAACTTAATTAACCACCCTCAATATATGAATAATCAATCAACCAACCTATTCGTCAACCAAAGTTCTAGCACTATAACCGAAAGCAGCTTCCATTACGGGGTCGTAGGATTCAGCAGTTTTAGGTCTAGCCGCAATTCTAGCAGGTTTACCTATTTGCGCCACATCACTAGCAGCACAAACCTTTTCGAGTGTCCTTATTATATAGATAGGATCTTCCATAGCTTTTTTAACAAAGCTTCTCTTCTCATGTTCCCCACTCAAAAAATCACTATCATATAAAACATCAGCAACCTTATTCAAAGCCATCTTATATTTTTCTTTATTTAATTCTTGAACGGTAGCAGCTTTTATTTGATTCAACAATCTATCTTGCAAATCTTCATTTACTTCTATAGCTAACTTAATAAAGGATGCCGCTTGATGTAAAAAATTATTATCCATTAGCTTGTTTAGATAGATGTTTTACTGCACTTATATAATCGATTACCTTTAACTTTTCTTTATCTGGGAGTTTATCCAGACTATTGCTATTAACTTTGCTAGAAGTAGGTTTATTTACTTCTAGCTTAGTCTGAAGTTTATTTAACAGAGAAGGCATTATTTAGCAGACTCAGTCTTAAGTCTAGCAATAACTTCTTCCACTACTCTACCACCCCAGGAAGCAAATTTAGCATCAAGTTTAGCTTCTTCTGCCTGCTTCTCAATAGTAGTTTCATAATGAGCTACCTTGTCAGCCAGTTCTTTAGCTTTCTTTTCAGCTGCATACTTCTCATTAGTCAAAGCATTAACCTTCTGTTCAAATGCAGCCTTGATTTGATTAGCTTGTTCTTCTTCCTGTGCCTGCTTCAAAAGAGCATAGAACGCTTGGGCACCGGCTTCTTCTGCCTGCTTAACTTGCTGTTCTTCTGCCTGTTTCTGGAGTTGAGCATCATTAACATTAGCTTGCTTAGTAACAGGTTTAGGAGCAACTACTTTATTCTCATTTTCTAGTTCAGCCGCAGCAGTAGCAATAAGAGCTTCGAAGTCTCTCCTACCCGCTTCCTTATAGATATTAGCATCTACACTAGCAGTCTTACTCTTCAAGAATTCACGAGCAAACTGTCTACCCAACTCAAAGCTAGCTTCCTTATCCAATTCAAGTTCTTCAGCATTCTTAATAGCCTTGTCATTACCTTTTTCCTGCTTAAATTCTTGAGGATTGTGTTCGGGATGACCTTCCTTATTCTTATTAACCTTCTCAGTCTCTTTACTAACAGAGACGTAATGTGTATCAGCAGAGGGTTTACCGGTAGCCTTACCAGCTTCACCTGACTTCTGCATCTCATTAATAGTATCTAACAATTGCTGACCTAACTGAGCCAACTTTTCATTAGCGCCAGATTCAGCAGCCATTTTCTTACCTTCATGTTGCATAATTGTAGTAGGAGCTTCTTCTTTAGCTACTTCAGCAGGCTTAGTATTAGGAACCGCACATTCTTCTTTCTTGGCTTCCTTGGCAATTTCCGCTACTTTTTCAGGTTCAGGAGTAGGAGTGGCTTCAGCATTCTTAATAGCCTTGTCATTACCCATCTCTTGTTTAAACTCTTGAGGATTATGTTCGGGGTGACCTTCTTTATTCTTGTCTACCTTTTCATGTTCCTTGCTTACTTCTGTATAATGTGTATCAGCTCCAGGCTTACCTGTAGCTACTCCTGCAGTGGCTTCTTTCTTGATCATAGTATTAAGTTGTTCTAGAAAGGCTGCATTCTTAGTAATTTTACCCATAATTATTATTGGTTAGTGGTTATTAGTTATTATCTAGCTTTATTAGGAGGGACCTTGGGGACCAGCTGGCATTGGAGGCATTGCACCAGGACCTCCTGGGGGTGCTCCGGCAGGACCTGCTCCGGCTGGACTTGGTCCACCACCTTGGCCACTAATTGCAGCTAAAAGACTTTGAATTATTTGTTGCTGTTCTTCAGGAGGCAAGCTTTGAAGCATCTGCATAATTTGTGCAGTTTCAGCATCAGCACCTGGAGCACCTTGGCTAGGATCACTACCAGGACCACTAGGACCACCAGGACTTGGAGGTGCACCAGCAGAAGGATCACTAGGAGGAGCACCGGCACCAGCATCAGGAGGTTGCTTAAACATTCCGGTACTATCATCTGAACCATGTGCTTGCTTCTCTCTATCAACAACATCAACTAAAAGTGAAACAGCTTCATCTTGACTTAGACCAGCTTGTTTAGCCATACCAATAAACCCTTCAGCATATTGGCTGAGTCTTGGGTCATTAGCGATGGCATTAACCTTAGACATAAATGCCAACTTAGTATTGGTGGCATCTAGAGCAGTCTTGGTGAATTGCAAAGCTTGGGCAACATTAGCACCATTCATAAATGCTTCATTAAGAATACCATTTACATAACTAATCGAAGAAGCATTCTTTTCCATTCCAGCATTCTTAAGTAAACTATCTACAATATCTAGTTTAGGAGCAGCTGCAGTTTTTGTTTGTCTACTAGCAATTTGAGAGGCCTTGTTTAGAAGGGCGGCAATGTTTTGTTGAGGTACACCATTAGCCAAAGCTTGCTTAGTGAACTCTTGGACGTATAAATTATTCATGATATCCTGTGTTGTTATAATTATAATATGTTAAATTGATTAAATCGTCAACTATTTAGTATCTTAAGGACCGTGGTTTATAGCACCATTAATTACGTTAGTTTCATCTTGATTAGGCTTTGGTGCATTGAATGCTCCATCAGTTAAGGCAGACAAAGGACCATGACTACCACCAGGAGCACTAGAAGGTAATTCTTGTTGGCCTAATAGTTTAGCTAGTACATGTGGGTCAATTGAAGCACCACCTAATCCACCCAAACCAGCTCCAGTCAATCCACCTAGTAAAGCTCCACTACCTCTATGTTCTTTCCCACCAGCCATAGCTCCTAAACTAGCTCCACCCAATCCACCACCTATAGCACCAGCAGCTTCAGGGTGTTGAGCTATTAATTGTTGTAATTGATGCATATCAAAGGCGTGCTTCAATAATTTAACAGCTAATAGAGGTTGTACTCCGTTAGTCAGTGCAGTCTTTATAAATCCTCTATCAAATGCTTCTTTGTTCATGTCTTTAAGTGCTTCAGGTTTAACTATCTCTTTAATTAGTTTCTTATCTTCTTGTTCATCTCCATGTCCGATACACTCAGGACATTTACCACATTCACAACTACCTCGCTTAACATCAATACCGGTCATGTCTTTGAATTTTTCTGGAGAATAGTGCCCATTAATATTGTTGATGTTATTACGATATTCTTCATACCAGCCTGCTCGCTTTTCTTTATTCATCTGTTTCTTAATAGTTTTAAGTATTTCTGCTCTTTTAGGCAGTGATTTATCTATATGTCCTCTTCCCATAAAATGTTCTACAGAGCTTGGTTTCAGTTCGTGCGCAACTTCTTCTACTTTAGGATAGCCTTTACCACTAGCTTCACCCTTTTGAACTGCATGCACAAAATTAAAGAACTTTTCTTGTTTCTGACTAGTACTAGGCATATTGTTAATTGTAAGTGATATCTTTAATCATTTTAACTTATTTATATATTATTACAAGCTGATAAATGTGTTAATATATCTTCTGCAACTTTATCAAACTCTTTTAGTATGGCAGAACCTTTATATCTTAGAACAATATAATTTAACTTTTGTAATCTACTATTTATCCTGGCATCACGAAATCTTCTTTTAGCTCCTGAATGCCATCTATCTCCATCACAATAAATCAATACATTATTATCTAAAACAAAGTCAGGAACAGAAATATTCTTTATACTTACTTGAGATTTAAAGTTTATATTTTGTTTCTCCAACCATTCTCTCATCTTCTTCTCTATATCAGTTTCATGGTGATGGCTAGCTATGTAGAATAGAGAACCACATTTTCTAGAACAGTAGTTTTTCCATCTACCTTTTAATACTTTACCACAATTTTTACATTTAAGTTCCATATTACTTCGATTCATGCCAGGCTAGGAATGAGGGTTGGAATAAGGCCCCACTTCTCATCTGCTTACTATATCTTACATTAGCTACTCGTCCTAAATAATCTTTAGGATTGTTGTATATATCTTTTCTAGTAGCATCAGTCAATCCACTCGCAACCTCACCTACTACTTTACTTTTAGGTGTTAAAGAATATTTAACTGCACCCACTCCTTTATTCTTCAATCTACCCTTACCTTCAGAAAATCCTCTAGCATATACATCTCTTTCAATAAAGTTCTTCAATTTAAAAGGCTCATTATTTTTTCTAGACCAGGCTACCACACCCTCACTAGTCAACTTATTCTTACCTTTAGCTATATCCTGTATCTTCTTAACTACATTTTCTCTATCTAGATACGGTACTTCTTCAAATTTATCTTTAGGTAGGTGTTGTAGTATCTCTTGTATTTTAGCTCTTCTATTATCTGGGCCACCTTTAAATCCTACTATATCAAATATGGCAGCTTTAAGTTTTATCTTTTCCTTCTTCTGTGTATTTAATGACTTCTCAGTACTAGAATTAAGCAGCCCACCTAAAGTTTGTTCAGGTATAGCTTCACCATTTCTAATACCATATAGTTCACCTCTCAATATAGTACCAACCAATTCATCTGGTATATCCAAGTCTTGTTTATCTAGTCCGAACATTTTAAGAGTATGTATTATAGGCCTCCCAGTCTTACTAACTCTATAAGATACTACATCTACACTATTTTTATTAAGTCTAAACAAGTTCGAAGCCCCACTCAATTTAGCTGAGATTAGATGTGTCTTAGATAGTTCTTTTAAGTCTGGATTAGTTAGAGACTTCATTTTTAATTTATTCAATGCTTCTGGATTCTTAATATACTTCTTAGCATTGGTAGGACTTGTATTTAATGCCAACCAGTTTTTACCTTTAGTATTGATTAAGGAGAACTGTTCAGGAAACTTTCTATGTAATAAGGTGAAGTTAATCTTTTTAGGTTCAGCTTTAGTTACAATAGCACTGCCTGATTCATTGGTGGTTACTTTTCCAGCCCCATATCCACTTTTAATCTCTCCTCGAAAATCTGCATATTCTCTAGTATGTAAAGGTTGTTGGATAAATAACCTCTTCTCTCCAGGTTTAGGTAGTCCATGTTTAGATACAAAACTATGGAGTTCTTTATCTCCTAATCTAATATCATGGTGAAATCCAGCCTTCCTAGCATAATGATTTTGAACAACGAACTTAAGCTTTTTATAGAGTGGAATATCTTTTACATTTCCATAGTTGTTTCTATCTTTAATTCCAGGAGCAAAATCAGCTAGCTTAGTATAAAGAGGAACTCCACCAAATTTGGTGGAGTTCTTTATTATATCTCTTAGTACTTCAAAACTCATTTAATATATTGTTTAAGCCAACCAGCCCTCTTATTATATAGTTTGTTAGTGAAGTTATTATCTATACCTAATTCTGCAGCAGCTTTGAAGAAACCAGCTTTGAATGCTATTTTTATTTTATTTTCTTTAACTGACTTATTCATAGAGTTTAACCCATCCTTGCACCAATCATATCACCAAAAGGCAAAGCAGTGAGATAAGGATGTTCATTCTTCATTTTAAGTGCCCTATGTTGTGATTCATTAGTAGTATTATTTGTAATATATTTGTTTATTGCACCACCCAAACCTCCGCCCAAACCTCCAACCAAACCTCCAACACCAGTACCAATTAAGGCTCCTACTCCACCATTCATTAGCATTTCTTTTGTGTTTAGTATTTCGGGGTCAGGCCCAACGTGGCTACCTGCATATCCACCAATAGCAGCACCAGCAAGACCACCTAATAGTGCCATAGGTTTTGCCCATTGTTTAGCACTATGCCATGTATTTTCACCCGTTGTCCTTGCCTTCATATCTTGCAAACTTTGATTCATCCTTTTCCCTCGTTCATCTTTTTTACCTAAGAAACGGCTGGCGAACATTTCTGGGGTACCTAACAAACTAACATAAGGAACAGAACCTAACATCATACCAGGAACTGATCTAGCTGGATTATCTACATATGTTTGCGCAGCTATAGCTTTTTGGGCAAAGTATCTACCTAACCCAGAAGATTCAGCTAATTTGAGTAGTTCTCCTGTCTGTAATAGATTTAATCCATTATCGATAGCAGCTTTAATGAAACCGTATTTAAAAGATTCTTCATTCATAACTTACTGATTCATTAAAATAGTATTAAGTAGAATATCATCAGTTAGCTTACCTTGTTCATTAATGTAGTTTAAACTAGCTAGCTGATACTCCGCATACTTCTTTGCAAATTCCAGGTCACATGCTTCTTTAGTAGGTTCTTGTTCTTCTCTCTTAATATTCCCACTACCACAAATTACAATCATTAGTCTTCTAACTACTGGACCTTCTTTCAAACTATGCCCTTCCTCCAAACCTTTAACCGTCTTATCCAAATCATGAGGAGTATGAGTATGCAGGCTAGGATCAAATGTTTCAGAGTTTACAGCCTTATCATTATCCAGCTTATTATAGATATGAGGTAAATGTGTCTTCATTCCTTCTACTCGCTCAGGCTTAACCTTATCATCAAACACATATCTACTAAAATCCTCAGGCTTTAAAACTATTCCATGATCTGCCAATGTCTTCAATACAGTACCTGGATCTAGTTTACGTAATGAATCTATGCTATTACTATCTATATTAGGAGTATGCTTAAGTTTATGTCCATGTTCCTTAATAAACTTATCCTTACTAGTAACTGGATTACCTTTAGTTACAGCATCCACATACTTTTCTAATTCTGCTAATTTCGTTAGTAATTCCCTTTTATCCGAAGCTTTCTTACTAATCATTAATTCATCAGGTATATAAATATCACTGTATAGATTAAGGAAGTGAGAGGGAGGAAGTGGTTTATAAGTTAAATCTGACGCTAGTTTGGATAAGCTCATACCAATCCTGTCAGCAGGTCTACGTACATAACTAATCTCAAACCATCTAGGGTCCGGAGTATTAATCATTCGGCACATTTCACCCTCTTTATTAATTTCTCCTAAATGATTCTTAACGCAATCACATCTATCATTCTCTGTTTTAGCTCTATGACCACACCAAGAGCATAGGTCAGAGGCCATTTTTGCAGCCATACTCCAATTCGTATTACCTGTTCGTTCTTGCTCATCTAGAATATCTGCACATTTATCTCTATCCAATCCTACTACTAATTCTATTCTACGCATCTTGTCATTATAAGCTGAAGCTTTTATAGTTCCATACTTAGGATCATTTGGTTTATTTTGATGATGCCTATGCACAGCTCTTTTACTATCAGAGAAATAATGATGATTTTTGATACAATCCTTCTCTAAAAAGCAATCGCCGTTGCGATTGCTATTATGTACTTGGATGTCCACTACATATGTATTATCTTCTTCAACTTCTAGATTATACTTTATTGTATCTTCTATTTCAGATAGTTCAACCAGTCCAACTTGTAATACTAAATGATTACTACTAATCCAAGATCTACCTGCAAGATATTTTGGTTGTTTACTTGATGGAGCTAGTCGAAGAGTATATTGTAGTATTTTATTCGAATGACAACTCCCAACCCCTACAGTATAAATAACATGGTCAGTTTTTCCAAAGCATCCATTAGAGTGTTTATTCATTCCTTTATAAACATTCGAAGTTATACCACAAGAAGCCAATAACCGATGTAAATCATAAGCTAGATTTCTAGAAGCTGTGGAGGCTGACATTGAACCTATATATCTGGCTGCTCCATTTGAATCAGGTCCTATAACATGTCCATCACCATCAAAATAAGCAGCTAAGAACTTAAGTTTCCACTCAATAGATTGCTGGAATATTATAGGTGATAAGAATTTTATAGTGGAATGACAACCAAATAGTTTTAGGCATTGTTGGGCTTTTTCATAATTTTGGAACGAAAATCTTCTGCCATATTCACTAGTAAATGATTTTTGAATACTAGTTTCGGCCCCATTCAGTTTCTTTATAATAGATTGGATCTTATCAATACAAGGCTGATCCCCAACCGCCATAGTAAACAGGATTTTTGTATACTCACCACAATGACTTCTATCTTCTCTATATTCTTTCGCCAAACATCCTTCAGCTAAGTAATAACCAAACAAATAAGCATCATCTTCAGAAAATACTTCTTTTTTATCTTCATTATCTATATTAATAGGAGTTAATACATAATCTCCAGGTTTAATCTCACTAGCTGGAATATAGGGGGCTTTGCTTATAATATCATCCAATACATCTTTGGGATTCACACCATCATCTAATAATGAAGGACAGCGATGTTTAGTTCTAAAATCTACAGCTTTAATTACTTGTATAGGATGATTATCAGTGCATTCTATTCTATCACACAGACTAACAATATCTAATGATACTTTAACTCCACTAAAATCATTTTCGTAGGTTTTTAGCACTTTTCTATATCTGCCTTTATGTGTAAGTACTAAATCTCCAACTTTTATATCTTCTATAGGTTTTATACCATTGATAGTTTGTACTGGTGCTCCTTTAAAGAAACATCCTGTACCTTCATATGATCCTACAGCAATTATATGCAAATCCTCTTGATTTGGAGTCTTTTCGTACTTCAATAATGATTTAGCAGAAGCCCTCTTCTTTAACTCTTTGCCTGAGTCTTTTAAAAGCACCACACTTTCACAATCAAAATCAAAGTCATTATTACCAGTAAATTTAAGAATCATGATATTACTTTAAATTAGCTGCATTCTCTCTTACCGCATTAAGATTGTTAACATCGTTATATCTTTCATCTTGCAGCCCATATTCATGTAGCCCACTAGATAATCCATAACCTAAACCTGCACCTAACAAACCTTTAAATGATAACGTCTTTGTAGGATACTTGCCAAATTTGAGTTCTGGAGGAGCACCTTTATATTTGGCATACCAATGATCTGGATATTTTTCTGTATCTATTTGTTTTCTAGCATATTGTGATAGTCCAGGTAACACTGCCCCTCCACCCAATGAACTTAGTCCTGGATGTCCTGCCACCCAATCTAAACCACTATGTATCATGCCTTTCTGTTCTGTAGGTTTAGGAGTAGAAGCAGGGTTAAGCAAATCACCTAACCCAGCAGAAGGATCATGTGATGCTTCTGGATCTAAATAATCTTTGGCAGCGCGCATACCTCCACCAGTAACACCACCTAAAGCACCACCTAATAGCATACTCTTTAACAAACTTCTTTTCTTGTGTTCTTCTGGAGATAGTAGATTAGCAGCACCCATACCAACTGCTCCAATTCCAGCACCTACACCTGCACTACTACCCAAACCTTTAAGTAAATCGATTGTTTGTTGGTCCATAAAATTAAATTACAGTAATAAATTCATTGCTGAAGTTATCTGTGGTAGATCTCAATGTAGTTATAGCACTAGTAATTCTAGTAACCATTGTAGTTCTATATAAGTCTAGATTAGCCTCTACAGTAACATCAAATGGTACAGTTCCTGAGAATGAAATACAGACTGGGAAATCGTTAGGGAAGTCATAGTAATTACTAGGCATAGTATACATTTGAGTTCCATTAGTAAAAGAGCCACCAAAATCTATACTAGGTTGCCCAAATTTCCTGACTAACAAATAATCTGTATCACTAATGCTTTCAGGATCAATAGTGAATAGAAACTTAAAGTTATCATTTACTATTTGTTGTTGTACTCTTAGTTTAGCCATAAATTTGTTATATAGTTAAGAAGCACTCTTCTTTCATTATTCCCCTGCTACTGGATTAGGAGGCGGTTGTAGTCCTCTTTGTAGTTGATGTTGCTTAAATAAACCTGTATTCGCCTTAATTAAGTCAGCTGCCTCAAATGGTGAAATGGCCTGACTCGCACCAGCTTGTCTAAGGAATGCTCTAGTAATTTCCTTCTCACTACTTAATTCTGGAGCAATTCTAAGCATTTGTTGGTAAGCATCTACTACATGATGAGTAGGAAACTTACTTATAATAGGATCAGTAGCTACAAGTTCTTGTAGTAATAATGCTCTATCCCTGTTCGCTTCAGGAGTATTAGTACTGGCACTCAATTCTGGTTTACCTTGTTTATCCTTATAACCTGAAAAGCTTTTAGTTATATTCATGAGGTCAATTGCAGACTTAATTCTACTATCAAACTCCTCCTCTACCGCAGCTTTCTTTTCAGCAATACAAGTCATAACCGGATCTTCAGGGTCAGCCTTGGCAATCTTACTTCTTTCTGCCTTGATAGATGCATCGACCTGGGCTAACAAAGAATCAGTATCTGCTATCTTTTCTATATCTTGTTTAAACAATCCTTTAAAATAACTCTGTTCAAAATTAAGGTTATAGGCTGCATCTTCTGACTTTACGGTAGCTTCTTTAAGATATGTTACACTATTAATAAACTTATCATATAGTTCAGTTTCATTACATAGTGCAGCTAATTTAATGTTGGAATCATGAACACCTCTTTCTTCTTTTAGATTAGAGGTTTTATATAACAAATCCAAATATCCATTACTAGCATTACCATACTTACTAAATACGCTAGTTTCAAATTCATGCCAGGCAGATCTACAATCATTACTCTCAGCGAATTTTCTAAGTATATTGCAGAAGTTTTTATTTACTTCAAATTCAGCATCTAATCTATCTGCTTCAGCATCATAGGCTTGTTTTTGTAATTTACTAATATATTTTACACTCTTATCATAAGCACCAGATTTACTTAATTCATTTTTACCTACATCTTCAGTAAGTATTAGTTTAGCATAAGCTTCTTTATAAGGTCCTGGCTCCAAATATCTTGCAAATTTAGGAGCAGTTTCTTGGATTTGAAAAGAAGAGAATAGTTCTGATTCCAATTCTGAGGCAGTCTTTTCTTTTCCGCTATATATATCTTCAGCAACTTTGGCTGCATCAACTATGGGAAAATCATCAGCTTTTGAGTCTGGATGCTTCTTAAAGTGATCATAGTGCAAAGCTACATTAATAGCTTCACAACTACGCTTAATAAAGTTATGATTAAGTTCCAGTGATTTAGCAACCTTAGTAGCTGCTTCTTGAGGTGGAGTACCAGTATTTATCTCAGTAACTATCTCATGGACTGCAAATTTTACCAATTCTTCAGGTGTGCGCATAAAAGTGTTTGTTATATCTATATTAATATGTTATATAATTCTAGTCAATTCATTAAGGCTTTACCTCCAACACATCTACATATGAAGGATATTTGCCTGGATTCTCTAATAACATCATTTCTCTTAAGTTTTCCATTAAAGTATTATCTTCTACGGTAAGACTTACAGTTTCATTGATACCCAACTCTTTTTCTATTCTTTGAGCATTCAACCTCATTACTGCAGCCCTTTGTTCAAGTTCAAGTCTGTGTAGATTAGCATTAACATAACCTACTACAGAATTATTAAAGATAACTGATTCTTTAAGACTAGTTATGGCAAATCTCTGATCCATTAAGTTATCCACACCTGCTCCAGCTAAATAAGACTTAACCTCATCCCTTTCATCTTCAGTTAATACTTGATGTCCCAATATACTTCTTAAACCCAGTTCTCCTAAATCATAAATACGCTTAAATGCATGATAATCAGCATCATCTATCTCTTTATTATTGGCTAATTGTCTTAAGCAACTATATTGAACTAACTTATCTTTAGGCCAGCCAGAATAGTCAAAGAATATTAATCTTAAAGCTTCTATGAATTTAACTGGCTTATACCATTGTTTAGCTAGTTCTATATCTGTTTTATTACCATATATACTATAATTTAACCATTTACAATTAGTCTCATTAGTCTTGGTTTTATAGAACTTTATAGCTTCTGAAATATACTCATTAGCTTCATAGTTATAGCAATGAAAGATAAGTTTTTGAACATAATCGTCATTAATCTTTTTAACCTTATTAATGTTCCAGTTAATCATCCCTGCCCGGTTATTATTGAAAGTAACTTTTCTAACCCTATTATTAAAGTATCTTTTATCCCAAACTTTTATAAGTTGTTGATAAAGTAAGGCTGGAAGCTTGTTATATAATTGTTTAATATATATAGGTAGATCATAAGAATCTACAGGAACGATACCATTAGAAATTAAACGCTTTAAATTGCCTGAGTTAACACCGGGCTGGGAACAGAACTTTTCAAATCCAAATCGTTCAGGGTAAAAAGCTAATTGATATCTCCAGGAAGGGGATTGAAACTGAGTCCCCATCTTGCTGATTGGAACTATAGGTAAAAGCATGATTACTATCTGATTCCATCTAATTAAATACTAAATGGTTTATTATTTAGATTTGGAACTACTCCCGGTACTTGAGATATTGGATTTTGTTGTCTGAACTGGGAGAGTAATTGGTAGAAAGGGAGTTGTTGTGCTCCTGATTGATTTTGTGGTTGTGAAGGTTGAGCTGGTCTAGTAGCTTGAGGTCCTGGTTGATTCATTGCAGGGTTAGGTTGTGACATATTACTCATTGCACCTAAAGCCGGAATTTGACCACCTTCTCCTAACGCTGCTTTTATAAAACCATTAATATATGCATCTTCTATTGTCATATTATATATCATTTTTAGATTGGTCATTAGAATTGATATCCATATTTGGCATCTGTTTTTTTAGGAAGATTACCAGATCTCCTAAATTATTAAATACATTTTTAACTAATTCAATTAGTTCTGGAAGTTGATCTTTGCCGAACAATTCATCAAATTCATCAGTATTCCAATAAGTTAAAAACAACATTTTACCAAGTTTATCTAGAGCCGATACAAAGTTAGGCACGTATTCCTGTATTTTATCTCCAGAATTAGTATATTTAGCCAATGCACCAATAGTCTGGGTATCGAATATTTCTTTTTGTCCTTGTTGAGCTAATTGAACTGCATGATTGATTGTACCGTCTAATTGTGCTTCATCAGGCTTAACCCCCAAACCTTGCTGTGTAGGATCTTTGGTATACCCATCACTACAATCATGCTGGTCTACCCAAGGAATGCCATAATAAGTAGGTTGCCCAGCTTCATTACTTTCCGGAGTTTCATCTTGTAGAGTTAAAGTATGGTCACCTAACACAGATATTTTAACCATTCCTTCTCTTTTCTTATTAGGAATTAGGTCAGCCAAAACTGCCTCTGCATCCTTTTCTCTCAATCCAATATCAGTAACCATTGCAATTTTAGCTTCAAGTGGATTTGCATAAGTTACTTTTGCGCCAGCTACATTAAGGAAGAAGTCACTACCATTTGTGTGTAAAGTTAACGGGAAAGTATTGTTCTCTCTAAGGAAACTAGTTAGATAACATAGACCACCAGGTTTGCCAGACTTGATTTCAGACTGCTGTTTCTGACCCTCCATTCTCTGTTTATCTTGTTGTGTCTTGGAAGCAGAATAATCTATGTCAGGACGATAATAAGAACTTAAATGTATTTTAAGCAATTTGAATCCTTTAGGAACATAGACAGCCTTATTACGATGTTCTAGTTTATCCCCTGGTTTTTTAGTAAGTACCAATATTGTTTCGCCATTGTCTTTCTTCCTAGGTTCACCACAGTTATAAGCTTTTTTAGCTTCATTATACCAGGTAGGTTCAATTTTAAGCCTTCTAATACCAGAACCATCTTTATAGTTCTCAATGATTCTAAAAGGTTCAGTAGCTTTAAGATTCTCATTCAATAATACATAGTCATCATAGCTAGGCAAGGCTTCAGCTAATTCCTCCAAATTCTTCATAGCCTCACTTATATCTTTAACTACTATTTGGTCCTTAATAAATATATCCTTTACATTGCAATCATAGGCCTGTCCCGGTCTAGCTGCTTGTAAATCTATAACCAAGGCTTTATCATGACCATAACCAGGTATTAATGATTCAACACTAGTTAATACTAACCCATATCTAATAGTACCTAACTCAGTTATATATGGATAAAAACCAGTTTGTACAGGGTTGCTAAACTGCTCAGTAAACTTAAAGATACCAACTTCAGATATCTCTTCCTTCATTCTATTATCTACAATAGAAATTCCTTTAGTAACCAGTTCTTTCTTAGTATGTTCAGACAAATCTTTAAAGTTAGTTTCGGTATCAAAGTCTATTACCTTTAATTTCTTAGGTTTAGCTTCTTTTACAATAGCTGGAACAGTCAAAGCTTCAGCAATTGCATTATCAGAATAGAATGTCCTGACAGCATCAGTAAATTCAGCATTCTTATTCATAACGTCCCAAAATGCTTCTTTAACTGAATTATCCGAGTTTTTTATATAATCTAATAAAGAAGGGATAGGGAGAAAATCTTTTTTATCTAACAAGCTCTCAGCAACCTTATCAAATACTTCTGAATTCTTTTCTTCCAAATCTTTAGCTTCAGCATAACTAATACGTCCAGTACGAGGAGGCCAGATCACATTACGCATACTAGGAGCAACAATATCTTTTTGCACATCCTCTTTACGTTGATTGCTTACACTTCCCATCCCAGTTACATCATCTTTTAAGAATAGTTCTGCAAAATCTTCAGTAAGTGGGTACATTTGTTGATTGTTCTTACTATATAGTATGTCCAAGTCTTTAATTTTTCCATCAACAAAGAAAGCAGGGACAAACATGATTTGTCCATTATTACTCTTAAATCCAAAAACACCCACAGCTTTGGTATCGTTATCACTCTTTTTAATTAGCTGGAAGCCTACTAAGAATGGTACTAGGTTACTTAGTTTGCCTTGTAACTTATCATATGCAAGAGTAAAGAACGCTTTCTCAAAATCATCCTCAGAACTCGCTAATTTAGTTGAACTATTCATAAATTGAAAGAAGAAGGCTTCTTATATATACTCATCTTCACTTATTATTATCATATTAGGAAAGTTATAGTTAAGCAATGTCTATTATACATTAGCTAATTCACTCCTAACTTTATTTTGCATCATTTTATTCTCATTATTCAAGTTGTCTATGTCTTTATTATGATAATGATTATAAGCACCTATAGCAGCTGTAGGGGCTCCAATAATACCACCAGCTACTAGATATGGTTTTAAAGCTTCCCATCCCGTAGCAGGCTTAGAAGGTGCTACGGGTAAGCCAGGTTTAAAACTATCATTAATATTCTGTCCTATCTGCTTAATCTTTTGAACTGAGTTGGATTTGTCAAAGTTAATATTCTCAGCACCAGCACCTTCAATACCTTCAATAAGATTAGCTGGAGTCTTAAATACATTACTGCCTAATCGTGTTAATGCTTTTGGAAGAGTATCAAAGTTACCACTATTATCATTTTGTCTTTCAGCTATAGTCTCTGCACTACCTAATATAGCTGAAGGAATCATTAAACTCTTGACTGGATTCCTAGTAATAAAATTGTTTAACAGAGTATTAGGATGATTTACATTCTTTTGTAATATGTTTAGAGGAACTGCATTATCTTTAGCATTACTTATCAGTTCTTGTAATTTATCAACTCCAATATTAGATGGTCGGTTTATATATTTTTTAAACAGAGGGTTGTCTACTATTCTATCCAATACTGATGCTTGTTTATGAGTAAGCATCTGTAATAAAGCATTTGTTCTTTCAGCTTCTTCTTTTCTATGCTTCCTAGTAATGGCATCATAAGCCATAACCGGGCCAGCAGAAAGAGCGGTAGCCCCTAATATGCTTTTAACTGGATGATTCGCCATATCTTGCATAGTACTAGAGAATATGCCTTTACCAAATTCCTTGCCTGCCTCATTATAAAGAGGACCCATTTTCTCATTAGCCTTGTCTATTAATGCTTCAGCAAATTCATTTCTAGTAGTAGGATTAGTTATATTAGATAGTGAATCCAATACTTTCTGAGCATTAGGATTTTTATCTACACTATTTAATACACTATCAGAAGCAGAACCAAGAGCAGGACCAGCACCAGTAGCATTAAGTATTGCACTAGTTAGATGGCCTACTTGTCTACCAGTCCAAGGAGCACCACCCATTTCTAGATGACCGTGTAAAGCATTATTAATAGTCCTTCCACCTGATTCTAGAGTTGCTGAGGCTAACCCTGCTCCCAAACCTAGACCGGCAGCACCTTTCAAACCAGCTCTACTATAATCAAATATACGTCCTAATTGAGATAATACGTTAGCTTTCTTATCAATGAAATTAGTCAAAGCTTTAGTATTGGCATTCATATTACTCAAATGATAACTGCTCTTCCAGTTCTTCTGCAAATTTATGGGTCCCAAATCCTTTGGCATATGCAAGCCCTGGTATTGGAGATGGTCCCTCCAAACTACTAGAAGCTCCAGTATTGACAGCCTTTATTAATCTACGTTCCAGATTAGTACTATATAAGGTATGCATCCAGTCATGTTCATGTGCTGGGACATCTAATAATCTTTGCATTTCTGGTTCAAATTCAGGTTTTGTCTCATTTACCGTAACATAATCGATATTATGTTTCTTCAACTCATTAATTACAGTACTGGTGATTCTAGTTCCTATTGTATAGTGTAATTCAGGTATTTCCAAGTATAAACCTTGAGCCATATCAGTTCTGACCTTCTTACTATTAGTTCTAGGAGAATAGGCTTTCTCCAGTGTATGATAATTTACTATACTGTCTGGCAAGTTATTCCCTAAGCCTTTAGGATTGGTTATTTTAACATGAGTAATTAAACCTTTACTTATAATATCAAAATTACGTTTATTTATTCCACCTAATTGACTAGTTTCAAATGTATCTTTAATAGCTTTGGAGAAATACCTTCTACCTTCTCCAATACCTTTATGCTTTGTTATTTTAGCTGGATTAGGTATACCATCACTTAACACATCACCTTCTTCAACTAGCTGGCCTGATTTAACCAATACTTTCAAATCTGGGTGTACATAATATTCTTCAAGTTTTCCATTATCATGCTTAATAACTATATAATGACCTCCTTGTGGTGCTACTCTTACTTCTTCTATCTTACCATCAGAGTCAGCTATTGGGGCTTCATGGACAAATGAATCCGGGATATTAAATAATTGATTGATGTATTTAAAGCCACCAAATTGATTAGAACCAGTTGCACTACCTCCCTTGTGCTTACTATTATGTACTATTAAGCCATTCGCTAATACAAATAAAGCATCTTTACTATCTACTTCAATATCCCAACATTGTATTAATCCTAGATACTCTGGTTTATTGTATAGTACTACCCAATAATCATTTGTAGTAACTACATCTATAGTTTCATCAATATCTTTTAGAGGCATTTCTGTTAATACATTACTACATTCCAGGGTTTCACAAAGTATCTTATGATTCTCTGTAGCATATAGTTCAATTACTTTATCTTTATTATCTATAAATATATATTTATTAACAGGTTGTAATCCTTGATTGAATAACCTTAGAACTTTGACTGGAGAGGTTTGACCAGCGTTATCAGAGCCAAGCACCATATCTCCGACCTTTATATCTTGAATAGCTTTAATAGAATAATCTGCCATTCTTACTAGTGTTCCTTCAGCTAAACAGTTTAACGCCCCTTGTGCTACTGGTTCTGCTGCTGAAGTACCGGCAACAACTCCAATAAAAGAATTAAGTTCAGACAAGCCTTTACCTCTGATACCCACACATAATTGACAAAGAGCACTAGAAGTTCCATCATGACTAGCTTCACAAGTTATAGGATTTCTAACTACAATCTCTTCTATGCCTTTGCTTTTTAGAATACCCAGCATACTAGAGGTAACTTCATTATTATAGTGATATTTGTCTATAGGATGAGCTAAGAACGAACCGATGTAATCATTATCATTTGTTTTTACAGGTATTCCATTATGAGTACCACAATCATGTTCTTCTATCACCATTGTCATGTTTGCTCTAGCTAATTGCTTGCCTAAAAACCCACCTTCTGCCACTGATAATTTTGTGGCCGCGCTGGCTTGTCTCGCACCAAAAGTATGTGCCAAATATTGGGGCAAGGTTAATCCTTCAGCAAAAGATCTATCAATAATAAAATCAGTTAGAATACCGCCTTTATTATCGTTAACGGCTACTGGGGAGAAAATAGTTTGACGATATTGTTCGGGACTCCCTCTCGCTCCGGCTTTAACTACCTTGGCTAGAGTCTTATTATCTTTAAGGCCTTCTTCTATTATTTCCTTATTTGCAGTGTCAGAAAACTTGTTGAGCAAATTTGTTAGTTCATCATCTTCTTTCTTTTTAGGTAACTTTTTATCCTTTATGCTCTTAATCTCTTTATTGAGTTCTTTAAATCTCTCATCTTTAAAGGAGGGTGGAAGCAAGTCACCTAGTCTGACAGTACTACCCAACCTAGTAGCTGATTCAAACCCAAGTCTAGTTAAATCTGATACTACTTTCTTATAACTATCTTCATTATGCTCTGCTAAATTAGAGAAGAAAGCACCTATATTCTTCTTATCCAAATCTTTGCTTTCTATAAATGAATGAGAGTTAGCAGGAGAGTAATGCTTAAGCAGGATTTTGCCTACTGTTGTTACCTCAGACATAATTAGTGATTGCTATATAGTTCAAATAGAGAAGATTTCTTTACTATTTGAAATCTAGCAGGTGTAAGATCTAATACTTTAAGACTGCAAGAAATACCTAATATATCCGCCATAGCTAAGTGATGATGTCCGTCAAGGATACTATCATTGAGTAACAATATATACTTATTATTATTCTTGGCTTGAAATTTATCGGCTAAAGCTTTCTTACCTAGTTTAGTCATTTCTTTCTTTATATGAGATTTAGCAGATTCGTAGTTATGTATATCTACTTTAGGTAATAGCTCACTAGTTGTCATACCATAAAGTACGAGTTTGGTATCTTTATCAGCTCCAGGAGCAAATTTTAATACATCTGCTTGAGTATCTTTGGGTAGGCTATTTACTGTAATATCAGCTACATAAGCAGAAGCAACCTTGCCAAATTCAGACTTATTCGGTTCAGGTTTAGCTATATCAGGCATCCATTTATCAATTTTTTGGTCAACCTCATCTTTAGTACGATTTGTTAGTGGCTGATTCTGTTCCTGGGCATGTAAAGCTGGTTGTTCGATTTCTTCTGTTTCTTCAGCATTAACTAGCTGGTCTAGTAAGGATGAAGCAGCCTTCTTTACTTTTACATCCTTGGACTCTGCTGACTTTTCAAGAAATGATTGGATAACATTAAAGTTCATTGTTAGATTTCTGGATTTCCGCCTGGTTCATCTTCACCATTATCATATTCACTATCTTCTGATTTTCTATGCTTGCTATATAGATAAGCCCCTAAACCACCTAAACCTGCAGCGCCCAAACCTAATTCATAAGGAACTTTGTTGTTACTAATATGATTGGATAATACTTCAAATAAAGATTGGGGAGAAATATCATTCTTATGTAAAGCTTGTTCTGCTCCAGTTATAGCTCCATGTATACTAGGTTTAATAGTAGTATTAGCATTTACATTATTAAATACATTACCTAATCCTTGACCAGCATAATGAGCACCTATGCCTCCACCTACTCCAAGTCCGGCAGCAGTACCTAGTCCCATGTCACCAACTGATTTACTTTTGAATAGTTTACTCAATACGGATTTGGCATCAATATTAGCTGGTTCTGGTTTACTATTTAATTTAAGTTGATTTCCTCCAAAGCCATCTAATTTAATCTTATTACTTATAGAACCTAGATTAAGTTTACTAGATGGAAAGTCAGAACTAGAAGGAGCTTTAGGTATAGCTAAATTAGAAACAGCTGCCTCTGGTATAGAAGCACCAGTAGCCTCAGTAGCACCAGTAACTTCAGGTTTAAGTACATTAGCCAATTCTTCAAATGACTTAATAGGATTTGCAGAAGCTTTAATAAATCCGTTAATAAATGCGTTATTTAGATTCATATACCTAGACCTTGTTGGGGTTGGGCTGATTGTGCTGGTTGGGTTGGTTGTGCAGGATTACTACCATCCATCGGCCCACTACCATAAATACCTCCACCCATCATACCTTGTTGTTGCTGTTGTTGCATCATTTGTTCTTGTTGTTGCTTCTGCTGTTCTTCTCTCTGCTTCTGTTGCTCTTCCCTATGCATCTTAGCACGTTCATATTGATGCTTTTCTTTTAATTGTTCAGTCTTCAAATGACTCTGTGTTGCCTTCCCGCCACTATGTAAATCTAATAGATCAGCTACACTTAATGTAACTGTAGTATCTTTTAACCCTCTAGACTGTTGTTTTGGGGCTAAATCATCACTTTGTCCTGGTTGTGGCTGACCTCCCTGACTCAGATCTTGCTGAGGTTGACCCTGGCCTTCTTGTTGCATTCCTTGGCCTTGACCCATTTGTTGAGCTAATTGAGCCATCTGTTGTGGGTCTGGTTGTTGACCTGATCCACCTTGACTTGGTTGTGGAGATTGTGAAGATTGTGGAGGTTGAGGTTGTTGCCCAGGTAAACCTCCTTGTTGTTGAGCAGCAGTACTATTAGGTGATGGTATAAATGCTTGTTTATGCATCATACTACCTATTTCTTCTAAGATTTGTCTGTAAGTCATATTAAAATTGGTATTATCTCTATTTCAAAGTTCTATCTATTATGGAGATTGATGGTAGTTATATTAATGATACTTTTGTAATAGTTTCTCACTTTCCCAGGCCACAGCTTCATCAATAATAAATTCTTCCAAGGATTTTTTAACATTAGCTAATCTACCTTGGTCTATTCTACCCTTTAATTTACTTTTAGGCAAATCAATATCTCTTAGTTGAGTTAGAGCTTCTATCAACTTATCTAATTTCTGTTGTTCGTTCAATACTAACCATACATCTCTAGTTATCATATAAGGTCTTCTTCTTTCATTTCTCTATTTCTATGTTGTCTCCTGGCTCTAAATCACCTCTGTTATATGCAGCAACTACTTCTTGTTCAGTTTTATATTTTTTAGGAGTGTTATGTTTGTTTTCTGTACTTAGTCCATAAAGGCCCAAAGCTGCTTCATTACTAGGGATTAATACAGGTTGAAAAGATTTAACAGATAATAAATTTTTGCTAGGCATCATTTTAGCTATAACTTCTTTACGTGCTTCTTCAGTGCCTGGAATATGGACATTAAGTTGGTCTCCGTCGGAATTTTTTGTATATCCTCCTATAGTTAAGAAACTTCCGTAGTTTGGTATTTCCAAATCGTAAGCAGTATTAGATTGTAACTTAGTTACTCTTTTAACTTTCTTCCATTTTAAACTACCATTATACACCTTACCTAAATATGATATCCATTGTTCATTATTCTTTAACTCAACTAGAAGTATTTCAATTATTTCTTTTAAAGTGCTTTTACGAAATCTATCTGTTTTAAATTCCTGGCTTAATCTATATTTTAAATTATAAAGTTCCTTATTCTTTTGTAATTTATATTTATTATTAATAGCTGTAATTATATTTTTTTTAACAGTTTCTGAAGGAAGTGGTACTAAGTCATTAAAGTTATCACCTATACCTGTTATATCTTTTAAGCTATTCTCTAATTTTTCCTTCTTCAACTCATGACTTATTCTAAATTTTGTTCTTTCAACTAACTTTTTAAATGTCCCAGTATGAAATCTGAAGGAGAAATTATCTTTACTACTCAGCCTAGATGCCCCTTTATATACTCCATAATTTAAATTTAACCGTTTACTCATATATCTTAAACCGTTAATTAAATGAATTGATGATGTGCAGATACTTATATTTATAACTGTTTTATTAGAAGAACTGACACTTACTGTTCCATCAGTTGAGATTAACCCATCTAATATACCTAGTAGATGTTCTTCAGGACCGTTTAAACTAAAAGTAGGTATTTTCTTATTAAAAGCTCCACTCCCTATCTGCTCTTTTAACCACTTATTAAACCAGGCACAAGAAGCTCTAGTTTTACCTCTAGAAGTAAATTGCCCCATCATATTCTCACTAACTCTATCTATTTCTTTAACTCCATTTTCATAAGGAAGATATTCACTATTACATAAATCAGCAAATACTTTTCTATTCATTAATTTTTCTTTGGTAGAACCGGCTAAGAAAAGTTGATTAGCATTATCTACCCAACCATCACCTAAAACCATTCCTATAAAAAGTCCGGTTTTATAATTAAGTTGCAAGTTAAATGAATTTTTAACAAATCCTTTTCCTCGTATTCCTTTCATTCCTCTAGTACCCATCATACCTTCAGCTAATACACTTGATTGAATATTGGGTGCTATAGTTGTAACATCACTAGGACAATACCTACCTACTGCCTCTTCGGTATCAACTTCTTCAATACCACTATCAGTATAAGCTAATAAACTATGATCTTTGGCTGCAAATATAAAATCCCCATCTATAAATTGTACCAAATATAAAGGTACATTAGGATGAATCGAGAATGTCTTTGGATTTACCCAATCTACTTCACCAGTTATAAGGTTTAATGATTTTACTTCTACATTACTAGGTACATCATAAAGGATATTACCATTTATAGTAGTAGTGGCTGAATTTTCTATTCTAGGGAAATCTGAAATAGGTACTAGTGTATATTTATAATTAATCATATAGACACAATACGGTGACTAGTTGAACTTGTCAATTAATTTTCTCTCTATAAATAATATAATCTACAATACTATCCGCACCATACCCCTTAAATACTAATGGATTCATTTTAATAGTTTTATCTTTAGAATTTGGATTAGCAATTAAATTAAACCCTAATAGATTATATTTATGCCAGGCTGGATCTCGCGTTATAATACCAGGTCTTACTGCCATCTCTTCCTTTAATGCCATAACTGCTAATGGACTATGTTTTTTAACATAATCAACCGCACTAATAGCTGGTACACCCTTCATAACCAACCTTCTAATAACAAAAGGTTTATATATCTGCCACAGCATATCTTGAGGTACACTAGCCTGGTCTACATCCAATCTAGTATCTGGAGTTAACACAGCTCTTCCCACCAAATCCAGACTCTTATTAACCACCTTACTCTGAAACATTGTACTTTTAGCCGTTCCACCCTTTAATCCAAACATAGTAGCTAATATACCTTTAACATTCTTATCCTGGTGTTTCTTATTAATTGGATCACCCAAACCAAAGGCAGCTTTTACTCCATCATATTCATTTTGTTTTAATTTCCTAACTACTTCGTCCGGCACATTCTCAGTATTTTTAAGTGCATTGTTATTTAGTATGAGGTCTTTATATAGATTATTAACATCACTAGTTAATACTACATCACCCATCTTACTAGCAGGTCTGTATTGGGCTGGTAGAATAGGTACTTTATGCAACATCAAATCTTTAGGATGTAACTTATGTTCTTTTAGTGTAGTGAGAAATTCTAACAATTTAACGGCATCATCTCTTCTAGTCTTCTTCTCACTACCTATATACTTCTTCATTTCTTCTATCTTCTTATCCAGATCTATATTATTAAGGGCTTTTTCCATTTCCCCATCCACTACCATATCATTAAACTTAAACTTGGTAACTCCTAACAACTTTCTGAGATAATCCTCACTAATAGGATTAGGTATGGGATGATTAAGATTTATGTGATTAAACTTGTCACCTAATATGCCTATTATATTAGGATCAAATAGTCCGCCAGGTTCATGTATTAGTTCTTCTTGATGTGGCTTGAATAATGAAGGTTTCTTAATTTCACCATTACTCAAAGCAGTAGTATCCTTATCTGTTAAAGGTAGGATATTAAAGGTATTACCAACTCTATCTACATTAATACCGGCAGCTTTTAAACTATCTATGAACTTGTTAAAGATGAATGGAACTTTAGGGCTGGGTGGGGTTTGGCCCAATTTAATAGCACGCCAGAATTCATCATTCTGAGTACCTTTAACAGTACCTATATCCTCCAATACATGTCTGACATCATGACTTAGCAAAGCTGTAGTACCTAAATTTCCTATTCTCTTTGATGAACCACCTTCCACTGCTGACTTACTTGGTTGCCGGTCGAAACTGTATCCGGACCCCTGACTTCTAGTACTTAGTTTATCTTCACTAATATGAGTTAACCTACTATAGAATAATGGACCTACAACTGCTTCAATATTTCTACCAGTAATTGGATCATATAGTTGTTCAGTATCATTTATATTATTCTTCTTTAATACATTAATTACATTCTTAATAGATGAATCCTTTCTAAACTGATCCATTTTAATAGTCTTACCAGTCTTCTCAGCTAATTTACCAAGGCCTAGAGTTATGGCTAAGGCTGGTGCAACTCTTGACGTGATGGACATGGAGTTAAGCATGATATCAACTGGCTTCCCATTAGGTAGTAGTGGAGCTTGTGAGTCTGATACAATCTTCGTTACACCCTTAGCTCCAAAGTAATTAGAAATCTTATCACCAGGTAATAGACTTCTTACCGTCTTGATATGTACTGTAATAAGTGGGCCATGTTTGGTTACATCCACTACTTCTCCATCATGTTCGTAGTCCCAGGCTTCTGAATTATCTTTGAATGCATGTTTTAATACTTTACTCAGCTTACCTAATGCCAAATCTGTACTCTTTAATGCTCTGGGTGAGTAAGCCAGGATTACCGGGTCTCCAGCTTTCAATCTAGACCCTACTATAACCACTCCATCTGAATCTATATTTTTAATTTGATTATTCGTATATTTATTAGGAAATAGTGCTACAAATTTATCCTTGCCTGCCTCTACTCCAAATTTCTCTTCAATACTAAAATTGATCATTTGTTCTGCTGCCAACTTTTTAGCACCACTTTCAGTCACTGCAAAAGCATCCTCAAAGTTGTCTGAGCGGTACGGGATTATAGCAGTAGTAAGGTTAGTTCCCATCGCCATATTACCTTCTTTATCATTATAATTACTGTAAGCTATTACTTCATTAGTTTTAACTTTATCACCAACCTTCACTTTAGGGGTATGAGTAATAAAGCTTTTCCTGCCTAAATGAAAGTTATTATATAGTTGATAGGTAGACTTGGTTTTATCTGTATTATCTACTTTAATATGATTTTCAGTAACTTCAGTAACAGTACCAGGTTTAGTTGCAGTTACAGATAAATAATGTTTACCATATAGTTCTTGAGTACTTTCTTTGTTAGTGTCATCTGAACTTTCTACTAACGGACGTTCAGGATTTACTAAAGGTATAGCTTGGAGAGAAGCCTTGGCTCCTAGTAACACACGCCCGCCGGAAACTGAATTTAGCCCAGTAATCATGTTAGTAGGTAAAGCAAATAAATCCCTACTCGAAGGCATGGATATATGATCTTCATTTAGTTTGTCCACCTTCTCAAAATTTCCCTTATTAAGTACAGTATAACTCATATTTTGATTATATACTCTTATTATTGATTTCCACAACCTCAAACTTTAGTCTTTAATTAACCTGGAATATACATTAAACTAGGTTAGATTTATGAAGAGTTGGATTATTATTGTATTTAGCTTGATTAGTATTAGTATTGAAGCACAACAATTAAATAAAGTCTATCTAAATCACTTATTAGACGCTATTTATCTAGCTGAGGGTGGGGCTAATACTAAATATCCTTATGGAGTGATTGGAGATTTTAAAAAGAGTCCAAGAATTATAGCTGCCAATACTATAAAACATAATTACAATAACTGGTTAAATAGTAGTTCTAAAACAGATTTCTTAAGATATCTACAACAACACTATTGTCCTATAAATGCTAAAAATGACCCTAATCATTTAAATGATAACTGGTATAAGAATGTATCTTTAATAATGAAACAGTATGAATAAGTTAGATGCATTTATTAATGGTTTTATCAAGGCTGCTGGCCCACTCCCTCCACCTCCTCCACCTCCTACACCTCCTACACCTCCAAAAATTCCGATGATTTCATTACCACACAATGCTTATACTGTTGGTGGTCTCCCTCCAAATATGCATAATTTTGTTAATAAAGGTGGTAATACCCTTAATATAAATGCTCACGGTGGTCCTGATAGTGCTATTAATGGAGAATATGCATTTCAAAGTGATTCTAATAATTCTAAAAACTTGCTTTATAACAATGAACCACTAACTTATACTCCTCAAACATTGGCTAAACTTATTGGTCCAGCTACTAACAATATCAATAATATTTATACTACTGCTTGTAATGGTGGGGATTGCTCCAATACTAATGTGAGTCCAAACGAAGTGCTTAAAGGGTTTGCTACTCCAGCTATGTACCGTAAATTATTCCCTAATCTTACTAACGTTGTTCAAATCCCTCCCAGGCATTATGGTCCATTAATTCCAAGTCAATTTAAGACTAATGAATACCCAGACGTAGTGAATATAATAAATAGAATTATTAAAGATAGGAATCCTAATGATCCAATAACTACAAGCTTGCCTCATCAATATAATCTACAAGGTGGTACTAATTGGGTGGATAAAGGGACTTACTATAATTACTGATATGACAGACCGACACAATGTATATGTAGTTGAATTGGATAAGGAGGTCTTAGCTAAAAAAAAGTTTTTAAAGTTGAATCCTAACTACAATCCAGAACTACCTCCACTTTATGTAGGAGAGACTGGTTTGAGTCCTGAAGCTAGATTCGAGAAACATAAAACTGGACTAAAAGCCAATATCTGGGTAAAGAATCATGGGCTTAGACTTAGGCCTGAACATTATAAAGATTTAAATCCCATGCCATTTCATAAAGCTGAAAGAACCGAGGAATGGTTGGCAAAGAAGTTAAGGGCTGAGGGTTATCCAGTAGTAGGTGGGAATCCTAGAACCGTACCTTTGAAGAAGGAGGCTGGTGAAGAAGCGTTACAACCTCAACAAGCTAGAGTAATTAAGAAGATTCAAGATAAGAATACTTCAGGGTTAGTGCTTTATCATGGGATGGGTAGTGGAAAAGGATTGGTTATAGGCTCAAAGATATTAACACCTACAGGGTGGATAAATATAGAAGATATAAAACAAAACACAGAAGTGATTTCTGTTAATGGTGTGAAAGCTAATGTGACTGGAGTCTATCCTCAAGGGTATAAAGATGTGTATAAAATTACTTTTAGGGATGGTGCTACTATAGAATGTGATGATTCTCATTTATGGTTCACTCAATCTAGATGTGAACGTAAAAATTACGTTAAAAGCAAGGATCAATTTAAATATAGGTGGGTAGGTAAAGTCAGGAGTACAAGCGAAATTAAAGATACAGTATTATCTAATGATAATAGTTTAAATTATACTATTCCTATTGTGAAACCTATTCATTTTAAATATAGAAAACTTCCACTAGACCCGTATTTTGTTGGTTTGATTTTAGGAGATGGTAGTATTTGTGGAGGTGGCTGTGCGATAACAACAGCAGATGACGAAATTCTGCAATCAATTAAGTCTTTATTTCCAAATTTTACTCTTAAAAAATATTCTAAATATACTTATGGATTAGGTAAACCAAAAGGATATAACAGTTACATTGTTCAAGCATTTAAAGAATTAAAATTACAAGGTATGAATTGTTTTACAAAATTTATACCTGATATTTATATGTTTAACACAGTGAAATCTCGCATAGCATTATTACAAGGGTTAATGGATACTGATGGTACTGTAAGTAAAGATGGTATGGCTATAGTTTATGAGTCCGTCTCAAAACAGTTAGCAGATGGTGTGCAATTCCTTGTTGAATCACTAGGAGGTTTAGCAAAGATAACAACTAGAATTCCAACATATTCATATAAAGGAGAAAAAAAGAAAGGAGCTTTATGTTATAGGGTTTGGTTAAGTTTACCACCAAATATCAATCCATTTAGATTACACAGAAAAGCAATTCAAGTAATTCCTAAGACTAAATATAAACCAACTAGATATATAAAAAGTATAGAATATGTTGGAAAAAAAGAGACAATCTGTATTGCAATCGATGACCCTTCTCATCTATATATTACTGAACATTGTATAGTTACGCACAATACACGCGAAAGTATTGAATCCTGGAAAGCATTAGGATTACCTAAGACTGATATCATTGTTCCAGCTTCATTAAAATCCAACTATCGTAAAGAGTTGCAGAGATGGTATGGCAATTCTAATCCTTCTAATATCAACTTAATTAGTCAACAAAGATTTGCTAATTCTAAGTTAAATACTCCAATATACAATACTGGTTTGCAGATAGTAGATGAAGCTCAAAAAGCTAAAAATAGTAATAGTGAATTATATCAAGCATTGGTTAAAACGAATCCAGCCAAGCGCCTTCTCCTTTCAGGAACTCCAATTCTAAATGATCCTACTGAATTAAGTAATCTTGTTAACTTAGTAGCAAAGAAACAAGTATTACCTAATAATTTATCTGAGTTTAAAAAACAATATTTTAAACAGGAAGAAGTTAAACCTGGATTTTTTGGTAGATTAATGGGAGTTTCTCCAGGCATTCAATATAAGCTACAGAATAAAGCTCAACTATCTAAGATTCTGGATAAGTATGTTGACTACTATAAACCTACTCAAGAAGGATATCCTACTGTGACGGAGCAAGAAGTTAATGTTCCTATGGGTGCTAAACAACAAGAGATATATGATACAATACTCGGAAAGACACCATTTTGGACACGTTATCGAATTAAACATAATTTACCTCCTGGACGTGGTGAATTAGAAGGTATGCGAGCATTTTTAAGTGGACCTAGACAAGTAAGCAATTCAACTGCTGGATTTACTAAAAATTTAAGAGACGTGGAATCCCCTAAAATAGATGCAGCTTTTAAGTTTTTACAAATACAATTAAAACAAGATCCAAACTATAAAGCTCTAGTATATAGTAATTATCTTAATAATGGTCTTAGACCTTATGAATCATTATTAAGAAAGAATAATATACCATTTGGAGAGTTTAGTGGAGCTGTAACACCTACTATAAGAGACCAGGCAGTTAAAGATTATAATGCTAATAAATTAAGAGCATTATTAGTATCAGGAGCTGGGGCTGAAGGATTGGATTTGAAGGCTACAAATTTGACACAACTTTTGGAACCTTTTTGGAACCTTCCTAAAGAGAGACAAGTTATCGGAAGATCAGTACGTTTCCATAGTCATGATAGTTTGCCTCCAGAAAAGAGAAAGGTTTTAGTGCAACGTTATTTTGCCACACCAAAACCTAGTTTATTGGATAAACTTACATTCAATCCCAAACCTACTGGTACAGATTCATATATTAGAAATTCAATCAGTAAACCAAAAGATAATCTTAATCAAGAAATAACTAATTTAATAGCCAAGAATCAAGAACCTAAATCTTGGCTTAACTACAATTAAGCTTTCTCTTCCTTTTCCTGCTCCTTAGCTAATTGCAGTATTTTCCGCATCAAGTCTGGGGTGAATCTTAGCGGCTGATCTCCGAAATCAAATACATTGCATAGTTCATCCATTACCGAACTAGCGATTGTATTTATAACTACCTCAGGTTTGCTAAAGTTATTCACATCTTTAAGTAATGCCTCAACTCCAGAAGTAACTCCACTAACCACTGAATTTTCTGTAACGATATAAGAATTAATATTTATCATAACTGTAAATATAGCTTAATATTTTCTTATGTCAATTACTGATAGCTAAAAAAAGGGATTTGCAGTCTCCCCTCTCATTACAACAAGTCTTTATAAGCCTGTACTGCCAAACTATCTGCTTCTTCATTTAGAGGATTTCCGGCATGGCCCTTAGTCCATTCCCAGGTAATCTTTAATTTATCCATAAAACAATCCATAGTTTCCCACAGTACTTTATTTTTTACTGGTTTTTTATCTTTTGTCCTCCAACCATTTCTCTTCCAATTAGTTATCCATAGACTAGCTCCCAATACTACATACTCACTATCAGCAATTACTTTAACTATAGTACCTAGTTCGGGATTGTCTAGTATGTATGATAATCCTAAAATAGCACCATAAATTTCCATCTGGTTATTAGTAACATCAGGGTAAGCCGCAGTTAATCTTTTTATTACTATATCGTCATTACATATAATGGCGCTACACCCACCAACCTTATCTTTTGAACTTGCTCCACCATCTGTATAAATTATTAAAGCCATATTGTTGTTATTGTAAAAATTGTTATTGTTTGGTATTATATCATTATGCATTTAAATGAACACTTTATTAATGGTTTTATTAAGGCTGCTCTAACTAATCCAGGCAATATTAGTCAACCTAAGCCAGCTCCTAAACCCAGCTCTCCACCTATTCAATCAGCTCCTTCACCTAACCCAGCTCCACCTCCTCCTTTAGCCAACACTCCTCCACCTCAAGTTCTACCTACTCAACCACCTACTAATCTAAATCATGGTATTATGCCACAATATGATGGTTGGAAATTGAGGGGATATGCTAAATCTAATAATGGTGGAACTTATGATTACCAAGATACTGCTGGTAAGTATCATTTAATGAATCATGAATTAGGTGAAGGTGCTCAAAGTTTGGAGGATTTTAACAACGATAATAGTATATCTAATGAAAAACCAATTGCTAGACAAGCTATTACTCCAGAAGTAGAGAACCAAGCTTTGCGTTCAGCTTATAGTAATTTAGGGAAACCAGATCTGGATTTGAATAGATCTGCTAACGATATATTAGGTGATCCATATACTAGTGTTGGTCTTCCTAGAGTAGATAGCGTTACTAGAGGTGGTAGTCCTGAACCTGATCCTAATGAGTTATATCAAAGACTGCAACACAATATGACGAATAATAACGGTCTATTCGATCAATTACAAAGTGCTGCTAATGGTCTGCCTGGTAGATTGTGGAATAGTGATCCTGGAATTCATGAACAAGGTATGGGTCAACTATTGCAGATGGTTAAACATCTAGCCACTACTAATCCACCTTTAGCTCAAGAATTGTATCAGAAGTACTTTGGGCAAAATTGATAGTTAAAAAAGAGGTTGAGTTTGCACTCTCAACCTGTTGTTTTAACTTATACTCCTAATACTTTAAAGGTACTAGTAAGGTCAGCTTGGAGACGCTTCTTTTCTGAGGCCCTACAGAACCAACCAACGCCTCTGCTTGTTGGTAAAAAGTTGTATTTAAACAACATTTTCTTATCTGCCGCTGCCTCATTAAATTCCTGCTCAGAACAAGGAACATAACCATCGCCGGTTTCATCAGGTTTTGAAAACACCCATATATCATAGGTTTCCTGTGTATCAGGATGATTAGTATTTGCAGCATCAGAAGCCCCAAAAGGAGCTTTGGTTATTTCAAATGGTCCTTTTGTTGGCAAGCCTGGTGCCAAAATCCATATCTCACCGGATCCATCGCTTGCCGGCAGTTGAGGCCAACAACGCTCACAAGAAGCCACTATTACGGTGCAGCCCCTTCCCTCAAATATTTCTTTTATTTCCTGCCTCGTTCTCATATTTTTTGTCTTTCATCCTTTTGCTTAGTTTGTTATGCTGGGATTGTATTGTTAAAAAAGAGGGATGATTAATCCCTCATGAAATACTAAATCCGCCCTACAAACACCCACTGCTTGTGTTCGAAAGTAGGTTTCCCACCTTCCACCGTCCGTTGCACATTCCATGCAGAGTAGCATGGAATTGCCGTCCCACCTCCAGTTACATATCTTGCAGTTTCATTAACCAAATGGGACTGCACCGGTGCTGCAAAGACACCAAACACCGCCGAGAATATATTCTCGGAGGGAGGACAGTCAGGAGGACAGTCAGGAAGCTCCGCGTACTGCAAGTACGCCACCACCCCCAATAAATCGTCATCAGTCTGGATTGACATGGAGGCATACTTTGTTGCCTCCTCCAATATCACCAGTTCGAACCCCATCCCCACCGCCTCAGCGGTTTGGACAGGGGTTGGGGTATGCCGTGAAAACCACAATGCTTTTTTCATATTTATTAATTGTTGATTGTTCTTATAACAAAGGCTAATATCCTTGTTCATTATGTTATACCACAATTACTTGAAATCATGGTAGAGGGGTGGGGTAGGTAAGTGAATTTCATTTCATCTTAATGAGAAGCCCAGTCCTGGCGAATTCTGTCAACTCTTTGTCAGTAAATTGGGCTAACACTGATTGTCTTGGTTCAACAATCAAGTTACCAGTCATGTCCCAGATGTAACTGTCTCTTATTAATACTGAATCTATAGTTAGACATATACTAACCAAGGAATCATCTACCCATAACGTCCGTGAATACCCACCATGGTTAACTCCATTAGTGAGTACGTTCGCGTTATACACTATACCGTCAACTAGCTGAAAAGCTAGGTCCTTAGGTTTAGTTCTGAATATTTTGACTCCGGCCTGCTCGACCCCCGGCAAACCGTTGCAAGTCGAGCTCCTGTCCGCTCGTAATGATTACCAGCACGTCCTGAATAAGTTTTCGGTCCCCGAAACCAACATAATGTATAGCATGGATTGCTTTATTCATATCTTAATTCCTTTTTATTATAGTTAGTAGCATGCACTCTACTAACTTTTATTGATTATTTAAAGCTCAGTGAAAACCCGGTATCCAGCATCTTTCAAAGGCTGGACTAATAGTTGACCTACTTTTTTATCACCAATGCCTGGCAACTTTTTCATCGCCTTGACATTAACCACTACCGAGACAACCGCTTCTTCATTTTCAGGATTGTCCAAGTCATTATGCCACAGGACTTTGGTGAACTGCAAATTTTTCCCTGCAATCTTGTTAATTTCAAGAATGCAGGTTTGGACTAACTCAAAGTCTACTTCCATATTTTTCCTTTCTTGTTTAAGGTTGACTAGCAAGATAATTATCTACAAACAGTTTTGCGCGTTCGATTGTAACTGGAACACTACAACCATTATCGGTAACCTCATATTTAAGTTCACCAGACTCCAGGGCTATCATAACTTCTATCAGAAATTTTGCCAGTTCTAATTTTTGGTCTTTGTAAAGACGGAGACGGAGAGGAAGAGGATCACCAGCTTTCCGTCTAGTAGTAGGCAATTCAATAACATACTCAGTAGTAATAGGCAACTCTTGGTTTATTGACAATTCCTTTTTTTGCCTTGCAAGTTCTTCCTGTGCCTCTTCAACAGAGAGGGTTATTACTGTTTTGTATTTCATAGTGGTTCTTGAAATGAGCAGGAAATTACAAGACACCAGAGCAAGTACCTTTTGAATTTGGACTTGCCCCGGAAATCTTGGAGGGAAAATCCTGCTGCCCTCATAGTTTTAATTGTAGTGTTCATGATTGTAATAGCGTTGTTTCTCCAAGAGTCAATATTGTATCATCATTCATAAAGACTAGTTCTTCTGATGATTTAATGAAGCCTAATACTATCAAGGCTTGGATTGCTTGGAACAAATTACCAGAGTGACTAATATCTTTTGAACGCACCCCGTTGTTGAGAGCAGAATTTATCAAGTCTCTCACTGTGATTTGGGTAGGAGAGGTTTTAACAACTCCTACCAGCCAGTTAATTGTTTCTTGAGTAGTTTTCATATTATTCTTTTTCCAACCATAGAACTGTACCTCGTTCAAATAAAGGTACCATTCCTTCAACTAGTTGAGGAGTAGAACCACCTCCTAAACAAGAAGTATGGACTGCCGGATCGAACTCGGCTTCCCATCCATCCTTCGATACATCAACAAAAACACTGTTAGCTGGATGGCGTTTCATTACATATTCTTGATTAGCCGGATTATCCAAGAATGCTCCATTAACTACGAATCGTTGGCATTCACAACAAACTGCATTTGCAAAATTTTTCATATTTTATCATTTTATTAAAGAGGGTGGACTCATTTAGAATCCACCCTCCTAGTTTAATTGTAGTTATTGATCTTGATAGACCAAGATCCCTTCTAGAGTATCAACCACTCCAGATTTAGAACTGCTACCACGACCAAACAGGTAGCCCACTATGCCTGGCCTATAATGCCCATGGTGGCTGGTACATATATGTGCACCTACTAGCAGCACTTGATGGCGGTATGTACCACCGACATCCCATCGGATAAACTCTGTTTTCAGTTTGCGAACTTCTGTGAAGTCCTGATTATTAGCCCATAGATATAGGGCCACCTCTTTTGCTAGGCCTATCCAATGACCTAGCCTTGCTATTTCGAGGTAACAAAGGTGCTTGGCTGTTTCATCAGCCATATACTGCTTTAAAGCAGCAATATATCCGGCTCGGTACGATTCCGATGTGTCCCTGAATTCGGCATTAATGCCGGTAGATATGAACTTTCTACCATCCCACCGGCTGAATGGGGTGTAAACCAACTCGTCCGGATAGTTTTCCGGAATTTCTTTTATCCAATAAGATTGGCATTCCGCCGTCCCTGCCAGATACCCATGTTCCCAGTCTTGCTGGGATTTAGTCATGGATTCTGCCCATTTTTGGGCAACCTCTTTTATTCCATTTTCCTTTGCAGCCATCAAAGCTGCAATTAATCTTCTATGTTTTTTCATATTTTATCATTTTATTAAAGAGGGTGGACTCATTTAGAATCCACCACTCCTAGTTTAAATTTGAGACCAGTGAACGGGCTGAGACTCTACCGGAACATTAACATAAGCTGGTAGATCGCCAGCAGTTGCCGTCATATCATCAGAGTAGTGCTTCTCGATATGCACACCACCCTGGTAATGCCCTACTACGATCACAGTGAAGTGACCGTTGATCGTCTTGCCACAAAAAGTAATGCTTTCCAACTTCAGAATCTTGTGAGGATTAGCACTACTATTCTGCTGCCCTAAGTTCACTGCAATATCAGTATGCAGTGGAATTTTCCCCGGATCTGTCCGCCTCTTAAAGAGACGGTTCGCCCTATTATAGTTATCTAATGATGCCATATCAATATTGTTTTTTGGTTATTACTAGATACGGAATGTACCCAGCTTTCGTTGGTTGGTCTAGTTTGAGAGCTTTGACTAGCTCTATTTTAACTACATGACCGTGCTGCACTAATGCAACCGGTCTATTGAATCCTTGTAGTTGCTCCAAACTATCATCTAGCTGGAACAGGTGATATGTGAATACAAAGCCTGGAAACCGAAGTCTCAAGGCTCCTAACGGGTTAAGTCCGAAGGCATAGCACATCGGAACGAATTCCTGAATTAACTCCTGGTAATCAGGATGATGTAATAGTAGGGTATGATCTCCATGTACCCCTATATTTTCCAATTCAGTGAAGAGGGTTTTTAAAACCTCTCCTACTAGTCGGTTAGTTTTTGTTTTCATTTAGATTAACTACAGCTTCTTATGGGAGCTAGTCCAGGTTGTGTTATTATAGTCAACCAACTATATTATTTTACCCTTCCCGAACAAACCTGATCTTATCTGCACATGGCCCCTTCTTATTAGTGGAATATACGAAAGAGACGGTATCTCCTTCATATAGTTTCCCGCTATCGATGGGAAATGTTACATCTTCCCAGTTAGTGACGTGCCAGTATAGCCGTTGTGCCCCAGGGATATTGGGAAGAATAAATCCATACCCATTAGTGAAGATGGAGATGACAGTACCCTCCACCCTTTCATTAGATGAGGTCAGTTCCTTCAACCCAATGTACCGAATCTGCCCACCAACTGAAGAAACGGTTTTCATCTCGAACTCAGGTAACATTTCAATGATTTCGGAGAGCGATGTAACTCCGAACTCAGTGTAGTCTATCTCTGGGTTGAGCTTTTTCAAAGTCTCCCCTACAGATGCTAAGTTCGCACTCGGCCCACCCAACTGCCTTATCGTAGCTAAATAGGCAGCCTTGATTTGCTGCTTCACTACATCTGATATTGGTGGGAATGCCTCCGGCTTGATCTCCTTCACTACCAAAGTAGCAATGGAGTTGGTTTCGCCACTAACCGGATCACGCTTTACCACATTAAGCTGAATTTTCCCAGCCTGCAGTTTCCGGAGCATGAATCCGGCATACTTCCCACCCGCCAATGTAATGTCAATAACCAGATCGATTACCTCCTGTTCGACCTTGACCGACTTCATCTCTGGTTGAATATTAGTGAGTTTAGTGAGTTTAACAACTTCCTCAACCTCAAGTTCTGTTAAGGAGCAGGAGGTTGAGTTGAGCCGAGGGACATACTTGAGAATCTCCTTACTAGAGATTCCCAACTTCTTAGCTAATTCGTGAACGCGCATATGTTTTTAGTTTGAAGGAGGAACAAGGAATTTATCTTGTCCCTATTATTGATTGTGAGTTTTACAGGAGTTCTAACAACCCCCTCCTGCCTTATCTTTATTGCTGGAACAAAAGCCAGCAATTGAATTTTTGCGATTTTGATTTTCATTAAGTTAACAAACTCTGTTCAATATATTATACCTGATTATGGTAAATATAGATGGTGGGGGGAGGGGTCGTTATTCATATGTATCGTGTAATATAGTACCCGACCCCTCCCCTCCTAATTATTTTGCCTAAATAAAGGTATAATAGTCTGATAGAGCGTCTTTAAATATTTAGAGATGTTCTCAGTAAACCGCAACAAACGTTACTACAAAACATTATGAAGATCACTGTTATCTGTTTATCCGTGGCCTGTGTCGTTTTACTGGGCTGGGCCATTGTCAAGACCACCCCCTCTGGGAGCAGAGCCCCGGCCCCTACTGCCCAGAAGTAAGTACAAGTTTCAACCCTGGCGCGCCCAGCAGTAAGCCAACGGTTGCGGTAGGAGGGGGCTGGAGAAGAGTAGTCTTCAGCCCCTATCCTTCCAGTTACATTCAGTAGTAAGTAAACTACCTAGATACTCATAGGTAGTTTACTTACTATTTTGTCATCTAATTTTTTTTGCTAGCGAACAACAAACAACATGAACATTTCTTTACTACGAGCACAATATGATAACGCAGGGTCAAGGTCATGGTCAGGGACAAGGTCAGGGTCAAGGTCAGGGTCAGAGTCAGTGTCAAGGTCAAGGGCAGGGTCAGGGTCAAGGTCAGGGTCATGGTCAGTGTCAAGGTCAGGGTCAAGGTCATGGTCAAGGTCAGGGTCAAGGTCATGGTCAGAGTCAAGGTCAAGGTCAAGGTCAAGGTCAGGGTCAAGGTCAAGGTCAAGGTCAGGGTCAAGGTCAGGGACATGGTAAAAATAATAAAGTTCTGATCAACTCTACCAACGAACAACAAACAACAAACAACAAACAACAAACAACAACAAAAATATGATTAACATTAATGAACTAACTATTGGGGAAGTCAAGGAACTGGCAAAAATTGCTCAGTCGTTAAACCTCTGTTCCAAACCTGCTCCTGAAAATAACTCCCATCCGTACCAAGTCGGTGATAAATATTTCGTACGGACCGTTACCCATCACTATACCGGCCAGTTAGAGCAGGTATCGGAACATGAGTTGGTCCTCTCCCAGGCCGCATGGGTTGCAGATGATGGTAAGTTTTCAGCAGCGGTCAGTTCTGGTAATTTCAATGAAGTTGAGATGTACCCGGCTTGCCAGAAAGTGATTATTGGTAGGGCTGCGATTTTGGATGCAGTAATGATTCCGGTGTTACCTACCCAGACCAAGTAAGTGAAGTTAATAGGAGGGGTTGGAGAAGAATAGTCTTCAGCCTCTCCTAATTATATTTAGTAAGCAGTTTACTTACTATTTTGTCATCTAATTTTTTTGCCAGCTAACAATAACAAACAACATGAACATTTCTTTACTACGAGCACAATATGATAACGCAGGGTCAAGGTCATGGTCAGGGACAAGGTCAAGGTTAGGGTCAGGGTCAGGGTCAGGGTCAGGGTCAGGGTCAAGGTTAGGGTCAGGGTCAGGGTCAGGGTCAGGGTCAGGGTCAGGGTCAAGGTCATGGTCAAGGTCAGGGTCAGAGTCAGTGTCAAGGTCAAGGTCAGGGTCAAGGTCAAGGTCATGGTCAGGGTCAAGGTCATGGTCAGGGACAAGGTCATGGTCAGGGTCAGGGTCAGGGTCATCGTCATCGTCATGGTCAGGGTCAGGGTCAGGGTCAAGGGCAGGGTCATCGTAATGGTCAGGGTCAAGGGCAGGTGCTATTAAGTAAGCAATTTGAATTGGTAGAATAGTTCAACTCTGGCTATTCTACCAATTCCTTAAAAATAAATAATTTAACTTATTTTTAACTATAAGTAACTGTTTTACCTTATATACCACATTTACCCTCCTATCCACCTCCCTCCACCCCTCTCTGCATCCCCTAACCCTCACCTTTACCCTATAAACATTACTCATTATATCAAACTGTAGTATTATTTTATCTATATGAAACATACAACTCGAATTACAATAAACCACCACTCCCTACCTCCAGAATACAAACTAACCCTGATAAATAAACTAACCCTCCTATACCCCCTCTCTTCAACTACTCACTATTATTTAATCGTTCTTATACATGCCTTAACTAGCGCTACCACTAATATTACCTATTATGAGATTGGTAGATTCTTTTATAAACTATTTAAATGTATTAAGAATAATAAAGTTGAAGATAGAGTATATATTAATGCTAACCAATACTTAACCGAAACTGACATGCAAATCCTCTCCAACCTGATTGAATTCCATGACCTTACTACCGAACAAAATCAAGCTAATATCCAAAACTGATAGACTAGACCTTATTTATAGTTTAACTAATATATTCTTTGATACCATTCTAGTTAATACTGGTAGAAGTAATAAAGATAAAGTATCACTATTAACCGTAGTACATGCATTATCTTTTCCTAGCTCAGACTGGTATCCGATAACAGGATATTATAAAAAGCTCCTAACTTACATTAAAGAAGATGAACTAGAGGCTGATCCTAATATCAATATATATTTTACTAAGAAACATATAAAACTACTGAAATCAATTATATGAATAACAATCCTATCTTTAATGAACCATTTATCCTCAATTTAAGTAGTGAGGCCAAACTACTACTAATTAAAGCCTTATGTAAACTAGCTATAAGTAATTTCAGCCATACTATATTAATTGATTCTTTTATAGTTATTAATAGTATAGTAAATAACCTGGAACGGGATACTGTTAATCTAGGTGATTACTGGCGAACTCTACCTACTAGTAAAAGAACTAAGTGGGTAAGAATACTAGTATATATAAAGAATAGTCAGAACTTGGCCGAGACGCTTACATATCAACGAGGAAGCAGAGTTATTAATCTGCTAACTGAACATGAATACGAACTACTTAAACAACTGATATTATGAAAGATAAGATTAAGAAAGTATTGATTGAACGCAGTATTATGGAGCTACCTCTTAGTTTAAGTGGTGGATATGCTAATGGTTATGTAGGTATGCCTCCTGAACATCCTTGGTTCGGTAAGTATTATACTAATCTTGACGTTTCCATTCACGGTGGGCTTACTTATTCCAACCCGTATTTACCTAATAATATATATGATACAACATTGTGGTGGATAGGATTTGATACTAGTCACTACGGCGATACTATAATTACCTGTAATAGAACTTACTGTGAAAATGAATTGAAATCCTTATATAATCAAGTAGTGGCTGCAATTCCTGGCATATACTGTATTTACGTTGATACTATCTGTCCTAAATTATGAGATTATTCATACCTTTAATCCTGGTAGTCTCCCTGCTCAGCTATTGGTTCTGGTCCACCTATATCAGAAGTGAAAGTAAAAGACGTAGGGATATTAATTCTGACATTGAAAATAAACGCTTTGATGACTTATGAAACTAACAAAAAGAGCTGATAGATGGTATGACGAAAACGATAATAGTTGGTCTACAGAAGAATCAGCTACTACATATTCACCTACCTTAACTAATTGTTATAATTGTAGAGATTGTAATGCTTGTAGTGGTTGTAGTGGTTGTAATGGTTGTAGAGATTGTTATAATTGTAGTAATTGTATTGATTGTAGAGATTGTATTGATTGTAGTTATTGTGATGATTGTAGTGATTGTATTGCGTGTATTAATTGTATTACTTGTAGTGAGTGTAGTAGTTGCAGTAATTGTACTAATTTAATAGATTGTGAACCATCGCCCAGACCTAAAATAATTCAAAATGATACTAGACCAGAACTGAATATTAATGATAGAAGGCTAGAACTTGAACTATAAAATATGACCTCTTATTTCTTCTAATAAGGCTCTCTTAGGTCATTCTTTTAGAAGGAAATATCTCATGTGTTTCCTTTTTTTAGCTAATAGTAATTGACAATAATCCGTATACCTCTAAACTCTTTATTTATCTAAATGTATTCACGTAGTCAGATCATCTCTAAATTAGTCTATAGTATTGACCAACTATCAGCTCAGAACTTGGTTGGAGATATACTGGTTACGGCTAAAAGGTCTGATCAGTATGACGGTGAATTTCCTAACAAGTTAAATAAGCTGAATGCCTGCTTAAAGAAGTTGTTTAGTAAAGGAGTCTCTATCGTAACCAGGTCTGATTCTGGTAAACTACATGCTCATATAGGTGTGGAGATGCCTGGTCCTGTCACTAACTTTGACTGGGTAGCTTTTGAACAGAGTGAAAGATACTACAATCTATATAAGCATTTTAAAGATAAGGATAGCTTGAAATTCTACAACTATTATACCAAGAAGTATAGAAATAGCCTCCCTACTACCTGGCAAGTTATTAATAGTAAACTAATGAGTATAGGTAAAAAGCTGGGTTTAGGTCGAATATTCCTAACCCCTATTAGAAAGAATCTAACTGCATATAAATGGTATTTAGTATCTAATGTTCCTTATAAAAGAGAAAAGAGAGATAAATACATTAGATTCTTCTTTAGTTGGGGTATGGCGGTAGTAGATAAATGTCAGATATTAAATAAGTATACTAAAGCATACCGTAATAAGCTCAAGTCATTTGCTGAAGGCTTGCAATTAACTAGTGAATCCTATAATATGGTTTTAAGAGATGTACTAGGTAATTCCTGGCATTATCGTGTTAATGAATTGATCAAACATATAGATTCTTTAGACTCTTTAGAATTAATCAAATATAATGAATTAAAGTCAACTGTAGCCCTGCATTTACTTCGTTCTCAATGAATAAAACATCCTTCTATAAAGGTTTACTAGCTGAGTTAACCAAACTAACCAAACTATCTGAACTAGCTAAAGAACCATCTAAAAAACATTGGTATCAGAATCCTTATGTATTAGGAGGATTAGGTATTGGTGCTGGCGCTCTAGGTACTTATGGATTGAATAGATATTTTGATAATCCTGCAACAAGCCCAACCCAATCAATTACTACCTCTACTCCTACCACTCCTACCACTCCTGCCCCTACCTCATTTAACTCTTTGAATAATGGAATAGCTACTGGAGTTGGAGCAGGTTTAGGTGGTTTGGCTGTAAAGAAATGGGGCCTTAATGGAGTATCTGGTGGAGTTGATGCTCTTAGTGGAATTAATAATATATATGATAGTGTTTCAAATCCTGATAACTTAAGTCCTGGTTTAAGAGCAGTTCAAGGTGTAGGTGGTGCATCTCAAGCAGTATTAGGTGGTTTAGGTTTGGCTGGTAAATCTGTTCCTATGGGTGGATTTGGTAGTCTAGGTAGATCAGTATCTATGAGACCAATAACCAACCTTGCCTCCAAACTACTACCATCAGCTCTTAGAAGTACTGCCCCAGCTATACAAAGCTTCTTACCAGGTTTTGCTGCACCTCGAGCCATGACTGCTGCTGCTGGTAGTGTAGCTGCTGTACCGTTATCTGGTGGGGCTGCAGTTCAAGCTTTATTAAATGAAGGAGGAGATAAAGCTCAACAACATTCAGATTTGCTAGGTAGTGTAGCAGATAGTCTAGTAGGTACTAAGAATAACCCTGGTATAAGACAGGAACTAAGGTCTGGCGATCCGGCCTTAATCAATGATGCTAAACAAAGATTAAATAGTTTCTTTAGTTCTGGATCAAATAATCTAGTGACAAGTCCTGGTACATTAGCTAATATAGGTTATAACCCTACTCCTTGGTCTAATAAAGGAAATACTGAGAATTTTCAGACTATTGCACATTTACTAGAACAAGTACGTAGAGAGGCAGAGTTAACCAAATAATTATGAGTAACTTATATAATGAATTTGTAAGCGGTTTCTTAAAGCTGGCTGAAGAAGAGAAGTGTGACGTAGATTTCCTCAAAGGCTATATTAAGCAAGCTGATGAAATAGTAGATATTTGGACGCAAGCCTTTGACGTACTAGCTAAAGAATCTGGTGACCCTCAATACAAGGTTAAGCTAGCTAATGAGATTATTAGATTTACTCAACTACTACCTCAAATACATAAACAAGCAGATTTACAAGATACTGAGAAAGGTTATGAAAACTTCCTAGGCGGACTTAATAATGGAGGATTAAGCCAGGGTCAAAATTGGCTGGAGCATCAATCCTGGATGCCTCAATTTATACAGCAAGCATTACATAACAATCCAAACCTATTATCTAGTCTACTCTCTGGTAGTATGGGTGGTGGTTTAGGAGGACTATTAATTGGTGCATTGCTAGGTCATCCAATGTCTGGTCTGATGCTGGGTGGTTTAGGTGGTGCAGCTTCAGGAGCATTCTTAGGTAATCAAGGTATTAGAGATATGTTTAATTCTGGAGATGGAGTTCCCAAACCTACTCCTCCTCCTCAAGAACTTCCAGACAGGGCTCCTAGTAGTCTGAATCATGGTCCTGACGATCTACCTACTAGTGCTCCTAGTAATCAGAGTCATGGTGTTATAGAACCAACTCCTACCTCAGCTCCTACTAATAGTATTCCTAATGTTAAACCTATTAGTCCTGTTAATAATGCAACAAATACAGTACCACATAAATAATCATATGTTTCTATATCTTACACAAATCCTTAAAGAAGCTAATGAGTTTGGTTTCGCTAATCAACCAAATACAAGTTTTAGTAATACAAATCCAGCTCCACAATCAGCTTCATTACCTCCTCCTAATCCTGCCCCACGACCTAGTCCTGTTCCTAGTATTGGCGGTATGACACCTAATATACAGACAAACAGCCCAGGGTTTACCAGAACTATATGAAACTAGATATTAATGATTTTAGTGAAGGTGTTAAAGATATCCTGGCACTATATAAACAAGGTAACAATATCTTTGAAATGAAGAGTGGTGATTTATTCCCTCACAACACTTCTCAATCTACCTGGCAGTTCGCCAAGGATAATGGTAATATACATTTCTCTGATGGTACTCATACTTATAGTTTTAAAGGTGATCTAAGTGAGTATGATACAGAATTGGAGAAGATGCCAGAAGCACCACTACCTAATGTATTTTCCAATGCTAAGATTAAGGGTAGGGCTCAGGTACATAGATCAGATCCAGGTAGTATATATTTTACTTTGCAAGAAGGACGAAATAATCCAACCTATACTTTAAAACATCAGGGAGATAGTAAATGGAAAGCTATTCCTAAACCTAGAAAAGTCAAAGCCCAACTAAAAGAAACAGTTACTCCTCTTAATGTAAACTTGGAAAAAGTAAAAGAAGGTATGTTAAAAGAGTTGGAGGAATTCATTAAAGAAGGTGATGGACCAAGTTTTTTTGATAATGCCAATCATGTAATAGGTAGAGGAGTGCAAGGATTGGCTAATGGAATTACTAAACTTCCTCTATTACCTGGTAGAATTGGTGGAGAAGTACCAGTACAACAATCAGATAACGGTCCAATATCTACTGAGGGTGCAGGAACTATAGCCGGTAATGCCTTGCTAGCTAGTGGGATAGGTGCTGGTAGTGGTTTATTATATCATTTAGCTAAACGTAATCTGTTAAATACGACTCAAGAAAATGCTGAAGAAGATGCAGAAGGTGGAAAACTTGGTAAAAGAGTGATGTTACCAGCTCTAGGTATGGCTGGTTTAAATATAGCTGGTAGACAGATGCTACCTAACGCTATTAATGATCCTAAATTAAACATATTTCCTTAATTAAATGGATATTGATACTATAATGAATCTGGTTAATAATGATAATAACCTGAGTAGTGAGCAGAAACAGGAATTGAATCAAGCAGAGAATAAACAGAAACTTGAAAAGTTATTATCTAGTGTAGCTGGTTCCGCTATAGGATTGGTAGTTGCTAAATTTAATGATTTAAGCAAGACTACCCAAGTATTGTTAACACTATTAGGTTTTGGTCTGGGTAGTGTGATTTATGATTATTATCATCGTAGTAAGTTTGCTAATTACGATGACAAGACTAGAACTTATAAGATTGATACTGATAAATATTAATATATGAATAAAGCTGAATTGATAAAAGAAGCAATCTCTGCTGAATTAGCTAAAGAAGGTAAGACATTGTTAGACTTGGAGAGAGCCTTGAGTAAAGAGGCTGGTGGAGGTGGCTTGTTCTTTTCACCAGAATCGTTCACTAATGTAGGTAAAGGTCTATTAAATCTTTACGGAGCCTCAGCATTAGCGGTAGGTGCATTAGGAGGTACTGGTGCTTATATGGGGTTGCAGGCTAATGAGGATAGTACTAATCAACAATTAAAGAAAATCAGGGAAAAACAACAATACGAAGAAGCTACCAGATCTTTAATAGAACATATTAAAAACCCTTCAACTCTATAATTATGCCTAAGAAAAATATTGAGATTAAGAATCGTGAAGACTTCATGCTGCAAGGAACATTGAGTGAGGTACCTTGGGAACCAAAGTCTGAAGAACAGATTCAGAAAGATTTATTTAAAAGTAGTGACCCGGATAAGATACTTGATGCTTTTGAAACTCAACTAGGTATAAAATCAAATAATGTACCTATTCCTAATGAGATCTATAAGTGTATATTTTTAAAACCATGTAGTGATGATGAACATGCTCAATTATTACAAGATTTATATAATAACTCTAGAAGATATAGAGTTTTGAATCGGTCTGATAATTGGACCCATAAAGGAGATTTGGTAATGTTTGTTGAATATGTTGAAAACCTGGATGTTAAAGCAGAGTTGGAGAAAGAGAAGGAAAACAATATATGAATGAAATTTTAAAGAAAGCTTCAGGCTATACTCCCCCAGAATTGATGTTGTTATCTGCTTTGGGTGGCGGAAGTGTATTTGCCGGACTAAGGTTGCTCACAGATATGGGGAGTAAATTAAATCCACCTAAAGTAGAGCAAAATAAAATCAAGCTACAATTACCGGAAAATAATGGAATTGCTTCAGTAACTCCTGGGGAAGCTGGTCCATTACAAGGTTTCGGTAAATCAGCAGAACCAATGCAGCCTGATTGGTATGTTTCTCCTCTCTCAGCCTTAGTAGGTTTGCCTATAGGATTCTTAGGAACTAAAGCGCTTTATGACAAATATCAGGAGAATCAAGGAAATGCTCAGATAGCCGAAGCTAAAAAGAATTATACTAAGCAGTTAATGCTAGCTCAACAAATGAATAAAATGAGTGAAGAAACACCATTAGTAGATGCATTCTGTAAAGCTGCTGCAGAAGAATTGGATAAAGAAGCTGCTTCTTTACTTAGTTTGACAAAAGGTCTGATAAATAAAGTACCAGGTCTTAATGCTGTAAAAGGTTTCACTAATCAACATAAATGGGTTACCCCTATCGCAGGTTTAGGTGCATTAGGTGTGGCTGATAATTATGTAGAACCAACTACTAAATCTTTAACAGAAAATGCACCAAATGCTATGGGATTTGCTCCCTCAGCAGTACCTGGTATTGATAGTAGTACTATTATGAAGAATCTCCCTACTGATGATGCTAGCTTGTTAAGTGCTGAAGATAGTTTATCTAATAAAGCTTCTAAAGGTGGTAATGCATTTGTAAACAAGCTTACTGGTAATTATTGGGGACAGACTAAAGATACTTGGAAGGCATTAGCTGGTTTAGGTACAGCTGGTACATTCGGTATACTATTAAATAATCATCTAAAGAAAAAAGAGAAGGAAGAAAAAGCTCAATATCCTGTAGGTGTTGAATATGCAAAATAATGCTTTTTATAGAGGAGTACTTAGTGAGATAAATAAGTTTGCTCAAGTAACTCCTCCTACACCTCAAATAACACCTTCAGCTCCTAGTCCAGTTATCTCAGGTATTAAGGCACCTCTTCTCTCTCAAACTCAGCATACAATAAATGATTTTGAAAGTGTTTATCCTAAAGTAGAATCAGCTTTGCCTAATATAGAGAAATCTATTAGTAGTATACCAGATAATCAATTAGCTTCCACTACTCCTGAGCAATTTAAAAATACAGTCACTCCTTCATTTTCACAGATACTAGCACATCCTATAAATAGTGCTTCATTAGCTGATAATCAAGGTAAACTTAATGATGTATTTACTAGTTTTCAAAATTTACCTCCTGAACAGCAAGCAGTAGCAATAAATACTATAGGTACTTATCATCCAGATTTAGCCAAATTCTTAAGTAGTCAGATAGAGAGAGGAGCTAAATCCAGTTTTAGTAATGCTTCCTGGTCTGATTTAGGTAGTGCTGCTAAACAAGGCCTAACTGGAGATCATAAAACATTATCTAGTGTGATGATGCAAGATCCTAAAATAAAGTCTCTAGTCACTAATTCTATGTTAGGGAGGGCTGGAGAACTTAGTGGTCAGTGGTTAAAGAATAATTGGCAGACTCTGGCTAGTGTGATAGGTGGAACAGCTTTGATAGGTTTGGTGTATAGTATTATGAAAAATACCGCAGCCACAGCCCAAGCTACCCAACAAACTCAACAAAATAGTTTACAACCTAGGCTGAATGCTCCACAATCATTATAATTGTGAACAATCATATAGATCCATTATATAGTTTGCCTATTCCAAAGAATGTGCGTGGTTTTTTCGATCCAGAGAAGACTAGGGAATGGTTACATACTAAAGCCTTGGATTCTTTTCAGAAGAAGCTTAATACAATTGAAAGTCCAGCCTACAAACTAAAAGTAACAGACTTATCTTATAATGCTCCTGAACATTCTCCAACTTATAAAGAACAAAATAAGGCTATAATGGAGAAAAGAGATTTGTCCACTCCATTACGAGGTACTTTTCAGATGATAGATAAGAAAACTGGTAATGTATTAGATACCAAAACTACAACTATCGCTCATATCCCCTGGCTTACTGAAAGGAATACAGTAATCTTACATGGTGCGGAATACTCAGTTGCACATCAACAACGTTTACTACCAGGTGTCTATACTCGTACTAAGGAATCTGGAGAAGCTGAAGCCCACATCAATGTCTTACCTGGAACTGGAGTAGGTGGCAAAGTAATTTTTTACCCTGACCGTGCATTATTCGTTTATCAAGTTGGAACTACTCAAATTAAGCTATATGGATTACTTAAAGAAATGGGCGTATCTGATAGTGAGATGGAGAAAGTTTGGGGTTCTGAAATATTCAATAAAAATAAATCTCAATATACTGGACTAGAATTTGATAAATTGTATAATAAAGTCATAGGTAATGAAGAAGAATAACTACTCAAATATATGTCGAACGAAACACAATTAGAACAGCAATTGAATGCTGAATGGAGAAAAACTATTAAAGATAATCTTGAAGAACTCAGGACTGGTCAAAAACAATTAGCTAAGGATATTACTGATATTAAGCTAAGTTGTGCTCAAGCAGATGAAGTAAAAAGTCTGAGAGAAAAGGTCGAAAAACTTGAATTATCTAAAGCTAAAACTACTGGAGTATTGGTAGCCGTAAATGTGATATTAATTTTTGCGGGCTGGTGTATTCAGACTTTACTGCTTGTACATCATAGTTAAGCAGGCCTTCTTCTTTCATTTCTTGGTAAGTTGAATTGTAGATATTTCTCATACTTTCTAGTCAGTCCAATTCTGTCTTCTAGAAAGCCTTGATAAATATAGTTACCGAATTTATAACCACCACAAATGCTAGGTATAACTATTCTAGAACCCTTATGTCCAGTTTTTTTATTAATCTCCCTCCCTATTCTATAATGAATCTCCATAGGTAATACTAATTTCTCAAAAGCAGACCAATCTTGAGTGTAGGGACCACAAATACTATAAGAACAATGACCATCTCTGGATATACAAAAACAACCATCCCCATCACTGTAACCCCTCCACCAGTAATGAGTTAGGTTTTCAGGTATAATGCTTAATATTGTAGGAGCTTGATCTTTACTTCTATAATTGTAACTAATTAATTTAGTTGCTAATTCTACACTACCTTTTTGAAAACTCATTTGTAATTGCCCTGGTGGATTTGTTTTTTGTATATTTCTACGTATATTCCAATTCCAGGCTTTCATAAGTGTTGGTTCAATAATTACTGCATCAACTTGTTTTATAGCTATTTTAATTTTATTTTCTTTAGATATAGACCCGTCGGCCCAGATAAATCCTAACGTATATGCTGTCTCTGCTGTTATATTAGTTAAATCCATATAATGACAGTACACATTAGCTACCACGCTGTCAATATTATAGCGCATATATCTGTTGACTAAACTTATAATAATAGTTAATATAGAAATATACGAATAAACAATTATGTTTATTTTAACTAATTATACAATCTATGTCAGACGCCTCTAGTATTAGAAGGACATCAGCAGTTTTAGCTCCAACTTCTGGTAATGCTAACCCTAAGCCTGGTACATTGCCTGGAGTTTTGACTCCTGGTTCACAACAAAATAACCCTGGTGGTACTGGCTTTGCTGGTGCTCAAGCCACAGCAGCTGGATTTTTTGCTGGTGGTATCAGATTTTGTTTAAATCCATCTGGGTATTATTTCACTTATACTGATACAAGTGGTATTAGTAGACTCCGTGAAACTGGTCAGGCTTACATTAATACAGGCACGCAGTGGACTCCAGTTGGTAACAATCCACTAGATATCAATGTCCCCCTCGCCGCTAATGCTATTGATCAATATGTTTATGTAGCTGACCGTCCTTATAACGTATTGAGTGGTTCATTTGTATATACTACTCCTGGTGGCTCTTCTTGTGCACTTCAGTTAGGTGTATGTCCTTTCTCTCAAGGTATATTAGCTGGTGCTGGTACTATTACTACTACTAACTCTTCTGCTACTGTTAATGGTGTTAGTACTACATTTACTTCTGCACTAATTGGTTCCGCAATTTTCAGTCCTTCAGGTACTTATATTGGTACAGTCTCAGCTGTAGGTAGCACAACCTCTCTTACATTGGCTGTGGCTGCTTCTAATGCATGGGGTGGTGGTACTCAGGTATTGACTGGTTCTGCCTGGAATTACGGCCCTTATCTTACTGGTACTGGTAACCTTACTGCGTCTACTGCAACTTCTGCTGTGACTGTTACTGCTGCTGGTTTTGCTAGTTCTGTTACAGTTGGTAGTAACTTGTATGATCAATATGGTAGAACTCTTGGTGTGATTGCTTCCGTTAATAGTACTACATCTCTTACTCTAACCGCCAATGCTGCTTTTAATGCAGCTGCTACAACTTGGTCATATAGCACCTTGTTTATTGGTGTGCCAGCTTATGGTACTAATGTGTTTACTGCTACCATCCCACTCACTGCAAGTCCGGGTATTGTACAAATTGGTACTTTGAATGCCACTATTGCTAATACTCAAATAACTACTGGACAGGCTTTGGCCCTTAGATTTACTGGTACTGTCACAGGTTTGGCTGGGTTGACTGGTACTGTTATCTTGCAACCTCAGTAAGCTATTTAATCTTATCACAAAGCAACCTATTTACTTAGGTTGCTTTTTTATTTGACAACTTTCCTCTATTTTGAAATGATACTAAACATGAATGAACAAGCTACGTTAGACACACCAGTGATACCTAATTTTAAGATGTCGACTGAGCAGATAGTTAAGTTATTGCAGGGTTATTTGGCACAAGCAGATACTAGTTTAACTAGTTTACAATCTAATATAGATGATGCTACAAATAAATTGAATGAATGGAAGAGAATGCAGTTGATTATAGTAGGACAGAAACAATTGATACAAGATATACTAAGTAAGACGGTAGACACACCTAAAGAAGAGACTAAATAAATTATGGCTATAACGCTAAATGACACCAAGACTAGAATATACAACCTTTATATAGAACAGTTGGAAGCAGAGGAAGAAAAGAAAGCTACTAGTAAGATGCATTCAGAAAATATTAAACGGATTAAATCTGAAATTAAGGATATTCTGAATGAAGAAGCAGAAGTTGTAAAGAATGCTCAAAAGAGTATTGACGATTAAATAGATTGAAGTAATATGAGGCTAGGCTATTTAATGTAGTTTAGCCTCATTTTATTTATATGATTGATATTTTAATTTCATACCTATTATTAAGTGCAAGTATAGCCATGTTTTTAGTTATATGGTTTAATAATACTTTTGTTGAATATATGAATTTACTAAGATTGACTAAGTTCTTTTATATAGAAGAATACAATAATATTACTGTAGATGACCCTAGTTTGTCTTATCTAGAATATTTAGCTGCTAATCGGTCTAACTTCCTTGTAAAAATTATTAGTTGTCCCAAATGTATAGTAGTCTGGTTATCTATACTATTACATATTCCTATTATCGTATTTATAGATTTTCCTTTAATATTTATTCCTGTAAGTATATTTATAGCAGCTTACTTTAGTTTGCTAATGTACTATATTTTGGTTAAACTAATGAATAAATGAGTAATAGTTTCATAGATAGCTTGATTGAGGTAACTAATTCTACTAATCATCAAGCACAGTATATACCACAACCGTCTAGTAGTATTCCTAGTTCTGGATGTACTTTACCAGCATTGCTCACACCTCCTACTATCGGAGCAGTCACACCACCATCTAATGTAAAAGCTTGTGTACCTTTATTCGTACAATTTCCATTAGTACCAGAACCCTTTCCATTACCTGAGAATTGCCCTTCAGGTATTTCATTTACTCCTAATACTCAAGCTATAGGGATATTAAATACTTCTGGAATGATTCCTTATACTTCTATTACTGTAGGTATAACTCCAGGAGTTGATGTTTGTCATTTTAATTTAGACATCCCACCTACACTAATTATACCTTGCTATCCTACTGGTCCTTTATTTAGTGGAGTTTTACAGTTTAAGATGGTTGGTGATGGTTCTCCAATTGCAGATGATTTTTCATTAAGCACTACTAGAATTAGTGGAGATATAACCCAGCCTTGTACCTGGAATATTGATACTATAATAAATCTACCAACCCCTAATTGCGCAGCTGGTATTTCATTTCAGAGCAATGTAACGGTAAATCTAAATAATAGTACAGCTCTACCACCAGTAATAACATATTTATATTCAAGGGTTTATTCTATAGGACAGAGCATAATTGATACTAATGGAAATCTACAAACAGTCACTGCTATTACTGGTGATGGTACATCCGGTGTAACTGCTCCTACCTGGGCTATATCTGGTACTACTGTAGATCATAATGTTACCTGGACCATGTCTCAAGCATCAATAAGTAACTATGCTTATGTTGATGTTTTAAGTCAGTATGATTATTATAGATTAATACATGGAATTCCCCCTACTACCAAAGATTGCGGTTCAGTATTGTTAGGTAATCTTGAATTAGGTATTGTTTGTCCATCAGGTTTAAGTGTAGGAGGTAGTGGGACAGCTACCTTTTTATTCCCTGGTGATATAGGTTATAGTGCTCCAGTAGGTGATCCAACTATTGCGTTATCTATTAGTTCTTGTAATTTAAATTTTGGTATTACTAATATAAGTTTCCCGGCTTTAAAATGTGCTTCAGGTTATACAGCAAACGCAGTTTCAGTAACTAGTGTAAAGGATGTATTAGGAAATACAGTTAGTCAGACTGGTGGAGGAAATACACCTTTTCAAATAACCCCCTCAGCTTGTTTAGGATTATCAAATCTAGGTAATCTAATAGTTCCTGGTTGTGCTCCTGGTAATTTTGTTAATTGGTATTTAAATTCTTCTACTTCAGGTGGAACTACTACATTATCTATTTCTAGTGGTTCTCCTACTACTAGCAGCTATTTAACTGTAACTCCTACTACTTGTGGTATAACTCCTTCTGGTTCATTTTCATTTAGCAGTGCTTCAAGTTTAGGAATAACTGATGGTACTACAAGTTTAAGTAATGTATCTAATATTACTTTTAATGGAATGACAGTTGGAGGTACTAGTGGGGCAGCTACCGTAACTGGAACTAAGTTAACTGATGGCACTACTACATTAAATGGGGCACAGATGCTTACTTTTGTAGGTGGTACTTTAAGTGGTACTACTTCCAGTGCTACAATTACAATAAGTCCAGCTGGTTCCGGGCTTAATTATCGAGGAGTTTGGAGTGCATTATCTACTTATAATCTTAATGATGTTGCAGTATTAGGGGCAGGTACTTCGTCTGGTATGTATATATGTTTAATAAATTCTAATACTAATAGTCCTGATACTGGTACTGGCTGGTTTCAAGCCTGTTCTTATGCTACCTGGTTATAAATTATGTCTGTAGCTCCTGGTAATAACTTTAAATTAACTGATTTACAAGCATTAGCAACTCAAGCTAATGCAGTCTCATCTACTAGTTTTGACTTGAGTACATTTTATTATGTGTATCCAATGTTTTATGACTTAAGTAGTAATCCATATGGTTATCGTATTTGTGGTGCTTTTGCTTTAACTGCTAGAGGAAGTGGTTATGCTGTTGGAGATATAGTAGTTTCCCCAGGCTATACTACATATTTTGAAGTTGGTTCAGTAGATATTACTGGAGCTATTATAGGATTGGTAACTTATACTAATTCTGCCTTTTCTCCTTCCGGTGATCTGACTACCACACCTCCATTCCCTTCATATACAGACCCTACTCCTGGCGCACTTAATACAGTAACTGGTTCTGGTACTGGAGCTACTATTACTTTTACTGTTAGTCAAGTAGGCCCTTCTCAAAATTATTCATTTCCAGACTATAATCCTGGTAATGGTTATTTTACCGATTTTTATCTTTGTTTTGGAGGTACTGGTTATACTGCTGGCGATAATTTAACTTTGCCTGGAGCTAAGATAGTTGGTGGCAGTCCAGTTCCAGTACATGTTGTAAGTGTTGATGGTAGTGGCAAGATATTAACATTCACATTACCTAATACTACTTATATAGGATTTCTTCAATACTTATCTAATACTCCACAATATTTAGCTGCTAGTGGTGGAACCGGTAGTGGGGCAACTTTTGGTGGTTTGTTTATAGTTCCTCAAAGACCTACTTGGCTAGCTGAACTAAATAGACTTCGTAGTGCTATTTGGGGGTTGAAGGATTTGGATGATTCTTTTACATTTATGAATGTTACTTCACCTTCATTATTGTGTGTTTCTGGACCCTGGCCTGTAGGTGGACCAAATGATAATTATGCAAGTACCTGGTTTTATTTTGAAGATACTGGTGGTGGAGCAACAGTTACAATTAGTAGTAATTTCCCTGGTAGTGGTGCACCTTTTTCTGCAGGTTTAAGAACTAATGCCGTTTGCAGTATGCTTTTGTCAACGTTTCCACCATCACCATACTATTATCCAGTAACAACAAAGCAACGACAAGCCTTTGTGGTTGGTGGTGTTGATTCTCTCTTTGTTAGTGGGACCTTCCATATAACTGCGGAGTATGTGCGTGGAGGGACTGCTGTGATAACATACCCTGGACCAACCACAACCATTACACCCGATACAGTTGACCCTAATACGCTTTGGTCTGTAAATCTATCTCCTAGTGGTGGTTATAATGCATTTCCTGGTTCAGTTTCTTATTCTACATTGGTGGCTGATACAGGATTTTGTAGTATTGGGATTGTCGAAATTTCAATAGCGGTGAGCGCGACTCTAGCACCGGGGCGGTATGAACTTGAGGTGGACATACCACAATTACCGGATGACACATCAGTTCCTATAACCGGTACACAGACCACATATACACGCCTTTTCCCAAATGGCACTAACCCACTAGATGATGGCAGCGGCGGCAATGGAAAATTATTTGGCCCTGTCACAGCCAGTATTAGTTATAGTACAGCAGTTACAGCTTATGGAATTGATAATGCATGGCCAATTAAAAAGATAAACTTACCTGGTGATGGACTTTCTCACGGCCCAGGATTATTATTTGTGCAGGATATACCTAATAATAATTGGAATTCTGGAGCTGGCCCTACATTTCCTGCTATTACATATGATCCGGAAAAAATATTTGGTAATGGTTGGAGTATTGGTACTAGTAAGGCTGGATTTTGGTCTTCAATGTCACCTGCTATTAGTAGTTTAGCTATTCCTAGTTTAACTTCAATGCCTTGGAATTTAACTAGAACTAAATATGCAGTAGCCGGTAATGCTACAGTAAATCCAATGCTACAAGGTGATTTGGCTCCTAACGGTTCAGGTATGTTTGGTGCTTATGCTCAAGTATCTAACTCATATAATCAACTCAGTCCAGTAGAAAGTCAATCCGAGCCTCCTAGTTGGGCTGCTTCTATATATTTTACGTCTGGATTTACAATTATAGATTCTAACGGTAATTATCAAACAGTATTTACAGGTGGTATATCTGGCGGTTCACATCCAGTTTGGTCTGGGGCATTTGGTGGATCTACTACTGATAATGGAGTGGTATGGCATTGTTCTAAAGTATTTACTGCACCGGCTACTACTTGGATAGCTAGTACAGTATTTCAATCAGGACAAACTATAATAGATTCTAACGGTAATATTGAAACTGCTCAAAATACCGGTACTAGTAATTCATCAGCACCTGCCTGGCCTGGAACTTTAGGAGGTACAGTAACTGATAATACTATAACCTGGAAATTTACTTCTCGTTATCAAGCTTTCCAACCAGGCCAACATAGAATCCCACCACTTCCTAGATACCCTGTTTATTGGTATAGTGAGACAATTCCTAGAATGATGCCCCCTACACTTACTAGCGGTAATACTATTTGGGGAGCTTATGATCAGTGGCAATATAATACTTATAATTCTCCTAGCTTTGATCAAGGTTGGCATCAAGTAGGTCCTACTGATACACCAGCTAAAGGAAAAGCTTATGGTTGGTGGATATATAGTGTATCTATTAATAGAATAGCTAGTACTGCTGGAACCGTAGCTGTAACTTTAGGATGTATTAGAAGTAGTGTATTTAGTCCATTTGCAACTTATAATACTGGTACAACTAATCAAGTTCTTTGGCCCATATTTACAAGTGATGCCTTAGTATATCAATGTAGTGAAAGAGTTGATGTTCAAGCATTAGCTATTGCTTCTACTAATAGTGTATCTCAAGGTCAAGTAGTACAATCTCCTATATGTGCAGCATTTGTTACCGATACTTCAGCTTTAATATCGCTAATAACTTAATTGAATTGACTGGTATATCAAGTTTGTGTTAGAGTTGGAATTATGGAAACATCTAATGCGATTGATTATAATTCTTGTACTGTTTTAAGAGGAGCCCAACACACTGAAACTTGTGAAGCTCATGGTGTTTATACTGCTAGATGTATAGACTCTAATAATAATTTAATTTGGGAAGATACTATAGATAATGTAGTTAATACTGAAGGTAAAAACCTGGCTTTTAATACATTTTTAAACGGCTCTGCTTATACTGTTACTGGGCCTTATATGGGTTTAATTAGTTCAGTATCTTATTCTACCGTAGCTGCTGGTGATACAGCTGCTCAAATTAATGGTACTAATGGTTGGAAGGAAGCAGGTTCCAGCACTAATTATCCATTATACACTACTCCTAGAAAAACTTGTGCCTGGTCTGCTGCTTCTGCTGGTTCGATTTCACTTTCCGCAGCTCTAAGTTTTCCTATTATCACTACTGGTGGTACAGTTAAAGGATGTTTTATTATCTTTGGCTCTGGTGCTTCGTCCACTATTGCTAATACTTCAGGTACTCTTTGGTCTGCTGGTCTATTCTCAGGTGGTGATAAGATTGTTAACCCTGGTGATACAATTCAAGTATCATATAGTACTAGCATGTAATATATGGCTTTTGATGCCCATTCAAATCTAGCAATATCACAAGTAGCCACTGCTCCATCACCACCTACTTCTGGTACTTCACTAACTGTAACTACTGGTCAGGGTGCATTATTTCCTACTCCCCCATTTAATTGCACTGTCTGGCCTTCAGGTGTTATACCTACTACAGTTAATGCTGAGATTATTAGGGTTACTGCAGTTGCCACTGATACATTTACTATAACTAGAGCACAAGAAGGAACATCTGCTGTATCTATTGCTGTAGGATACCAAATAGCCAATACTGTTACTAAAAAGGTAGTTACAGATATTGAAAATGCAATTCCTACTACGTTACCTCCTAATGGTTCTGCTAGCGGTGATTTATCAGGTAGTTATCCAGGTCCTACAGTAGCAAAGATTAACGGCACTTCTTTAGCAGGATTAGCTACAGGGTTATTAAAGAATACTACTGGTACTGGTGTTCCTAGTATTGCAGCGTCTGGTGATTTGCCTGGTGGGCCATATTTAGGTGCTACTGCCTCTGCTTCTGGTGATTTATCAGGTAGTTATCCAGGTCCTACAGTAGCAAAGATTAACGGTACTTCATTAGCAGGTCTTGCTACCGGTATACTTAAAAACACTACTGGTACTGGTGTTCCTAGTATTGCAGCGTCTGGTGATTTGCCTGGTGGACCTTATCAAACGACAGCATCTTATGGTGTGTTAGGGTTTTCTTCAGTAGCTACAGCTGGAAGTACAACTACATTAAGTGGATCAGCTACTAATTATATAATTTTTACTGGTACATTAACTCAGATTTGTGTACTACCTAATGCCACTACACTTTCTAATGGGGCGTCATTCTTTATTGATAATAGTTCAACTGGAGCTGTTACTGTAAATATGAATGGTGGAACTACTTTATGGATTGTAGGAGCTGGAGCATTTTTAGAGTTAGTATTAACTAGTAATGGAACTTCAGCTGGTACCTGGAATACTCAATATTTTGGTAGTACGGTATCAACAGGAAAAGTCATTAACTTAGCTGATAATTTAACATCAGTAGCCAATACTCCAGGGGTATTTCAGAATGATGGAAGTGGTAATATATCTTACGGTCCACCACCACCTACTATAACCCAACTTGATCTTTGGGGACATTCCTGGCTTGATGATATAGTTTATATTACTGGCGCAAATCAAATTACTGATCCTGCTGAAATATTAAATAACGTACTTACAAATGCTTTGGGAATTTCTCAAGATAGAGTAAGAAATCATGCTAGGAGTGGTGCAAACCTTACGTCTCAAGGATGTTTAATGGGCGGTTATATGAGGTTTTTAACTGAAATAACTCGTACCAAAAAATATTCTCCATTTTATCGACAAGGTGGTTTATCTGTAATTGTATATGGTATTAATGATTTAGGTAATAATACATCAGCTAATCAATCATTAATGCGCTCAGTATTTTCGCAAGCCTTAACCATGGCTATTAGTAGAATAAGAGCTTCAGCTATTTTTCCTTGTGGCACTGGGTTAGCTCAATGGGCTTTTGGTACTAATTATGCAGCCGGTCCAGTAGCTAACCTTGAGTGGATGTCTACTGTTGGAATGCAAGCAACAGTAGTAGATTCTGGTGGTACTTCTACAGCAACTTTCACCATTCCATTTGGCTATAAAGGAGAACCAATAGGATTTCTATTAGTTGGTACTTCCGGAGCAACTTCAGGTATTGTTACTTGGGGTGGAAATATTACTGGAACTAGTGGTATTATTGGAACTACTACCACTTTAAACTCTACTTCCATAGATGCTCATGGACCTGTATTCGTTAGATGGACTTCTGGTACTAATGGATTATCAGCTGCTAATGCTGGTCAGACTATTACTATCAAGGTAACTACTGCGAGTGGGACAGTACAATTAGATTCAGCCTGGATTGAATCTCTTAAACCAAATCCTGTAGTTGTAGCCAATGTATATCAATGTGATTGTAGAACTATTACTTACGCTTTAGGGGATGGGGTAACTTCTGGTGTTACTACTTCTTTTACTTCTGGTTCAGCCAATTTTAATTCAAGTACTGATGCTGGAAATTCAATAACTGAGACTGATGCTCAAGGTGCTTTTACTTCTGGTAAGACTATTTCATCTGTAACTAATGCAACCACCATAGTATTATCAGGAAATGCTACTGGTGCTTTTACATCCATTAAATATACTTTTGGGCGTATTTTAAACGGTTACGCTAATTATGCTACTAATACAGATTTTAGTGGGGCAACTCCAGCTAGTCATAGTGCAGCAGACACAGATTTACAAAATTTAAATAGCACAATTACTACAGTAGTTAATTCATTCGATTCAATGGTTCAATTAGCTGACGTAAATACAGCTATGGGGATTGGTGGAACTGGAACTCTGCCTACTAACGTCTATACAACATCTGCTGATGGTTATCATCCTAATGCGGTTGGAGCAGCTTTGGCAACTAATGCTATATTTGCTGCTATTAAGAAGCTAGTACCTGTTGCTGATGGTTTAGGGACTCTAGGTGTATTAGAGACACAGACTCCACAAGGTTATCCAGTCGCTCCTAAACGAAATATTATTCGTCCTGGTAGTAATGTTTATTTACCTGAATTTGGTGTTTGGGGTGCTACATATACTGCAGTTGCTGGTGATACGTTTGCTATTCCTTTCTGGGTATCAGAAGGTGGGGCTAATATTACTGCATTCCAAGTACAACAAACCAATGCTCCTGCTACAGCTGGATCTAACGTAAGATTTGGTATTTATGATGATACTATGTTTACAGGTTATCCTTGTAACCTTAGATATGAAGTTACATCAGGCGGTGCATTTGCGATGGGAACTACTGCAGCTATAAAGACTATTGGAACTAATACTTTTGGATGGCTACGATCAGGACTTTATTGGCAAGTATTTAAGATAGATTCCCTCGGTACAACTGCTAGTATAGTTAATACAATTGGAGGTCCTAGTCCGTATATGCCACAGTGGTTGGCCGCTGGTGGTACTGCTTCACCTATTGCTTGGAAAGTAACTAGTGTAGCTGCTGGTGCTTTACCTAATGAATTTAGTGCATTAGCTGCTGGTACTGCAGTTACTACAGCTCCAGCTGTAGGAATGACAATAACTGTAACATAATGAAATGTTTGGCTCTTCATACTTTGGAGAAGGTTATTTTGGTGGCGATCCTCCATTACCAGATAGGGTAATTGAGGCAGCTAGTGCAGTTGATTCAGTTAGTGGTATAGCAGTATATAATGTTTCCGTAACAGAAACAGCTTCAGCTTCAGATTCAGTTGATTTAGCAGGTACAGTTTCAGTAACTTTCGGTGGTTTTTATCTCGCTCAGAATCAATTTGCTGGTGGTACAGCAATTCCTACTTCTCAAACTTATCTAGTTAGTGTAAGTGAATCAGCTTCAGCTCTAGATAGCCCTTCTAGTATAGCTGTATATGGAGCAAGTGATAGTGAATCTGCATCTGCTACTGATACTCCTAGTTCTACTGCTATATATCCAGGTTCTACTACAGAATCAGGTAGTGCAGTAGATAGTCCTTCTGTTAATGCTATATTTGCTGCAAGTACTTCAGAAAGTGGTACAGCAACTGACAATCCTTCAGCTAATTCTACTCTTCAAGCTAGTACTAGTGAATCTAATAGTGCAGTAGATAGTCCTAGTTCAACAGCTACATTTGCAGGGTCCATAACTGAGTCTGCTTCAGCTCTAGATAGTCCAGCTGGCGGTTATTTAGTAACTATATCTGAATCTGCTTCAGCTACAGAGTCACCCTCAGCTAATGATTTATTAGCAGCAACAGTATCAGAAAGTGGTTCAGCTTCAGATAATCCTAGTGCTAATGCTTTATTTGCAGGAAGTGTAACTGAATCTGCTAGTGCTTCTGATAACCCTTCTGCTAATGCTATATTTGCAGGTTCAGTAAGTGAAGCTGCTAGTGCTTCTGATAGTCCTTCATCTACTGCTAAATACAGTGTAAGTATTAGTGAATCTGGTAGTGCAACAGATTCTCCTTCAGCTAATTCTACCCTACAAGCTAGTGTAACAGAATCAGCTTCAGCTCTAGATAGTATAGTTGGTGGTTATTTAGTAACTATAACAGAATCAGGAACAGCAACGGATAATCCTAGTTCTACTGCTATATATGCATGTTCTACTACAGAATCAGGTAGTGCAGTAGATAACCCTTCAGCCAATGATTTATTAGCAGCTTCTATCACAGAATCAGTTACCACAATTGATACTCCTAGTTCTACTGCTAATTATAGTGTAACTATATCAGAGTCAGTCTCAGCTAATGACAATCCTTCAGCCAATGATTTATTAGCAGCTTCTATTACGGAGTCAGGCAGTGCTTCTGATAGTCCTAGCTCAACTGCTACTTATCAAGTTAGTATAAATGAGTCAGGAACAGCCCTAGACAGCCCTACAGCTAATTCTACACTATTAGCTAGTATATCAGAGTCAGTCTCAGCTAATGATACTCCTACAGCTAATGATTTATTAACAAGTTCTATTACAGAGTCAGGTAGTGCAAGTGATTCTAGTTCAGCTTCAGTACTATTCAATACTTCTATTACTGAAACAGCTTCAGCCTTGGATAGTTTATCAGCTATTATAAGTTCTATAAATAGTGAGTCTGAAAGTGCCTCAGCTATAGATAATACTGATGCCACACTATTAACTCTAGCTAGTGTATTAGAATCTATTACCGCAATTGATACAGCTTCAACTAATGCCCCACCTATTATTTATAGTGTAAATGTATTAGAAGCAGCCTTGGCTTTAGACAGTAATATCAACAATAACCCATTTGTTGAAGGTGTGATTAATAAGAAATTTATAAGTAGATTTCCGGTTCGAAAATCTAAATTATTGGCGAATGTTTAAGAAGCCCTCTTCTTTCATTTAGTATTCAGGGATTAATACTTGTTTATCTAGAATTTCTTTGTGACTCATCCATTTAAGTTTTCCGTGCTTATCCTTCATAATCCTATATAAATTACAATCTGCTCCTTTAGCTACATTTTGATTTATATAATTAGTAACACCTATCTTCGTGTTTTCTGCAATATGAACGGGATCATAAAAGCCAAAACTAGAAGGACTTACATTTCTAGATTCATCTGGTATTGCTGACTCTGATACAATTCCTCCCTGCCCCATCTTAGTTACTTTATGACTATTATCAAAGTGTTCTAATGGATTAATACCTTCAACGTTATTAGCTAAAGGATTTCCTACAATAACCGACCTGACTTGCTGAGAGAAGAAACCAGGAGTAAGCCAGTTAAGATTCTTTTTCATTTGCATTTTATAAGCTGCTTTTTGTTGTATTTTACCTGCATCCTTATTTATATGGTCGGCTATAAAATCCTCTAGTCCCATAAATTTGGAGAATTTAAGGTTATCTCGATCATCACCTTCAACCTCACCTTTATTAATCTTAATTAATTTTGCTGAACTAGCTAATAAGACTTGGGGACTTATTTTATCCTCATCTACTCCAATATTATTCTTAACAATATCTTTATCTAGGGAGGTATGATTTAACCATTCCTTAAATTTAGTTAGTTTCTCGGTTCTAGTTAACATATTAATTCTGTACTTGTATAAGGTCAGCTACTAATTGATCCATATTAAACCCGGAAGGAGATAAACCAGTATTATTAATCCAATCCTGACTAATCAATGCATAAGCTTCCTCAGTCCTATTAGTCACCCAATCATAAGTAGCGGATTGTACAGCACCCCAAGTAATATATTCAAAAGTATTCTCTGAAAATGAAAATGATGGTATGGCATGTCCTCCAATTATATTCCCAGTAGTATATTGCCAGGTAGTTATGCCACTTTCCACAGCATTCATATCATCCTCAGTCAAATCAACCCCAGTATAAACCCCTCCAAATAACCAGATAGCTATTTTTAGATGAAGTATATTCTTAGGATTAACACTTACGAATGCCCCTATCTTATGATTAGCAATACCTGTAGTTTGCCAGTACTTCAATACCTCAAGTTCAACTGCTCCATTATCAGTAGCAGGATTATTAGGAGTATAGCCAGTAATTGCTTCATAGGCTCTTAATACATCATCATTAGTAGGTGTGATGAGTGTAGAACTATTTGCAGTCCAGTTCATAATATAGTGAGCGGCAGCAGCACAAGTACAAATTCCTAGACTATCATTGAGAAACATCTGATAAGGGTTATTACCTATTTTAGCCCACCAATTAATAGAAGTTGGTGGTATTAGTGTAGGAGCTAAATACTTTTCTAGTTTAAGCGCCCTCTTATCAAATACAGCCTTATTACGTCCTAATTTATAGTTCATAGTATTATTCTACTTTCTTGGAACTACTTAAACAATAAAATAAAGTTGACAACATTACCGTACATTTCTAAAGTAGTGTTATGCAATTAGAGATAAATTACGAACCAGAAGATGAGGAAGTCACTATTATAGTTGATAATGCTGACGTTCTTAAAGCTACATTAGGGGAAAAGAATTTACTAGTGCTTAATAAGAAGTTTAAAGATATAAAAGATGATAACGAGAAACTTTATACTGCACTTAGAAGTATTACCCTGTCTTTAATGGAGCTTACTGAGGTTTAATTAGATATAACAAATTTAACGGTAGGCAAGTAAAAAATTTGCCTAAATCTTCCTTGTCCCTATTCCTAAGGGGCATTTTTTATGATAACTTGATTATTCAATCAACAATAATAACTATATGACAAATGACGAATACTTACAGTTTACAAGAACAACTGCAATCTATCCTAAAGATAGAGAATTAGAATACCTGGGTTTGGGCTTAGCATCAGAAGCAGGCGAGGTGTGTGGAAAATTAAAGAAAGTGATTAGAGATGATAATGGAGTTTTAAGTGATGTAGTAAAGTTAAGGTTGACAGATGAATTAAGTGATGCAGCCTGGTATTTAACTAGACTGGCCGATACTTTAGGTCTTACATTAACTGAATTGTTAGAACATAACTATATGAAACTATCTTCTAGGAAAGAAAGAGGAACTATAGGTGGCTCTGGGGATTTGCGTTGATTATGAACTGGGATGAATATTTTATGAGGCGTGCATATTTAGCAGCCGAGATGAGCAAGGACCCGAGAACTAAAATAGGGGCAGTATTGGTTAGAGATGGTAAGTGGGATATTTCATCAGGTTTTAATGGATTCCCTGCTAAAGTTCAAGATTCACCAGAAAGATATAGTGATAGAAATACTAAGCTAAAAATGATAGTACATGCCGAGGCTAATTCTGTACTCCAATGTGCTAAACTAGGTTATTCTAGTTTAGGAACTACCTTATATACTCTTGGGATGCCTTGTAATGAGTGTATGAAAACAATAATTCAAGGAGGGATTACAAGTATAGTACTTCATAAACAATGGCCAGAGATGACTTATTCTGGAGATTGGGTTGAAGCTTTTAGAATATCTACAATTATGGCTAGAGAAGCAGAAATAAATATTAGTTACTTAGATAAAGTACTAGGGATTAAGGGGTTTTGTGATGGTAAAGAAATGAATGTATAAATTATGGATAATAAAGATAATATTAACTTTTTAGAAGAAATTGCTAACTTTACTTTCATGAGTAAATATGCAAGGTATAACTCAATAGCTGAAAGAAGAGAAACTTGGGATGAGTGTGTAGATAGAGTAGAAAGTATGCATCTTCAAAAGTTTAGGAAATTACCTAAAGAAGATTTGAATGAAATTAAACAAGCATTCAATTTAGTGAAAGAAAAAGGCCTCACACCATCAATGCGTTCTATGCAATTTGGTGGAAAAGCTATTCTTGCTCATAATAGTAGAATGTTTAATTGTGCTGTAAGACATATAGATAGTATTCGTTCATTTTCTGAATCTTTTTATTTACTATTGTGTGGTTGTGGTGTCGGGTTTGGTATCTCAGATTATTTTCTTAACAGGTTACCCAAATTAGTAAATGAAAAAGATAAGAACGGTATTGTAATAACTTATGTAATCGAAGACACAATAGAAGGATGGGCAGACTCTATTGAAGCATTATTGAACTGTTATTTTAAGAACACTGCTTATACTGGTAGGAAGATTGTGTTTGACTATAGTAGGATTAGACCTGAAGGTACTCCATTAAAGACCGGCGGCGGCAAAGCTCCTGGTTATAAAGGATTAAAGCAAGCTCACATAAAAGTTAAGAAACTACTAGATAAAATTATTGAAGAAAATAAGCAAATCAGTCTTAAAACTATTAATGCTTATGATATTTTAATGCATTGTGCTGATGCTGTATTAAGTGGAGGTATTAGAAGGTCAGCTTGTGCCATTATATTTGATAAAAACGACCAAGATTTGATTAATGCTAAAACATTATTTAAAGTAACTAGGTATAATAAATTTGATTTTGACAAGGATACTAATAAATATGAAGGAAAAGTTACTGTAGATGGAGAGAAGTATGAAGTTGTTATTGATAAGTTTGAATATGATTTCTTAGTTAAGGATAATACAATTAGCTGGATACATATCGAACCTCAAAGAGCTAGAAGTAATAATAGTGTATTATTACTTAGAGCTAGTACTACGTTAGAAGAGTTTACAGATATAATTGAAAAGACTAAACAGTTTGGAGAGCCGGGGTTTGTTTGGGCGGACCACCCCCATCAATTATTTAACCCTTGTTTTGAGATAGGGTTTATTCCGGTTACTGAAGATGGTAGATGTGGTGTTCAGTTTTGTAACTTAAGTTCAATTAATGGAGCTAAGGTTAAGAATAAACAAGACTTCTTAAATGCTGCTAAAGCTGCATCGATATTAGGTACTTTACAAGCTTCGTACACAGAAGATATGGTTTATTTATCTAGAGTAACTAAAGAACTTACAGAGAAAGAAGCTTTGTTAGGAGTGTCGATTACCGGGTTTATGGATTCACCAGATATTCTATTAACTGCTGAAATGTTACAAGAAGGCTCTAAATTAGTTGTTAAGACTAATGAATTATGGGCTAAGAAGTTAGGTATTAATCCGGCTGCTAGATGTACTTGTGTTAAGCCAGAAGGAACTAACAGTATTGTATTAATGAGTGCTTCTGGTGCACATCCACATCATAGTAGAAAGTACTTTAGAAGGATTCAATGTAATAAACACGAACCAATCTATAAGTATTTTAAGAGTATAAACCCTCATATGTGTGAGCCTAGCGTATGGAGTGCTAACAAGACAGATGATGTAGTTATGTTTCCTTTAAGTGTAGACGAAAATGCTATAGTTAAAGAAGATCTAACAGCATTAAAGCATCTTGAATATATAAAGTTAATTCAGGAAAATTGGGTATTGCCAGGTAGTACCATACATAATGAGAAGAATATTACTCATAATGTATCTTGTACTATTCAAGTAGCTGATGATGAATGGGAAGAAGTTACTAAATATATTTATAATAATAAGAAAAATTTTGCAGCGGTTTCCTTTCTAGCTAAGATTGGAGACAAGTTATATAAACAAGCTCCTATGGAAAGTGTTTCTACTAAAGAAGATAAAGATAAATGGGATGATATAGTTAGTAATTTTAAGAAAGTAGATTATAAGAAACTTAAAGAAGAGGAAGATACTACTGCTTTAATGGCAGTTGCAGCATGTAGTGGTGGAAAATGTGATCTTTTATAATTAAAAACCATATATAACACTTAGCATTGACATATTTTATGTTCTGTGATATATATGAGTTATATGACTAAACCTAATTTGATAGGTAAAATATTTGGTAAATTGACAGTTATTTCAAAAGCTGATGAACATAAATTTCATCAACAATATTGGAATTGTTTATGTAGTTGCGGTGTTACTACAATAACAACTTCAGCAAAGTTACTTAGTGGGCATACAAAATCTTGTGGTTGTTTACACAGAAAAGATTTACTAGGTAAAAAATTTGGTAACTTAGAAGTAATTCGTTTTGATAAAGTAGTTATAGGAAATGCTTATTGGTTATGTAAATGTAATTGTGGACGTGAAGCTTCTATTAGAGGTAGTAGTTTAATTTCTAAACATACTACAACATGTGGTTGTACACATTTAGCAGGTCATACCAATTGTTTATGGGGTGGTGTAGGGAATATTTCTGGAACGTATTGGTGTACAATGTGTGGAGGAGCTAAGCGCCGTGGTATCCCTGTTGAAATTACAAAACAATATTTGTGGGATGTATTAGTTAAACAAAATTTTATATGTGCTCTATCTGGTGTTTTGTTGATACTAAATTCAAAAAATGGTTGTTATGATGGAAATGCTTCTATTGATAGAATTGATTCTTCCAAGGCTTATATTGAAGGAAATATACAATGGGTGCACAAATATGTAAATTTAATGAAATTAGATAAATCCTCAGAAGAATTTATAAGATGGTGTAAACTCGTAGCAGATAACAACAAATAATTATGAATTATGAATACATGTCAATTAGAACTTAAGAAGAAATAAATATATGACCAAATATGTACTAGGGTTTTTGTTTTCTACTGATCTATCTAAGGTAGTACTCATTAGAAAACAGCAACCAGAATGGATGAGGGGATTATTGAATGGAGTAGGCGGTAAGGTCGAATCAAGAGAATTTCCTACCGATACTATGGTAAGAGAGTTTGAAGAGGAGGCTGGGGTTAAGATAATTGACTGGAAATATTACAGTATTATGCTTGGTACCGATACTGATAATACTCCTTTTACAGTTTATTGTTATTATACAGTAACTGACCCAATTAACGTAAAAACTATGGAAGAAGAGGAAGTTGGAATCTTTGAAGTTAGTGAGGTAATAGCAGGGAAATTACCGATAATGAAGAATTTGCCTTGGTTGATCACAGCAGCTTTGGATTTTATCACTAATCCAAGGCCGCCAAGTTTTATAACTGCTAATTATGAATAGCTTAGAACAAAGTAAATTAGACAAAATTAAACTAGAAATACATCAGGGTTTACTACCATTTATAGGAGAATTTAATACTGAATCATTGAGAGAATCAATAGAAGGATTTTTACGAGTATTACAGGAAGAATTTAATAAATGTAATGCTAATAATGATACTATAATCACTATTGTTCCAGATACTAGTGATTCAAATATAATTAATATAAGTATGTCTTTAACCTATCATAGACCAATAAATAATATAACAATTTACAACTAATGAATAACATACCGATTATTGGTGAGAAGAGAGGTTTCCTTATTATAGCAGAAGGCGCAGATGCTTCGGGTAAGGATATGCATGTAGACCTGCTTAGACAGGCTTTAAACAAGACTGGATTTAGTGTGAAGACGTTTAGATCACCGGGTAGTACAGAATTAGGTGAGAAAATTAGAGAGATATTTAAATCTAGCAATACACCAATCTGTCCTGAAGCAGAATTGTTACTTATGACTGCTTCTTTCGCACAACTAGTTAAAGATGCTATAAAACCTGCACTACAAGAAGGTAATATAGTTATCTGTAATAGGTTTTATTGGTCCACGATTATTTATCAAGGATTCGGAAAGTTTGTAGATAAAGATATTATATCCGCTAATCTACATTTTGTGCTTAATGGTTTGGTTCCAGATTTAACCTTAGTCTTGCATACTACTGATGAAGAGACGGCTAGAAGAATATCAGAAAGAAAGACTACTGATAGATTTGAGTCTGAAAGTAAAGAATATCATGCCAGAATAAAGCAAGGTTTTGAATGGTTAATGAGTTTACAAGAAGCTAGTAAGGGAGCTATCATACCAATTGATAGCTCTGGTAGTATAGAAGACACACATAATGAGATATTTAGATGTGTAGCATTTAAAATAGGACAGTTAAAAGAAGGTACAATAGAAGTGGATTTAGCTAAAAAGATTATTTAAATTTATGGGAAAACAACACTTAGACAATATAAAGATAGTAAAATCAAAAGAAGCAGAACTAAAAAGAGACAAGTTTATTAAAGAAACTGAAGGTAATCATGCTAGAGTGGAAGATGGAAGAAAAACTGAAGTTACCAAAGCTAGATTATCTGATAAAGAAGTTAGTGAGCAGAATAAAGTTACTGAGAACTGGGTTAACCAATACATTAAATGAATAAAGGAGAGACAATTAACGTTTTAGATCACGGATTTGTAAGATTAATTGATTGGATGGGTAATGATGAACGTATTTGTGAAGCTGCTAGAATAAGCTATAAAGCACCTAGTAAAGGAATAGAAGGTGACCGTAAACTGATTCAATATCTTTATAAAAATAGGCATACTAGTCCGTTTGAGATGGTAAAGATTACATTAAATATCAAGTTACCTCTATTTGTTATGCGTCAATATGTTCGTCATAGGATGCAGAATTTAAATGAAGTTAGTGCTAGATATACAGAATTACCTAATGAGTTTTATATTCCTTCTAGTTGGAGAGTGCAAGATACTAAAAATAAACAAGGAAGTTTAGTTACTGGAGGTATGGATAACCAAGGTAATCTTATTGATGATAAATGGAATCCAATTGTAGAACACTATAATCATATTCCAACTATAGAAGAAAATTATAGTAGAATAGATGTAACAGCTACAGAAGCATTAATAAAACATTGTCACTATTCTTATGAGTTATATCAATCAATGTTGGCGCAAGGTATAGCTAGAGAGATGGCTAGGATGGTATTGCCTGTTAATATTTATACAGAAATATATGCTTGCTGGGATTTAAAGAATCTACTTCACTTTATTACGTTAAGAGAAGATAGTCACGCTCAAGCAGAAATTCAGGAGTATGGTAAAGCTATTAAATTAATATGTCAGGATAAGTTTCCTTTAGTAATGGAAGCTTATGAAAAATATAAGTGGGTAGTTTTTGAGTCATAGCTAAAGAAAAGGGTGCTGAGGTTAGGTATTTAACCCAACCTCAGCATCTTGTTATTCGTATAACCCGATCGGGTAGGGAGTAGCAGGTCAGAGAAGGTGATAACGGTAAATACGAAAGCCAACGCCAGTACCATCATAATAAGTTCGTGTATCATAAGTTTAATTTTTAATGTTGCGGTTGTGGTTAAGAACTACTAATCATTTTATTATACCTTAAAATATGATAAATATGATGTAGGGTCCCCCTCCCTCCCCTCTACCTAACTTAAACTTAAATAGGGTATAATAATTTGAATAACATAAACATTATTCGGAAATTTTTACTTATCTATCATACCCCCTCCCCTCCACCAGAATTTTGATTAATTATGGTATGATAACTTGATTAGGAGTTTTATAGCTTTTAGTCAAATTTGAATTTCCCACTATAATCCTGGCTACAGTCGGTGCAAATCCGAGGCTTGGACAAAGTGGATATGGCCAAAAGCCCGTTGTTCGTCCGCAAAGTAGCTTAGGAGGTGACATCTCTTGAGCCAGGGTGACGAATAATGTATCTCTATAGGGAGGGGATTGCGGAAATCTGGCAGAGCGTCAATCTCTGTTACCCAGAATGTATTGTAGGGTTGATCACCTTATTTACTGATTTCACCACCTCCCTGTTTAATTTCAGTTGCCTTGTTGTGTTGATTGGTCAGAGAAGAGGTGGCTTGAATCTTAATTGATTTGGGCCACCTCTACTTAAATTCTAAACATACTTAAACTCAATTTTTAGCTATGAACATTAACTGTGAAATAAAAGACGATATAATCTTAATAGGTACCAAGGTATACATTCCCAGACCTGTTTTTGGAACTGTAGATGAAGATGAAGTTATTGGTTACTATGGTGTATTAACTAAAGAAGGGGAGCAATATGTATTAACCCCTACTGACTATGTTTTAAACACTATAAACTTGGACAAGGAAGGTCTAAATTCTGGATGGAAAGCTAGTCAGTTTTTTCTTAGCTATGATGAGGCTAAAGCTCAGGCAGTGGAATATTTAGTTGATGCTAGTCAAACTGAATGGTTTAAAGCTATAGGATTAAACCAAGATTCTGATAGGTTATACTATGATGAAAATTGTGAGTTAGCTCCTTGTTGTAACACTATAAGTAATATCAGGAATATTCTTTTTGATGTTTGTAAAGAAGGATGTATTACTGGAGTTGCTAGACTAGAGTTAATTGAATTACTGGAATCTCATGAATGCTGTGAACCTAAACCTATATTAGACAGTCTTTTGAGACAACTGAAGATAAAATGGAATGACAAAGCTCCATTTGTAGAATTGCTATAAATTAAAATCCCTGCCAAAGTTATTATTTGGCAGGGACTATACATATAATTAAAAAGGTGGTCCTTGCCGAATAATAATTTATTTCTCCACCCTATTTATCGGATTAAACGCATAAATCACGTTTATTAGGTAGTTTCTATAATTAGGCGATACGTTAGGAGGTGTCATACCACTATCCAGCATAATATCAGATAGTTCTTTTAACAAAGTATGATGATTCAGAAAAGCCTTCCTCTTTATCTTGAAAGCTGCGGTTTCTCCTTCCTTAATAACTAGTCCAAATTGATAATAAACATCATTTTCTTTCTTTATCTTGGTTAAATCTAGAGCGAAGTTACTATATTCAATCAGATTCTTACCTGACTGATAATAGTAACGGTCATTGTTTCTAGTAAATCTGGTTCCGCTAATACTGACTTCACTAGTCTTTGATGACAACCAATATTTCTTTAGATCGGTCTTGGTTACTTGTTCCAGTTCACCTAATTGAGTTATGGTCAAATTCCCTAAACAACCTTTTAATTGTTCAGCCAGATTTTGTGATTTAATCAAGGTTAGAGGATTTACATTGGTAGCTAAATTACTTTGATTACTCCAAATCTCGATACATTGCGTTGGTTGTAGTGAATGATGTAGTGTAAGCTTCTTATCTCCAACCCAATTAACTATCTTATTAGACCAGGTACATCCCTCATTAGTTAACAAGTCCCTGATACTACCTACTATATTAGTACCTAGTTTACCATACCAACCAGGCCCATCAGTTTGGAAAATCATCTCATTTATAGACATATCACATATCTCAAATATCTCCAAAGTTGCAATCTTGTAGTTAGGTGCGAAATAGGTCGGTACTAACAATTTATTAGCATGTCTATTATGCAGTTTAAGACTGGCAAAGTCTCTACTATTTATCATCTTATAAGTTAACAATCCTACTCCAGTATTGATAAATTGAGTCATCCCTAACTCATTTAACAGTTCATTTAATTTATAGTTTCTTCCTTTATAAGTTATCAAGTTCTCTAATGCACACATTCTACTATACTTCCACAATTTCTCATTAGTTCTTAATTGTGTATAATCATTAACAATACCGGCTTCTATATATTCTGCATACTTGGCTGGTACTTCCAACAAGTCTGGATGCTCCTTGATATAATAACGATAGCATCTACTCATCAATAACAAGTCATCATTCCTAATCTCTTTAGGTTGATTATAAGCGAATAAATCAATGGCATTAAATGTCATTTGCTCATCTTTTGAAAGGGCATACCATCCTAGATTTGGTAGTTTTCTATACATTTTAGGAACCTCCCAGCCGAAATGAGCCACAGCTGAAGGTAAATGTACTTTACTACATAAAGATTTGACATCCATATTAACAAGTAAGTATAGTCTTGTACTTGTATCAGGTCAACCATATTACTATTAATTTGACTTGTTGATATAATAGATATTGCTATAATAGAAATATGAAGAAATTTGACATTACTGATGACAACTCTTATAGCGAATTGTATAGATTTGTTGATTTAAATACATTGCCAGCCTATGTTAAAGAAGCGGAAGTATTGACTAAAACTGCTACAGAAAGTTTGCCAGATACTGCTTTTGCTGATCAGATGCATAGAGCTTTTCCCATTAATACTGCTGAAGATACTTATTTGAGTAATGCTTTCTTTATTAATAAAAGGGCTGAACTTACCAAACTTTGTGGTGAAAAGTATATTAATGAGGTAGGTGTCAGAATTGTTAAAGCTGCTCAGATATTTGATATCTATGATGACATTGCTAATTATAATGGTGGTCTGGATGTTAAACAAGCTGCTGATTATACTGAACAGTCCATAGTATCTATTGAGATTGGTGGAAATGAATATGATTTGTTTCCTTATAAGACTGCTGAAGATCTTAAATTTCAAGCATCAGAATTTGTTAAGAATCTAAACAATTACCCATTTAATTGGCGTACTAAAATAGCTTCAGCTTTCGTTGAGAAGGCTGTGGAACAGAATATCGAGGATTTACCTGATTTGATTTGTAAGTATGCCGGTCTATTCTATCCAGATACCAGGGAATTTTCTGATACCCTAGCTGGAAGAATGCATAGGTTGAGTGAAGAGTATCAAACTAAGTATCAACCTATTATAGAGAAGGCAGCTAATATCTCTTCCAAGACTGAGGCCTTTGAACTTTGTAGTGAAGCTTATAATATAGAAAAATTAGCTGGAGTATATGAAAAACCACTATTATATAGGGAGATGGGAGACTTAGTTGATCGAACCATGACACTAGATTTGACCAAAATTGCTGATATGCTGAATGTAGTCAAAATTGGTGGTAGTTGTTATCATATAAATGATTTGCAGAAAGTATCCAAAGATATATATGACAAGGCTTTTGATTGTGGATTAGACCCAAAGAATGCCAATGAATTAATGGATGTCTTGCCTACTGTCCCTCGTTCAGATTTTGAGCTGTTTAAAGAACTATCCGGCATAACCGCACTTTAAAATGTTTGACGCTTCTATCTTAGTCTTAAAAGATAGTTCTAGTCCTGCTTCAGTACTATTAGCTGCAATATTCGATCATTACGGTACTGAATGCTTTGATTGGAACCCTGATATTCTAGTTACTGAGATTAGAGATGATTTTAATATTACTCTATCTCCTATTCAATCAGATAAGTTACAGGCAGCTATTATAGTGATGTCAACCAATCAATTTGAAAATGATTGGCATGTTTTTAATAGTTGTGTTCATGGGTTAAACGGTGAACCTTTTGACTATGATGTTTTCTCTCCTATTGATCCTGAGCAGATTATAGCAGCTTTGCCTGAGATTCAAACTATCAGAACTGGATTTATGGGAGATGAAGTTATTTTCTCAGATGAAGTAAATGCTTATGCTGGTATTATTTTTTCTGAATATGGTTTAATTTCAGCTCCTAACGAATTTCCTTCCGCAATAATGCCTGATATAACTACTGAGCATTATTTAGACAGCCAGTCAGAAAAACAAGCTGCATTGGCTGAAATCTATACTAACAAAAAACAAAAAATCGAAGAATACTTATCTAAGTTCAAATAACATTCTAATGTGCTTGTGGCAGATTGGAATGCACAAACCAGTTTAAATACTGTTTTGGACAAAGATTCGAATTCTTTCAAGCACAACAAATATGAGTAATCATCTACCTGAAAAACTTAATTTATGGGACAGACTCTTCAATCGTTATAAGAAAACTATTCATGCTAGGGGTAGTGAGCAGTGGTTTAAAAGTTGTGGCTATACAGGACTCAGAATTCCCGGTTCAGAGTTTCAACGTAACTATGTTGAGTATTTAATTATTGATAGACTTACTGGGTCTGAAAAAATTGAGAAGATATATCTAAAATAAGAATATGAAAACAAAGAAACCAAAGAAGATTAATTCTGATACTGAAAAGGTTGTACTAGATGAACATTGGAAGAAGTATGCTAAAGATAAAGATCCTTGTAACATCATCCCTGCTCAATTATTTACAGATGCTTATTATATTGGATTTATGAGAGGTAGAGAGGTTGAAAAAGGTTTAACTGATGGAATTATGATTGAAGGAGGCTAAATATGAATGTTTTAATTAATCATTGCTGGTGTTTTGATTCTATTTGGGGAGGTGTATATGACTGTCAAGTGATTGTTAGTATGGAAAAGTATGCTTGTAGAGAAGACATATATGCTGGTAAGAATACAACTGATTGGAATACTATATTAGATAAATTTCAGATTGAAGTAGATGAATTTGGACGAAAGAGAATGGAAGACGTTTATTGTCTCAAACCAGAAGTAGTTCAATGGTTAGATGCGAATGTCAAAGACAAAAATTGCAAAATGGAAGGACGTACCGAGTTATCCCTTTCTAAAGGATGGGGAGTAGGCACAGACCAATACAATGTGAAAGATCAGATTTCCTTTTCTCTCTTTTTTGAGCGTCCAAAGGATGCACTTGCCTTTATCAAACAGTGGAGTGAATACAAAAATCCAGTGGATTATCTCAATTATTTCCAAGATATTAGGCGTAAACTTAATCCCAAAACTGGTAGGTTACAACGAATTCCTAGATGGAATAACTAAACAATATGAGTACTAAAACAAAGAAACTAAAGAAGATCAGTTTTGAAACTGAACACAAAGAACTAAAAAGACAATGGGATAACCTTAAGATTGAAATAGACTTCCTTTCTTTTTCTCTTGGTTATGAGTTAGGGATTGAGAGAGGTAGAAATATCGAAAAAGGTATTAGAGATGGAACTATGATTGAATGATAAATGAAGAAACTCACTCCAGCTCAGTTTAAAGAGTATATTTCAAATCCTCTAGTTAATGATAGTAAAGTTCGTAGTTATTGTGATATTCCTGAAGATAAGTATTTTACTGTAAGTATCTGGCCTGAAGAAGGAATAGTAAATGAAACAAGAGGGCTTCATAGAGTAGTAAAGACTCCTAAAATCTCAAAGTCTAATCAATCAAAAACTACAACCATTTAGATATTGTGAGTAGTAAAGAAGCTATTACCATTCCAGAGATGAGCAGCACAAGCACACCAAGTAATACAATGAAATGCATCATCAGGGTCACGGTGTCTGTAAAATATCTTGCTTCTAAGGTTATCTTCTTTAACTTCAGTAAATATAGAAAGAATATCCTGGCAAGCCTCACTACTATCCTCCCAGCAAGGTAATAGTATCTTGGATTTCTTTATTAGTTCAAAGGTGAAACTCATTACTTCACTTCGATTAAGACACCATCTAGTCTGGCTCCAATCCAAAGCATCAGGTGGAAAGTCTGTATATTGAGTTAAATTCATTTCACGGTAACTTACTAATTGTGTCATTGAGCTATTATATAAGTTACCCAGCATTTTTCCTCTAATCGGGTCAGGTCCGGAATCAGTGAAGAGAGTTGGCTGATATACCCTACAAATGTCAGCAATCTCTCTTATCTGGAGTTCATAGTCGGTATTCTTAAAAATCCTGATATAGAACACTTCTAGATAACCATCATGTCTTAAACCCATTAATGTAAACACAGTTCTGGAGCTTTCAGGATTCACTCCCCAATCAACACCACCAACTATATACTGGTATCTAGTTGCATTACGCTGATAGATGGTATTCATTGGACCTAGCACACATAATGATTTTAAGTGTTCCTCAGTAATAGGTTTACTACCAATATCATAAGCCAGACCAAATACTTCGTTGTAAACTTGTAGAACACTATAGTTACTATCTATATTATGAACCTTATTATATATTTCCTTCCAATCCTTTTCTCTTTGATTGTAATATGGTAGGATAGGTTGAGCTAGATGAAATCCATATAATTCATGTTCCCCTGGGTTAAAGTCAATCCACTGACCTATATTAGTATTTAGAAGCTTGCTGCACTTACTGCAACTCAACCCTTGTTTAAGAATCATTTTTAGAGGCTCATTAGCTTCTGTAAGTGAATTCCAGTGATTGCAGCCTTCACATTTAGTCATCCATTCCATTTGATGCCCCTTCTTCCAGATAGTATTAATAGTATTATCTGTAGTAAGAGGAGTACCAGCATATGTTTCTCGTTTAATTGGACTAATAGCCATGGTTTCATTTACAACTGGTATAATATCCAGATTCATCCCCTGGCACTCGTCGAAGATGTTGGAATCCGTAGCGGGACCTCTAGTACGTGATGCATCCTCACTAGCATAAGTTAGTATGATATTACTATTACTATCAGCTACTTCCTTAACATAGACATCATTTTTAGATAGTTTGCTGATGATCTTTTGTAGTGGTGGGCTGGCAAATCTGGCAGTTAAATAATCATGTGAAAATCTTTTTGTAGCCTGTTCGTTAGGTGCAACATACATCATTCGATAGTAATTATATCGAACTAAATTCAAAGCTATCATATTACTGACTAACGTTGATTTTAACGTCTTTCTTGAACACTTTAATAATAACTTTCTTGGTAGTCCGTCATAGATAGACCGCATCATTGGGAATTTATCCAACTTTTGTGGCTGTCCTTCGTTGTTATATAGATAAAGTTCTACGAGCTTGGATAGAGGACTATTCAAGAATAGCAGCTGTCTTGCTAGAAATCGTGACTTTTGATCCGTCTGTTTAAACAACGCTGCCGCTTGCTGATATATATTATGGATAGAAAGCATAAGGTTAATGAAGTAGATAGTTTAGATCTAGGTCTTTCTATTTGTTTTCATTTTCTTAAACTATGCTTAATTGAAATCCTGTCACTTTTAAACATCTTACTCAAATAACAACTAATCTTAACTAGCTTTACATCTTATGTCAAGATCTGCTAAAAAATACAATTCTCGATCCAAACCCAAAAAACATTCTAAAATTAAAGGAGTGTACGAAACTAATACTGCACCTATACTAAACTCTGCCGCTAAATCGAATGTCAAAAAATCTGATAAATGAAGGAGATACCGTTGTTTTTGCTCAACGGTATCTCGCTGATGATATATTCTCTACTCTATACGGTAAACAAGGCAAGGTTTTATCTGTAAAAGAAGAATATGCTGTAATAAACTTCAATGATGCTGCTGTAGAAGTTTATCTTGAAGATTTGGAAAAGCTTAATACTTCCTCAACCCCAGAATTGGAGAATGAGGAGATTGAAATAGATAGAGTCGATTTGTTAGAAAACCATGATTGCAGTGGATTACAACCAGCACAATTAATAGCTCATAAACTTTTGGCCCAGGAAACCGATCCTGGACTGAATAACGAAATAACACAACTACTAAACATAAACCAGTAAAATGCAAAAGATATCGTTTGAAGATAAATTTAAGAACTATCTTCGTGCTAGTTATCCCATCCTTTGGATCAGGACTCACGAAGAAAGCAGAGTAACCAGAAGTATCATTAATGCGGTTGCTGATGCTAAACAAATAACCATATATAGTTGGGATTGTAAGAGATTGTTGGAGAAATATGTTAAAAATGCTGACAAGTCTGTTATTAACAACTTTGAATCCGTTAAAGGTGGTGTTGGCACAAGTACAGGACCTAATGCAGGACCCAAGGATTATGGCCTGACTAATGCAATTGAGAGCATTAAAGCGTTGCCTAATGGAACTGGACGGAATATTATCATTATGAAGGATTTCCATCCTTATATTGAAGCTCCTGGGCAAGTCCGGCCTATTCGTAATGCCATTGATGATTTGAAGTGTAAGGGAAATATGTTGGTGTTTATATCTCCTATCATTAAGATTCCTGTAGAGTTGGAGAAGGAGATTCAAATTCTGGATTTCCACCTCCCTGATGAAAAGCAATTAGAGGGTATTTTAATGTCCGTAGTAGCCATCTTTAATAAAAAGAATGAGGAGAAGGGTGAGCCGGAAAAGAAGATTGATCCTGACATTAAGCAAGCTACTATTGAAGCTCTGAAAGGACTTACATTTAGTGAAGCTCATGATGCAGTAAGTTTGGCTATTATTGAGAATCATGAATTTAATGCTTCTTTCGTCCTTAGTGTATTTAACGAGAAGGTTAAACAAGTCAAGCGTGGTGGTCAGTTACAATATCAACAATCTGATATTACTTATGAGCATATTGGTGGTTTGGATGGCTTGAAGAAATGGACAGAAGTGAGATCTAAAGCTTATAGTCAGAAAGCTAGAGATTATCATTTGCCGTACCCTAAGGGAGTTCTACTGGCTGGTGAATTAAATTGACGAATACCTTTGGTTATGGTAAATAATATATTCGTTAGTTTTTATGCCGGTCGCTCTAGTAATGGAGCGAAGCTTACAGCGGAAAAAATCGGGGACCCTATTAAAAATGAGGGAATCCGACCTGAAGGTTCTATAGATTATTCTATTTAACCAGGGGCAGAGCATAGTGGATGTAATAAGCCACCAAGAGACCGCTGCAACCTAGAAATAGGTTGAATATATATGCCGAACTATGTGCGTAAGATACTAAGCCATAGAAGTAGAGGATAAAAAGCCTTTACGATAACAAAATTGATACCAGGAACAGGGAAAACAGCAATTGCCAAAGCCACTGCAAATCAGTTTGGCTTTCCGTTGTTTCAGTTAGATATAGGAAGTTTATTTGGTAAGTATGTGGGTGAAAGTGAGGAAAACTTCCGTAGAGTAATTGAAACAGTTGATAGTATTGGACGGTGTGTGTTGTTCATCGACGAAATTGAAAAAGGTCTGAATCGTAATGCAGTATCTGGTGCTGGTGACTCAGGTACATCTTCTCGTACGTTTGCTACACTATTAAGTTGGTTGAGTGATCACAAATCTCCCGTATTTGTTATAGCCACCACTAATGATCATACTAAACTCCCACCCGAGTTTATTCGTAAAGGCAGGTTTGATGATGTATTCTGGGTCGACTTGCCTACACTAGCTGAGAGAATATCGATCTTTGATGTGTTAATTAAGCGGTATTTTCGAGAGCCAGCCAAGTATAACCTGGCTAAACTTGCTGAGAAGACTGAAGGTTTTACTGGTGCTGAAATTGAAGAAGTTATCAAAGGTGCCATGTTTAACCGGTTTGATAAAGATGGTAAGGAATTCACTAACACTGACTTGCTGGATGAGATTAACAGTACTCAACCAATCAGCGTTACGTCCAAAGTTGATATTGATGCTATGCGGGAGAAGGCGGTGGGCAAGCTCAGAGTTGCTAGCGTTAGTGGTTCAGTGAAAATGTTTACCATGGATGAAACTAAGCGAAGAACTGAAGGTAACGGTGAAGACAGAGCGTTAGATCCGTTTAACTAAAAATATGGGGAAGCTAGCATTAAACTAGCTTCCCCTATCTATTTATGGGAATGTTCGATCAAATAAAATGCAAATATCCATTACCAGTCACTGAGTTTCAAAATACTACATTTCAAACCAAAGATACTCCTGCCCAAGCTTGTGATTTATACGAGATTAGGGAGGACGGCACACTTTGGTATGAGAATTATGATCAAGAAGATCAGAGTGAACGAGGTATATGGATTAAAAATCATCCTGACCAAGAACCTCCAGAAGAATTAAAGGGGTTGCGAGGATTCATAGGTTGTGGTGCCAAGGTTAATAGACGGTGGGAACAAGTTATTTTTACCGGAGAGATTTGTTTTTATGAAGCTCTTGGAAAAGATTATACTGGTTGGATAGAGTTTTCCGCCTACTTCGAAAACGGAAAAGTGGTAAGACTTAATCTTATAGCACATAAAAAACCTGATTAATTATGAAGAATGTAGCATTGCCTGATTTGGAGAAACGGACTAGAAACTTATTTCAATCAGGAAAATTAGTACAAGTACATGTCAGTAAATGGAGTATGATGGTAGGAGCAGATACCAAGGATTTAGGAATCGAGGAAAAAGATAGTAAAATCCCGGCATTTGTGACTATTGGAAAGAAAGCACTTTTTACTGATGAAGTTAGGTTGGTTTTTTCAAGAATAGAATCGGCAGCCAGGGCATACTTGATCCACAATTCACATCAATATCCAATAGCTGATGCTCATTTTGTCCCCACCAAGCTGTTAGAGAAGGTTAGTATAGAATTGGATAAGTACCGAGCCGAGTTTTTCAAGCAAGTTGATAATCTTATTACTAATTACGAAGTATACAAACAACAAATGCTGGACAAGTACCCGGATTATGAAGATAATCTGTTACCTTGTTATCTACCTATAAGTGAAGTTAGAAGCAGGTATAATTTTAGCATAAGTTTGTATGAAGTAGCATTTCCGAAGAAGATGGATAAGGTGACAAGGACGGAAATTATTGCTCAAAATTTAGCAGCTGAAAAGGCCTCAGCTAAATATGAGGCACTAATGAAAGAACAATATCAGCATCATTTAACGCAAATGGAATCCTTTCTTAAAGAGAGTACTTTGGCGTTGCGTGGTGAGATAGTAAAGACTTTCGAAGTGATGGCGCAAAAGATACAAAATAGAGAAGTTATTTCTGGTGCAAATTTAAAGACAATGAAGGCAGCTATTGATAGTTTTGATGCCTTGGATTTTCTTGATGACCAGAAAGTTAAACAAAATCTGGCTATTGTAAAGAAGTTGATTAGTTCTGGAGCTGATTTTAAATCAGACGCTGAGATTGTGCAAAGGCTTAATACAGCCATTAATACTACCCTTGAAACTGCAAAATCCATTAGTGATATTGACACCTTGACCGGTGAGTATACTAGAAGATTGGATTTTGATGAACTATGAATTATGGTAATATTTGAAGGAATGCCATACCCGTTAGATATGGTATATATTAAGTTGGCAGGTAAGACAGAAATTGTCAGTATTCCACTTTTTGAAGCAGTGGCAATTCTAAATAATGCTTCTTTTGATTATAACGGTAGTAAGGCAAAATCAATAGAAAAAGGAGTTGAAACTTATGTCTTTAAAGGTGATACTAGTAAGGAAAAGAACAAGGTATTCGTAGTGCCTAAAGAAAAGCTTAGAATAACGTTAGAAGCAGATATTTACGATAACAACAAAGCAGATAGAATAACAGATTTAGCTATACAACCAATGGATGAGTTGTTGGTTAATGAAGTAAAAAAATTAATTGAAATTCAACAATAAACAACACATAAATAACATATGTCACACACTGTAAAAATCAACACTCAATTCAAAACCGAATTCATGACCTCTTTTCAAAGAGCGCTTACACATTTCGGTTGGAAGATTGAAAACGACAGCAAAATCAACACTTATCCTAGTGACCCGGCTAGAAATGAGGTTTATCCAATGGTGGCCAAAAACCCCAATAATGGATATGATATCGGAATGAAGTTGAACGAGACTACCGGAGAAATCGAACTGTACGGTGATTTCTATGATGGTAGCATCTCCAAGACTTTGGGTAGTAACTGTGAAGCATTGAAGCAGGAGTATGGTTGCTGTGTCATTGAAGACAAACTAGCTTATGAAGGCTATGTTGCGACCCGGCATGTCCAGGAAAATGGCATTGTCGATATTTACGCTGAATAAGCTATGGTGAATACTGCTACACAGAAGCAGGGGCAGCAAGGAGCATGGGGTAATACTCATGCTCCTTCCAAGCCTTTACACAAAAAATATGAAGTTGGCCTGTCTGATAAGTTAAAGAGCAGGGTTGCTAATTTAATTCTTAATTACTTCTTGTTTGAACAGCCACCAGCACAAAGTATTAAACTGGTTGACAATTCTTTGCGTCAATTAGATGAAGTTAATAATGTCTGGGCTGCTAGTGTACAAACAATAGTATATTATAAGAAGATAGCTCCTAGAGTACATACTTCTAGAGTAAGATTCCGCATCCTGTGTGAAAAAGATATCACTAACATCGAAACATCAAAAATTAACATCCACAAAAACCAAGTAATATTTATATGAACAAACCAAAAATTCACTTCCAAATTGCCAAAGACGGTAACGTTACTGTCATGGACGTTAAGGGAGCAGGCACTAGTTGTCTGGAAACTACTTCAGGTATCGAAAAGGCGTTGGGTATTGTAGACGAGAAGTCTCGGGCTACTAATGCCAGTGCTTATGAAGACCCTGAACAGATTAAACTCGAAAATACCATCACTGAATGAAAATTCGTGTAGGTACTGACGGTGTTATTTCTGCTGTCTATTCTGATAAGTTAATGAACATGAATCTGGGTAAATTGAAAGTTACCAGAGCTAGTAATGTTGAGTTTAATGAAACTAGTCAGGAATGGGAAGCTAGAACACCTGAAAATGAGTTGATTGCTCATGGACCTAACCGGGATGCAGTGATTAAAGAAGAAGTTAGAGTCATTGAATCTAGGTTGTAAGTAGTAGAGGGAGGTAGGCATTTATTTTGTCTACCTCCCTCAATTTATATTCTTATGAAAATAACTAAAAGAGGTAATAGATGGTATGACGAAAATAATAATAGTTGGATAACTGAAGAATCAGCTACTCTATACTCACCTACCCTAACTAATTGTATATGGTGTAGAGATTGTAGTGATTGTATTAATTGTAGTTATTGTAGTCATTGTATTAGTTGTATTAGTTGTAGTGATTGTAGTTATTGTAGTGGTTGTAGTAATTGTAGTAGTTGTAATAATTGTAGTCGCTGTATTAATTGTAGTAGTTGTAGTTATTGTGTTGATTGTAATGATTGTAGAGATTGTATTAGTTGTAGGTATTGTAGAGATTGTAGTTACTGTGAATCAATTTATGATCTGAGTAATAAGATAAGTTTTGCAGCCCAATTTAAGGATAGACAAGAACCAACTATTAGGGTGGAAATAGATATTAATGATAGAAAACTGGAACCAGATTTGTAGTATAGTTCTTTATTTATGAGTGAAAAAATAGTATTTAATTTAAACAAACCCAGCCCAACTTTTATAGCTAGTGCAGATATTCATTTAGGTAAGAAATTGTATAATTTCCCTGAACTTGAAGAAGATTTACGAGATAATTTTGTGAGACTAGTAGAATTAGCTATTGAAAAAGATGTACGGTATTTAATTATTGCTGGTGATCTATTTGAGGATAATAATTATACCAAACCACATACTATAGCCTTCATAGCTAAATTAGTGGCAAAATTAGCCTTACATGACATTAAACTGATAGGAATTGCAGGAGATCATGATAAGCCCTTAAAAGGTGAAGCCTGGATAAGAATTAGTGATATTCTACCAGTTACTATAGAACCATCTTTTACTGGATTGGACTATTTTGATTACTCTTATGTAACTGTCGATGAATTAGTTACAGCTCTTACAGGAGATAAAAATCCTGAAAATATTAAGTGGATTTTCCTACATTGTCAATTTCCACAGTTATTCAAGATGGCAGAACCCAAGAAACTAATAGATTTCAATAAACTTGAGTTATTTAAGAATTTCCCTAATTTACAAGGTATAATAGCTGGAGACATTCATTCCGGTCCTGAAACCAAGGCTTATGGTGTTAATAGAGAGGCTTATGTAGGTTATACTGGTAGTTTGGGTATAACGGATATAGCTGAGTCTAGAACTGTAAAGTCAGTGTTATATTGTGATGGAAAGAATCTAATTAGACTTCCATTCCAGCAAAGAAGAGCCTGGAAAGAAATTAATTTTCAAGGAGAGGCAGCTGTAAATTTTGATGTTTCAGCTGAGTTAGAATGGATAAATAAAGAAAAATTTAAACCAGTTTTGAAAATAAACTGGGACAATAATAGTGACCCTTATATAAATAAATTAACAGCCTTATATGAAGCGGCATTGGTTAAATTACAACAACATCCAATTGGTTCGTTAACAAATGATGAATGTGAAGAAGTACTGACTAGTCGATCAGATATTACTACTGACGTTAAAATTGAAAAAGCTCTACATTCTTGCTGTGATGGGGATGAGGATTTATATACCTTATCTTTATCTTTGTTAAATAATGATGTCAAAGACACATTAGACCAATTTAAAGCCAAATATGAATTATGAGCAGGCCGGGTTATTGGAAAACAAAAGATGCTGGTGAAATACCTTATAGTATAATGGAAAATAGCCACGTTAAACATGCATTACGGTACTTACGCAAGACTATATTAGCTACAGATACTAAGCCGAATTATAGAGTATATTGTGAAGGTAAGTTAATAGAGTTAGGAGAAGAAGCACAAAGAAGAGGTATAATTACTTCAGAAGATATAACTACTGATGCATTAATGGCTCAGATAGAGGTGTGGCAAACTGAATGGGATAGTAGACGAACTGTGATGCCAGTTATACAAAGTTCAATTCATACTCCATCTAATATTGATTTAAGTAATATATTTAATACAATACCAACTCCTATTAGTATATATAAACCACGCATTTCAGTTATTATAGATGTGGATAAAGAGTTAAGTAGAGTGACTGGTTTAAGAATATACAACCCTAATAAAGAATATGATGAGGGAATGTTCATTAATAGGAGATTGGATATGGAACTATGAACACAGATGATTATGATTTAATAGAACGGATTATTGTAGTAGGTGATCGACTAGTTAATTATATTGATTATCCTCCAGATAAATATGAAGCTAAAGCATTGGAAGATTGGAAAGAAGCTACTAGAATATTTAGATCAATTATAGAAGAAAATAAAAGAAATCTATGACAATAACAAAAAGAGATAATAGATGGTATGATGAAAACAATAATAGTTGGAATACTGAAGAAGCAGCTACTATCTATTCACCTACTCTAACTAATTGTAGTAATTGTAGTGATTGTATAGGTTGTAGTGATTGTACTGATTGTAGTTATTGTAGAGATTGTAGCTATTGTAATAATTGTAGTGATTGTAGTAGTTGTAGAGATTGTATTTATTGTAGTAGTTGTATTAATTGTAGTAGTTGTAGAGATTGTAGTAATTGTAGAAGTTGTATTGATTGTAGTAGTTGTAGTAGTTGTAGTTATCATGGTGATTGGATTGATGATAAGAAATATATACCAGAAGTTAGACCGTTTATAGATTGTAGAGATAGACTATTAGACCCTTATTTATGAATATACAATAATGCAATTATTAGAATTAACATTACATAATTATAAGCTGCATAGAAACAAAACTTTAGCTTTTGAATCTGGTGTAGTAGGAATAGTGGGAGGTAATGCTAGTGGTAAATCTAGTATTATAAGTGCCATTTGTTTCTTATTTACTGGGGAAATTGATACACCAAAGAAATCAGATTGTATTACATTAGGAGAAACTGAAGGTTGGGTTAAGGGTAAGTTCTTATTAAATGGAAAGGAAGGTACACTAGAAAGACATTTAACCGGCTCTAAAGTTATATTAACTTATGATGATGTTGTTTATAATAAGACTACTGAAGTTAATCAGCTTTGGAATGACTTGTTACAAATAGACAGCACTATCTTTAATAATGTTATAGTAGCTAAACAAGGTGAAATTCAAAGTTTATTCAGTGATGAAACCGTGGTCAGAGAAAAAATATTTCAAAAAATATTCATGGTTCCTAATACTGATAAAATAAGAAACACAGTTTGGGATAACTATATAAAAGTATGCCCACCAGAGAAATTAGAGGAAGACGTTCAGTTACTTATTGTAGATCAGACTAACGTAGCTATCGAACGTAATAAAGCATTGGCCAAAATAGAAGAATATACTATTGAATTAGTAGATGAACATACTTTAAAGTGTTTCCAGGATAGGATTAATTTTCTTGAAAAGTGTATTACAGACCTGGATAAAAGGCCGGAATTAGAAAATCAGAAAAACTTATATGAAGTAGAAGTAAGTCAATTACATCAAATTATTATCGATCTTCAAGGTAGTTTAGAAAATTACCAGTCTAGCCTGGAATTACTCAATAAACTTAATGAATTTGTTGAAACTAGATCAGTATTTAACAGGAGTCAATCTATAATATCTGAACTGGATGCTATAACTAAAAATATAGATTTAAATTTGTTGGCAGAGAAAAGGAGTGAGCTTATAGTTGCTGAAGATAGGAAAACTAGTAATTATGATTATCTACTCGAATGTAATGCTGATTTAAAAGAAGTTTTGAAACAGAAAAACAGTTTATTACAATTAAAGGGTCATGCTAATTGTCCTACTTGTTATCAAGCATTATCGGATGTTCAACCTTTGTTAATTAATCTACAAGTTACTGAAGATGAATTGACTAGAAAAATTAATAAAGCTAATACAAGTTATCAAGTAGATTTAAAAGATGTTCAAAGATTGAATATTGAATTGTCTAAATATGATTCTTTGTTATCTAGAAAAGGTTATCTAGAACAAGAGCTGGCCAGGACTAAAAAAGTTACTTATTCTGTACAAGAACATACTAATACTCAAACTTTATTAGATGGTAGGCATGATATAGAAGGTGAATTGACCAAAGCTAATAATAGGTTAATCGAACTTGATGCTGAAATAAGAGTAATTAATGAAAAGTTAAACAATCTGGCTATTTATGATGGAGAGAAATCAATAGAAGAGGAATTAGCTATATTACAACAAGTTATAGAGAATAATAATACTACTAAAGATAATATAGCTAATCTACAGTTAATTAGTGGTAAATTAGAACATGAGCTGACTTTGTTAGAATCTAGAATAGTTCTTAGCCAGAATAATCATACTTATAATATTAGGAGGAAAACCTACTTAGATAAGTTGAATGCTGTTTATGATATGTTTGCAGTTCATAAGTTTCCAAGAAAACTGATTGAAACTTATATGGATAATGTACAAAGCTATATCTCTAACTATCTGGATTACTTTGATCTACCTTATACTATAGTAGTAAAAGACGGGTTTAGGATTAGGCTATGTGATAGTGCTAAGAGAGTACTACCCACTGTTTCAGGTGGACAAGAGGTAATGATTGGGTTAAGTTTGAGACTGGCTTTGCATCGAATGTTTGCCAAAGCGTTCCCTATTCTAATAATAGATGAAGGAACAAATCATTTGAGTGAAGTGAATAGGCAAAATTATTTTAATTTGATTAATGAACTTAGAAAACAAAAGGTTATCAATCAAATTATAGTAATAGATCATGATGTTGGTTTGAGCACAGTAGTTGACCAATTAATGGAATTATGAATAAAGTGAAAGAATTATGAAGAAACCAAAACCAATAACTGTAAGTCAGTTAGATTGGAGTGAGTGTATAGAATATTTGGAGAAGAAGTATGATTTTGAATCCCGTAATTATGCCAAGTCTAGTTATAGTACGTTCAATACAAAACCTTATCTAGATTTCTGGCATTATATATGTGATTCTCAAAATCCTTCTAATGGAGGTACTATTTATTTTGATAAAGATAGTTTGGATATATGTAAGTTTAATCATGAAGACAAAGACTTGCCTAAAGAGTTTAGAGGCTGGCGAGAGAAGATAATTGGGTATATCCTCAACGAATTCGGGGAAGGGAAAAACAAACAATGTGAATTCAAAACTGAATGGTAAATTAATTATGAAAATAACAACTAATATATATGGCGTTTTCTTTAAAGGAAACAATGGTAAATGGTCTAAGAACCCGGTTTACGAAGAACTAGTAAATGACAGGGAAATTGCTTCTAGTAGTGGGCTTGAAGAAACAGCCTCACCTAGAAAGCATAGAATAGCTTATAATAAAGCCTCAGCTAGAAATCTACATAAGAAAACCAAGCTTATGCGGATGGTTTGGGAAGAAGTTTGATTATATGTTTTTATCTGGAATAATTGTAGGATTCCTGGTTAGACATATTCTATGGTATTCTGATAAGAGAAAAACGTTAGTCAATCTGTTTAAACATAATAAAGATAAAGATGAACATTAATATAACTAGAGTTGATGGAGCTATTTTAATAGACCCAGCACCTAGTTATATAACATCTTATCTACAATATTCACACAGGAGCTTTGGTTTACAAGGCTATAAGAGAGTTAACAAATTCGAAAAGAAAGAATTGTACACCGCAGCTCCTGAAAGTGGTATTATCTCCTTTGCTGGGTTTTTTGACAAAGTTTCTAAGTTAATTGAATCAGAGAATGATACTCTGGTAGTAGATGATTGTAGAACATTTGTTAAAGAACCCAACTTAGCAGCAGTAAGAGATATTAACTGGGATGGTATAGACAGTACTGGCTTAAGAGACTATCAGATTCCTTTGTTAGTTGAGTTTTTGTATAAAGCTTGGGCAGGTAACGGTATTTGTTGTGCAGCTGGTGGTGCTGGTAAAACTATATTAATGGCTTGTACTTATGCTGCTTTTCAAGAAATAGGTCCAACTATTATAGCTATGCCGTTAAAAACTATATTTGATACAACTTATCTTAAATTTACTAAGCTATTTCCTAACAAGCATATAGGTAGAGTAGGTGGTGGTTTTAATGATATTTCAAATGATATTACTATAACTACATATAAATCATTAAAAAATGCTTCATTAGAGAAGTGTAAGTTATTGATAATGGATGAGATACAGAGTACTACTGGTGAGACAACGGTATCTACATTAAGTAGTATTACCCCAGTCAGAATGTTAGGGTTTACAGCTACAGATAAAAACTTGTTTAATGGCGCTGATAAACTGTTAAAAGGTTTATTTGGTGAAAGATTAATATATTTCCCTTACGCTGATGCTGAAGCTGCCGGTGCTGTAGTTCCTTGTAATGTATATATGGTTAGAGTTCCAGATTCTGCTAGATTTAGTGGAGATAGTATGGATGCTAAGCTGATTAGAGGTATAAAAAAGAATGAGGTTAGGAATAAGTTGATAGGTGAAATTTGTAGTTCCATTCCTAACAATTGGCAGAGTTTGACGTTTGTAGATCATATTGCTGACCATCTAATTCCATTATACAATTTCATGCCTTCTGGTACTAATTATGTACATAGGGGTCAGGGTAAGGAATTTGGAGCCTTTTCTTTAAATGTAAAGACTCAAGATAAAAATTTGAATGACTTTAGAGAAGGAAAATATCAACACCTAATTGCGACAGATGCTTTGAAAGCTGGTTGTGATTTGCCTGAAATTAGAGTAGTAATTCAAGCTAGTGGTGGAACTAGTGAAGTAGAAATATTACAGGAAGCTTATAGAGGGGCAAGAACAGCTCCAGATAAAGAAGGTTTTTTCTTAATAGACTTTCTAGATAACCACAATGAAACGCTTGAAAATATGGCCATGAAAAGAATGGCTATCTATGAAAAACAAGGTTGGAAAGTTAAGATAGTAAATACTCCTAAAGAAATAGATTGGAGTTGGAATAAAGAAGAATTAAAAGAATTATGATAAATGAACACAATATTGGAACAACAACTTAAGCTTAAATATAATAAGGTTAAAGTTAGTGGAGATTGGTTTTATATCCCTTGTCCTACCTGTGCACCTCATAATAAGAATAAAATGAAAAGATATGTGCCAGCAAATGGATATAATAGTGGTTGTTTCATTTGCGGAATTAAACAGGATGTAGCAACTCTGGTAGATGGTTACTATATACCTTCTAATCTAGTAATTGAAGAAAAGGAAGAAGTAAGAGAAATAAACCAACTATCTCTGGTTCTTCCATATAATCATGCTATTCCAGTCAATCAATTAGCAGAAGATCATCCAGCAATTCAATTCTTGTATAAAGATGAATTGAGAGACCTGGATACTTATGCTAATGAATACAAGATAGTGTTTGTGCCGTTTGAAGGTGGTAGGAACTTTCATAATGGTAGAACATATATTACTAGTGCTGAGAGACTTATATTCCCGGTATACTTTAATAATAGTCTGGTAGGTTGGCAAATGAGAAGTATTCCTGGTACTATATATGGTGATTTGCAAAATGTTGTAAAGTACTACCATCTATTTCATAAAGGTGATTACTTATATAACTATGACAATGCTAAAAAGTTTAAGCAAGTAATTGTAGTTGAAGGGGTTAAGAAAGCTTTAAAATTCCCTAATAGTGTGGCTACTTGGGGTTGTTGTATATCCAAGAATCAATTAAAGTTGATACAAACCTGGCCGGAAGTAGTTATGTTATTAGATTCAGATAAGAATAATGACAATACGCAAAAGATGGCTAATAAGTTTGTTGATAACATTAATTTAGGTGGGAGTTCCAAGGCCATAAATATAGATTTAGCAAAATACGATGCTTCTTCACCAGATGACTTACCTAAGGATATCTTGCAAGAAATAGTTGATAATGAATGGAGGATAAATGTACATTGAAAATTCGAATACTGCTTTAATAGAGGAATTTTGCTATGAATTTGCTAAACAATGTAATTATGTGCTTACTAAGAGTTTAAAAAGCCAGTTATATAATCCAGTTAGTAAAGCATTGGCTATTAGTAGAGAGTTAGAGGTAGAGCCAAAAGTCTATGTAGCAGCTCATGTCTATTTCTCTCCTTTATTAAAAGGTTATACTAAACTGACTCCAAATCAGCTGTATACTAGAGATTCCAAGACTTATGTTGAAGAATATCTTAAATTTGACAGACATATAGATAGAGAGTTTGAGACTCAATGTAGAATATTGGCTGAATGCCTGGATAATGGCTGGAAAGAAAGATTAGCTTTATTAAATTCTACTTTAGACTTTTTACCCTGGTTTAGAGTATTAATATCTACGGAAAGAGATGAAGAAATTATTAGAGTATATAGTGATGTAGCTACTAATATGTTAAGAAATGATAAACCTCTGCTAAACTATCTTAAGACAATTAAATCAGATAGTGGTCAGGGATTGGATTTTTCAAGGTTACCTAGATTATGAATGATACAAATTTTACTGAGCCTTTAACCGATGCTGATTTTTCGGAATTGTTGATTAGGCATATGCTATTATCTCCGGAAGTGAGTAATAAAGCTAAACAATTGAATATTGTAGGAGATGATTTAGTATTGGATGATACTTATGGTAATCAAGTATATAAAGAGCTGGTAAATATCATTAATAGTATAGATGTTAGACCAGTGCCAGCTAATACATTGTTGGATGGCTTAAAACATAAATTTGAGGATGGAACTTTAATTGATAGTTTAAAAGATAATACACTTGAACTATTTGAGTACTTCTATAATGCAGATAGGTTGTTGGAGAGTCCTGAGTTCTTTGATAGTAGATTGTTACCTTTCCTAAAGAATAGGAGGGCACAGAAGCTTATTAATAAGTATAGGGATGATGTTCATACCTTAACCAGTGAATTAAATAAACTCAATTTAGATTTGGCTGGCGATTCTCCTATGAGCAGGCCTAGGGTGATGAATCCTTTTAGTAGTATCATATTCAAGACTAAGAGTAGTATGATAGGTACAGGTTTAAGTAAGCTGGATGAGAAGTTGGATGGTGGACTATTATCTAGTGAATATGCTATGTTGCTAGGATTTTCAGGTGGGGGTAAATGTCATGGAAAAGGTACTAAAATATTAATGTATGACGGTTCAATAAAGAATGTTGAAGATATTAAAGTGGGTGAATTACTAATGGGTAATGATTCAACATCTAGAGAAGTACTTAGTTTGGCTAGGGGTAGTGAGCAAATGTATAAGGTAATTCCTGTTAAGGGGGAACCTTGGACTTGTAATGAATCTCATATCCTTAGTTTAGTATGTAATACTCAATGTGGTTTTGGTTATCAATATGGTAAGGGAAATATAGTTAATATGACAGTTAAGGATTATTGTGCTCTAATAAGAACTAAGAAAGATTGTCTTAAATTATATCGAATTGGTGTTGATTATCCTGTTAAACCTTTGAATATGGACCCGTATATCTTCGGTTGTTGGATAGGAGATGGAACACGAGCAGCACCGAAGATTACAAATACTGATCCAGAAATTATTAGTGTAATGATGGAATGGGCTAAAATCAATAAATATAAGGTCAGACAGTATGATATTACTTATTGTTTTAGTAGAAAACCTGAAATAAATATATTTCGTAATGAAATAAAAAGAGCTAATGGTAATAATCAAAAGAGAATTCCTAGTGATTATTTGATTAACTCTGAAAGTAATAGGTTGCAGTTATTAGCTGGTATTATAGATACTGATGGATATCTACATCATAACTTTTATGAAGTTGTAACTAAGTATGAAGGTTTGAGTCAAGATATTCTTTATTTAGCTAGAAGTTTAGGGTTCGCAGCATATAGTTATCCTAAAATAGCTACTATGAAAAGAGAGGATGGATCAATATACAGATGTAAAGTATATAGAGTTAATATAAGTGGACACGTAAATAAAATTCCATGTAAAGTTATTAGAAAGCGGGCTGGGATAAGACAGCAGATTAAAGATGTATTACATGTTGGTTTTACTGTTGAGCCTATAAACGATAGAGATTATTATGGTTTTGAATTATCAGGTAATCATCTTTATCTTTTGGGGGATTTTACAGTAACACATAATACAGCTGTAGGTACTAATATGGTGGGTATATCTGCGGAAATGGGTAGAAAGGCGGTTTATATATCTTGTGAAGAGCATGAAGATGATTTAAGCCAAAGATTCTATTCCAGAGTATTTAGAATACCATATAGACAATTAAGACAAGGTAGTGCTAATATAGAATTGGAATCAAAGTTTAATGAAGAATTAACTACTGAGAAAATAAAATTTTTAAAAGATAATCTCTGTTTAATGGGTTTAAAGGGGATTGATGGTGCTATAACTCCTAATCTGCTATATGAATTGTTAAAACAAAACTATGAAGAAACTGGTTTTATACCAGAACTAGTAATGCTAGATCAATTACAATTCATAACTCCAGATGCACCTATAAGAAAGAATATGCAGACTTATGAGATTGAAGGTATGACTGCAGCTGAGTTAGACCAATTATCACATAAACAAATAGGTGGTAAAGGATTTGTATTGTGGGTACAGCATCAAGCTAAAGGCAAGACTAGGGCATATTTTACTATAGATGAAATTCAAGGTTATAAAGCAATAGTAAATAAGCCAGACTTGGTTTTAGGTGTAGGCAGAGCTGGTGATAAAAGTGATGAGATAAACTTGTTTCCTTTAAAAATAAGACATTCAGCTGACTTTAAAATAACTCTTAAGACTGAATTTGAATATATGACAGTAACATCCACGTTAGTTACTAATGACTTACCATATCAAAATTCTACCATGACAGAAGTAGATCGTACTGGTATTAGACCAGTCACTTATTAAATTTTATGGGAGAAACACTTAATGAAGATACCTTATACTATTTCTTATGCCCATTTAAGGATAGGTACTATACGTTATATTTAGGCTGGTTGAATAAGATACTAATTGAAGCTTTTAGGAAGTTGGGTGAGGAAGAGGGACATATTTATATACAGAGTGAATTTGAACAACATACTTTCATTAATTATATAGACCAGCCCCTTTTCCTCATCGAATTTGATAAAGAAGGCATTGAGAAGTATTATAGTGATGACCATGAATTAGAATTAGAGCCGGAAGAAGGAGAGGTTTATAAAGATAATGAACCTGACACTATTAATTATCCAGCTTACTTTACTAAAGGTATTGAATCACTTCTAGATTATAAATTAGGCAAACATTTATATGCTAATGTAGAAGGAGAATGGATACAGATAAAATTATGATGACAATTGATGAATTTTTAACAGAATATAATACATATAGAGTAGCTGGAGCTTCATTTATACAACCTTCAGGAGATCACGAAGCCAAGTTGATGTTAGTTCTTAGTTATCCTAGTTATGATGCTCTACAAACTGGTAACTTATTAGCTGGGGATAATGGTGATGAACTTAAAGCAGCCCTGGATTTGGCCGGCTTTCAAGAATCTGATTATTATTTAACTGCTATGGTTAAATTTGATGTAGGTTCAGCCGGAAAGCCTACTAAACAGATGATTGAACAATGTAGCGGTGTACTGGATTTTGAGATTAAAACAGTTAAACCTAGATTGATCCTTACTTTAGGAGCTGAGCCGTTTAAAAGGATTAAGAAAGAGAAAAGCAAGGTTACTAGTTATTTAGGCAATATTATAGATTGTCCTTATGACTGCAAGCTGTTACCTAACTATTCTCCTGGAATGATAGTTGGCCAGGACCCTACACTAAGGTCTGCATTTAGAGAGGTGTTTACTCTAGCTAAAAGATTTATAGAAGATAAGCTGGATTATACTAGATATGATAAACTAGTAGTAGATGACCCTGAATTAAGTAAAGTTATTATACAAGAATATATAGATAAGAAGGCATTCCTAGTAGGTTATGATGGAGAATGGAAGGGGAAGAAGATGACTGATGATGAGGTCATGTATACTTTTCAGTATTCTTGTGAACCTAATGTAGCTATTGTATTGGATATTTCAAAAGATGGTGTAACTGAGAATAAAGAATTACTTGATACAGTAAAGCCATTATTAGAACATCCACAAGTACAAAGAATGGGTTGGAATATTAGAGTTGATGATGAAAGGCTTAAATTGAGAGGGTTTAATTTATCTGATGACACTCTATTCTTTGATGGTATGAAAGCTTGTGGATTCTTAGATAGTAGGTATCCTAAAGGTCTAGAAACTGGTATTAAGTACTTCACTAACTATAAACCTTATTATAAAGAGATGCCAGATCTCCTCAAAAAGCATGGGTTGAAGTGGGAAGAGTTAGCCCAATTAAAGTTATTAGAGCCTGATTTCTTTTATGAGTATTGTGGTGGTGATGCAGTAGCTCATAGGACTGCTTGTTTAGCTATGAAGGAAAGTATGGATAAGTTACCAGAGAAAGTAAGAACTTACTTTTATAATACATATCTACCTTTAACTCATTATTTCATGGATTTGGAGTTAGCTGGGATACCTATAGATTTGGTGAAAATGGAAGAAATGACTAATCAATATGTATCTAAATATGAAGAACTTAAAGATATATTAAAAACTAGATTAACTGGTATCTTCCCAGATTTTAATCCAGCTAGTGCACCTCAAAAGAAGAAGTTATTATATCAAGTACTCGGTTTAGCCCCAGCCTTTTATACTAAAAAAGGAAAGATTAAACCCAGAGCTTGGTACGATCAACAAAAAGCAGGTACAAAGAAGCATTATTCTCCTAGTACTAATAGTAAATCATTAAGTACTATATGTTTCGATCTAGAGAAGGAATTGGAAAAACCACAACCAGATAACTTAATACAGGATAAATATATTATAGTTAAGAATCTATTAGATTTAACTAGAGTAGGAGTATTTGCTACTAAGTTCTTGTGTAAAACTGGTACTGAGTTTGAAGAAATAGATGAAGCAGATCTGGAAGGTGATGCTGACGAGGATGCCAAAAAGAGTTCATATTGGGCGGCTATTTGTAAAGATGGCAAGATTCACCCAAGTTTTTATGAATGCTTGGATAACTTTAGAAGTAGTAGCAAGCCTAATGTACAGAATCCAGCTTCCAAAGTGTTAAGTAATATCCCTAATATATTTGTGCCTGGTTATAGTTTAATGAGTAAAGATGACCAAAAGAAGAATTATCATCTAATACCAAGTAATCTTAGACATATATTCTATTCCGGGGACCCTGATTGGTATTGGGCTGAGATCGACATAGCCAGTGCCGACCTCGGAATATTAGCATTCCTAAGTAAAGACCCTAAATATATAAATGACATTCTTAGTGGTGGATTTCATTTAACCAAAGCTAGAGAGTATTTCCAAGACCCAAATGTAACTAAAAACGATTATTCTAAATATGTGTCAGCAAAGTCTATTACATTTAGAGTATCATACACTTCAGAACTATTAGCTGCCTCAATGCCTATTCAAGCAGAGATTTATGCAGAAAGTGGCATTTATCTACCTATTCAACGTATCGAATATGCTTTGAAGACATGGGAGCAATATACACAATATATGGAGTTTAGGAAGCAATGTATGCAGCAAGTAGAAGAATATAAGTATATAGAGAATGCTAGAGGTTTAAAATACCATTTCGAAGATAGTGATGACTTTAGAATATTGGCTGGTTGGAAGAATGAAAGTTTGGCTTTTCCACCTGCTAGTGAATTAGCATTGTTTATGTGGGATATATGTGTAACTATGAAACGTTATCTAGTTAAAGAAGGGGTCTGGATGAAGTGGATTAAACCAGTAAATAGTGTTCATGATGCTGCATATTATCTTGTACATAAAGATGTTATGAAAGATAATTGGTTTCCTGAAGTTTGTAAGAACTACTTTACTAAAGAATGTAAAATAGCTACTGGTGATACTTTAGGAATGGAAATGTCAGTAGGAGATAGATGGAAATGTAAGGAGGAGGCTTTTCATGGGGAGACGGTCTGGGACTTCAATAATAAATGCTGGAATTGGAAATAAGTCTGATTCTATAGCAAACAACAAACAATAATAACAACAACTATATGTTAATAATTAATCTAAATACTAAACGTGTCAATCAAAGCACCATTGACCCCGACATTGTAATCTTGACTGGTGCATCACAAGAACTGATTACTAGCCTGCAAAAGCATGTATTGTCAGCGTCTGGTACAGCCAAGATTTCAACTAATGAGATTCCGGTAAATACTAATAGGGTTAGTAGGACAGTGCCAGAAAGTACTTATGCTTCAGCTGATTCAAATTTCACTGAGAACTTTGAGAAGCTGAGTGAGGTAATTGATAATATTACCAACAATGCATTTGAGCCTGCAGTTAAGGTTAAGACTACAAACTCAAAGCCTAACCGTACTTTGCTCAGGAATAAGGTTAAGGCTAAGGCTAAGAAGAATGTAGTACCTGCTCCTTATACACGTGACTTGTTGACAGTAATTGACGATCTTTTAAGTAATGAAGACTTTGTAAGTGAAGTAAGAGCTACCTATCTTGATAGAGGTAATTTCATTTCTGAGAATACCATTCTTACACCTCAAAATGTTAAAGTAGCATTGGCTTTGTGGGGGTATTATGGAATACAGAATCCATTTAGCTCTAGTAACGGAGTTGATACTATTAAAAGTAATATCCGGACTAGCCAAGATACTATTATAAGGTTGAATTCGAAGTTTAAAATTCTTTATGTAGAGGGTGATGGTTCTTCAACCAAATATAGTGTTAGTGAAGAATTCGATCAGATTGTAAGACTGGTGCTTGCTTCTGACGAATTTATGGATCTTGCTCAAGTCTTGCCAGCCTATAAAAGTTAAGTAAATAACCTCAGCCCCAATAACATCTAGTTGTTGGGGCTTTTTCTTATGGATGACCCAATTTTATACATAACATTTAAAGATACTGTATCTAGTAGTAATGACAAAGGTTTAGGTATAGTGGTTGAGAATTTACGTAATCAACTTCTTAATGTAGCAGACAAAATTAAGGCTGATCCTGAAACCATCTATCATTATATTAGACAAGATTTACCTATTCTTCAGATTAATTTATCAGCTCCAATAATTGTATCGCCCAGTGCTGGCTGGCCCCCACCTCAAGAAACAAATAATACACAGATTAATGGTGAACAAACTTTAATAGATCAAATTTTCAAAGATCTAAAGAAAACCCATAAAAGTGAAGCAATAATCAAATATATGGTTCAAAATTCTGGTATTGACCTTACCGTAGACCAGATAGCCCAAGGAGCTTCAATAACTAAACAAGAACTGACTTCCTGGTTATCTCAAACAGCTAAAAAGATTCCTGCAATAGAAAATACTTCTAGAGGAATATACAAATTTAACCCTAATCAATTAACTTAAACTATGCCTGTCCCAACTAATAAAATCAGCCTCCTATTTACAGTTCCTTTAGAATCGAGTGACTCCAAAGTAGTAAGAGCTGCTTATAAAGAGCTAGCTTCCCAAGTCCTAAGATTTGCTGAAGCTATTAAAATTGATCCTAATATCATGATTGTACATACTACAGTCTCTGAAGACCTCAAAGACCTTAAAGCTTGTACTCATACTATAGTTGACCCCAAACTAGCAGAACTCCAAACCATTAATAAGAAAGTAGCTAGTGGTAAGTCTGCGGTAGATAATCCTAATCAACCTATTACTGAACTTTCTAAAGGGTTTGAAGATGAACCGGCTAGAGTTACTTCAATGCCTATGTCTGAATGGAAGGAAGAGAAGGAGGCAGTATCTATTCCAGTAGTAGATGTAGATAAGTTGAAGGAGAAGCTGCTTGAGCAATTTCAAAGATTAACTACCAAGACCAAGGCTGTGATTGAGTTTCTAGCCAATAATCATGATAAGGAAGTAACTAGTGAAGAGATTGCTACTGGAGCTAAACTAGAAGCTAAAGAGATTACTAGCTGGCTTAGTCAAACTGGTAAAACAGTTAAAGCACTTGAGAATGTTAAACGTGGTGTTTATAAGCTTAATTCAACTAAGGTGAAGATTTAATTTAGCAGCTCCTTAATAGTAAGTATTCAATTACTGAAATTAAGGAGCTTTCTTTAATTATGTTAAGTACTTTAAAACCATCTAATAATAGCAAAGTTAGATTTATTCCGAATCATAATAATACGTTTGGATTGACACACGGTTCACCTAAGAATGGTGGGACATGTATTGGTGCAACTTGTGGTCCTGGCGGTTGTTTGGATATAAGAGATGGGCTTAAACGCCAGACTTGTTATGTTTCCAAGATTGTGCAGATTTATAAGAATGTGGGAAAAGTTTTAACAAGTAATTCTGAATTATTGGTGGGAAAAACCCAACCAGAAATGACAGAGTTACTTATTAGAACTTTTCAAACATTCAAAGATAACAATAAGAAGGAGAATTGGTATTATAGACTTCATTGGGCCGGCGATTTCTTTTCCGAAGACTATGCCAGGGCTATGGTCGAAGCTTGTAGTACATTCCCAGAAATAAGATTCTGGGTATATACTAGAAGTTTTGACTTTGTACCTATTTTAGTTGAGGCTTCAAATTTAGCAGTATATCTTAGTTTAGACCCGGTAAATAAGGATAAAGGGTTAAAGATATATGAGGAATTGAGATATAGATATAATAATGTAGGGGTGGCTTTTATGGGACCTAGAGATGTTACCAATATTAAGTTTATTAATTGCCCGGAAACTCACGGGAAGATAGAAAATACTAAAGATAAAGGAGCTTGTGCCAAATGTAAGTTGTGTTTCACTTATACAGATAAGATACAACTAAGAAATATAGCATTTAGCTTACACTAAATTATGATAAATGAAGAAACAAGCGTAACAGTGGATTACATCAGAGATAATATTGATGAATTATTATCTTTGGCAAAGGAGAAGTTTGACAGGATTTATGGGACAGATGCGCATAGTAGAGAACCGATAGCATTTACCCAGTTCGTGCATGCTCTAATATCATTTAGAACTGATATGTTAATTGATTTTTTAGGCAGCAATATAGATGATTTGAGGAAAGCATTCTTCTTAGCAAACGAGATAGATTCCGATGACCTGAATTCTATTGATTAATTTATATGAAAAAACTATACGATTATTTAACCGGAAATTGGGAACATACAGACCTTAGATGTTCTGTTGCTGAACAATTAAAACATATAGATGAAGAATGTCGGAGTGCTTATGCATTAATACCTAAAGTAACTGAGGTAATTGCTAAGCTACAAAAAAAAGAAAAATTAAGTGAACTTGATAAAAATATTATAAATCTTGCATCGGCTCAGTATACATTAACTACAATAAATGTTAATAAACGATTTGCATATCTTACAGGACAAGGACGAAATATTAATGAGTTTTTAACAAAGGTAATTGTAGGTCTTACTGTTATCTTAGTAGTTATTACAACATATCCTTGTATATTTCATGATATATTAGGTTGGTTATATCATATAACAAAAATGTCGTAAATAACATATCTATATGGGTAATCAAGTATTAACCAGGGCTAGTTATTGGACATATCTACCTAATTCGACTAAATCTTATTGGCAGAAGTTGGCAGATAGAAATATAGCTATTATATGTACTCATAGGGCAAGTTCTAGAACTTATCAAGGAGAAACTAGAGTAAGAATTGCTTCTACTGCTGGTAAATTCGGTAAAGCAGCAAAGATAGTTAATTTAGATATTTTAAAGATGTTAAATGATGGGTATGTCTGGCGAAGCTACCCATAAAATCAAAATTCCCCACAAAAAGCACCACAAAATTAAAAGTCTGGTCTAAAATAATTCGTGACCTGTTTATCGTGTCGTGATACAATTAATCAATAAACAGGATTAACTGACACTAACTAAACACTAATTATTATGAACAAGACTGATACTAAACCTATTATCGTTAAAATCAAGATTCTGGACCAAACTGGACACACTACTTTGGAACAGGCTATTGATGATGCAATCAAGACCGCTTTTACCTATAATTTTACAAATGGTAAGAACATTAATGTACGTGGTGAAAACGGAGTAGTTCCTTTTGAACTATTCGCCAAGGATATTAATGATACGGAAGGATTGCTCAGTGATACGATTAGACTCCATAAAGCTCTCACTCAATTCGAAGACCCTTTAATTTTCATTACTGGTGCTTTGGCTGGTGGAGCGAACTAAACGCGGAACCCTCGGAGCAAATCTAATACTAGTAGGTTTGCTCCACTTAATTTAAACCTATGTCTTTTATCTCACCTGAAAACTTTCAATATTACGCTAATTACTTTGCTCAACTAACAAAAGCCAAATTAGACTATGAAATAAATAGATCTGAAAAATATGTTAGTGATGATCAAGGGAATTCAGCATATCAAGTAACCTTTCATCCAATTTTTAAGAATATTACGACTTTAGACCAATTAGCCTCAGTTTGGTCAGCTGCTCCCAACCCTATACCTGTAGATGCTATTAGAGGTGGGGTTATAACTGATGAGTTGCTTAGAAATCCCAACTGTTGCATAGTTAGTGGAAGTGTGTATAAACAAAACATTACTTCAATTAAGTTTTATGCTAATAGTGTGTTTGATTCAACTAATTGTAATGTAAAAATTTACTTAATAAACAATACTGTCCTTGAAAGAGTGGTAAATGCTAGGACTATCAGAGTATGTAGTTTGGGCAGTCTTTATAACAATGGTAAGATTGTTTTCTGTGGTGATGAAAACACTCCCTGGTTTAATTATATAGATAAAGGGCATATCATAATATTTGCTTCTGCTGGAGAACAGATGGAGGGTAATAGCCGTACATTTGTCACAGATGCTATAACTTTGGATATGAACTATATAATTGCAGCAGCTTCCATCTATCCTCCCGCCATAGATGATATATTACAGAACAAAGCATTTATTCCTAGTAAGGATAGTAGACTAGCTTTGTTAAGGGTGGAGAAAGCTATTCCAGCCAGATATCGAGAAGCTTATTTAGCTAGAAAAGCCAAGATACAGGAAGACTTTAGCAAAAATACCACTAATGTAATGATTGGTAAATTGACTAGGAAAGAAAGTCCGTTTATTGAGCTTAACGGTATCAAGATAACTGCTACCAAAGCTGATTATATAGCTGGTCATGTAACAATAGAAGCCAATAATCTAGCTGAAGTTGTCTTTGCTAAACTAAATCCCAATGAAACGGAATGGGATATATTCACATTGATAAACATATATACTGATTGGGTTAATGAACAATTCAGAAACTTGCCACTTAATGCTGATGGGTCTGGCTGTTCAGCAGCCAAATCGTTCTCATTTAAAATCAATGATATTCCGTTAAAGGTGAGTTGTTTTACTGAGAATACTAGGAGGGCGGTAAATGATCACTTAATCAATGTAGATGAGCTGAGTGCTGTTCTTAAAAGAGCTAGTTGTTATCAAGCAGTTGAAGGCGAGGATAATGTAAAGAACTTTGACAAGTTTATTTCTAATGTATCCAGGCATTCATTGAAGATTCGTGATATCTGGTCTAATGGTATGCCAGTTAAAACTGTTTACTTAGAGAGTGACAGGAATAGTTACGGTAAACAGGCTACTATGAAGCATCCTAAGCTAAGGTTTATTCATAAAGATAAGAAGGGTTTCTATCTAATAGTGAATCAATATGATAGTAAGAATAAGTCTAAGATCATTTCGACTAATGAGTATAGAATAGGTAAATTTGCAGCATTCATTAAAAGGGTGGAACAGGCGAACAGAAGTAATTATATGAATTATGTTCATGATTATAGTCGAAATTCTGAAGGTTACTATCTACCACTATCAGGAACTAACAAATGTGCAACTGAACTATTAATTATTTTAGCTGAATTTGCTGGTGATATTACTGAAGAGGATAAGAAGGCATTGATAGGTTCCATTAATTATGAGCTGAGTGAAGCTGAAAAGAAATCTGAAGAATTGTTGAAAGAAGCTTGTCAACTAACTAACTCTAAAGAAGGTACTAGAGACGGCAAGGTTGGCTATATAGTACCAGGAAAGATGAGAACTTATTTCGTTGAAGCTGAAGGTACCCATAAAGTTTACGATAATGACCCCAAAGCTACTAATCCTTATTTCTGTGTAGTTAATAAAGGAGATATGGGTGTAGGTAGAGATGCATTAGTAGCTCGTATATTCGCGCTACATAATGACCAGATGATGGCTAAACAAATTCACACATTACAAAGATAAAAAAATATGACTCGTGAAGATTTAACCTTCGCGACCTGTTATCAACTAGCACAACTTATTTCTGAAGACTGGGAAAACCAGCCTTCAGAAGTAAAGCATGCTATTTATCTATTAAAACCAATAGATGAACCAGGTGAATTATTTTGGGGAGTTCCTCCAATAGTAAATCCACTTAAGTTAGCAGCGTCAGAAAGGGAACCAGACTCCATAAGATTGAATAGAAAACTATATGAACTAGAAGTAGTTTCAAAGTGTTTTAAACTAATAATTGAACATTCTGATCAATGGCAAACACAAAATTCTGACGACCTAAAAAAGGAAATCATTTCAAGAGTAAAAGAATATGAAGAAGAAATCATTAGCATCTCTAAACCTGTGCCTTTTACATGCCATATCCAAATATGATGATGATTTATTAGAAGAACAAGGTGGATTTATATTAAAAGAAGTTGGTGTGGATAACTATGAATTTGTACCAGTTACTAATGCCTTAACCGGTACGCATGCCGCTAAAGGTTTGTATATAGCTGAAACAAGTGAATTTAATAATAAGGTTGCAGCTAGAACATTTGATGATACCTGGACTGTCTTTGCTAGTTATCATACTCATCCTTTAGGTATGCGAGCATTACCTAGCAATACTGATGTCTCAAAATTGTTCACTAATTTCCCGGTTAACTTTATCTATGCTCCTGATAGAGAGTTGAATAGATTTGATTATAACCCAAACTATGTTAAAGATGGTTCTGATAGTAAGTGGATTTTTACTAATGTAAGTAACTTTAATGGCTTTAAAGGAGATAATAAAATTGAAAAATGGATTGAATCTGAAAATTTATGAATACTGAAACTAATACTGAAACTAAACCTGAAACTAATACTGAAACTAAACCTGTTATAGAAATAGATCCTTCATCAGTTGGGCATTTTTGTACTGTTAAATATGAGGATGAAGAAGAACCTGTTGATGGAATTATAGTTGAATATAATGATCCATGGTTTCTAGGTGATCCAACCGTAGCAGTTTTTCTTTTAGATGCGTATATAATTGATGCCTCAGTTGAATTGGACCAGATAATTGAAATAAGAGGGCTTGTAAAATCTGATAAATCTAAATGAAATCTAAAGTAAAAATAGATAGGATAGGAATTGCAGGACAAGGCGGAATTGGGGCTTTTTTAACTAGATTCTTGTTTGATTATGGAGCTAAACGTAATCAATTTGACTTTAGTGGTTGTACAGTTGATACCTTCGATATCGATATCGTCGACGCCTCTAATCTTCTTCATCAAGATTTTACAGATGATGATATAGGTAGATACAAAGCTGACATTGTGGCTGAAAAGTGCTTAAATCTTGTAAATCCTAATAAAAGGTTTATGGAGGTTAAGGATTTTGAGAACTATGATGTTATTTTTAGCGCTGTAGATTCCATGTCCTTCAGGTCTTCACTCTACAAGTATGGATTCGATCACCCTAGTTTGATGTGGATTGATGGAAGATGTAGTTCTAGACAGGTAGGACTATATCACTCTAAATTGAGTAGAACGGTATTGGAAAAGGCAATTAATGATAGTAAAGAACGTACTGGATGTTTGTTGGAATATGACAAGAAAAATAAAACTTCTCATGTAACTCCTCAAATAATCGCTGCTATGATGACTCAAACTTTTCTCAATTATATTAGAGATGAATTACAGCTTGACCCTGTTGTTCTTCTTTTGTAATATGAGATACGAAAATTAAAGCGAGGGTTGGCATATAATCTATACCAACCCTTCAAAACTAAAATATAAACAATGACAATAAACTAATAACTAATAACTAATTAAATATGGCAATTATTCGTGCAAGTAAAGCGTTTGAAGGTAGTGAACTTACCCAAAAATCTGCAACCTATATCAAGTCCAATACCCGGATAGTGGATTTTAAGAATAAGGAGAATGGTGTTTACCTATTCCTTTTAGGGGCATATAAAGAAGATAGTGCTGGTAATGGTGTGTGGTATAAACCGGTTAAGATTCGTGATAATTACGGGGTGAGCATGTATAAAAAGAAATTTGCTATCCAGCCTAACTGTCCAATTGAGTATTTTGCAAATAAAGTGCTGCAATTTGCTCCTGATATGGCTAAGAGTAGGGAGATCGAGGAAGATGGCAGAAAGAAATGGATTTATCCAGTTTGGGGTAGGACTGCTTGGAGAGTGCTGTATAATGCTGCTATCTTCAATGATTATGGCGCTGGTGTTCATGTTTTGGATTTGCCTCAATCTGGTGGTGCTAGTGTGATTGATGAACATGTGAGAGGGAAGCAGGCAGATGGTTCACCAAATCTAGATATTACTGACTATGAGCATGCTGTTCCAATCAATATCAAGCTAGACTTGAAAGTGAAGGGTCAACCGTGGAAAATAGCTATTCAGACGCAAAAGACTTATCCTTTGCCTCGTGAATTGGCAGATACTGATTATTTGTATAATCTGGATGAAGTTATTGCATATCCTGATAAACAAGCGCTTATTGATGAGCTTAAGAGTCTTGTACCTGTGGATATATTTAGAAAGGGCTTGGAAGGTTATTCAGATGGTCTCACTCCTGAATTTACATCTACTCCTGAAACTCCAGAAGTAGATGTTAGGTCAGAAGTACCTCCAGTATATGAGAATCCGGTAGCTTCCATACCAAGGTCTAACACAGCTAAAACTGTGGCACCAACTGTAAGTATTCCAAAAGCTAATACTGAGCCTAAAGCTTCAGAACCAGTAGCTAGTAATAGTGATGTTTTGAAACGGGCGCAGGAATTCTTGAAGAATAAAGTTAAATAAGTAACTCTGGGAGCACTAATATTAATTAGTGCTCCCTTTTATTATGCCTACAAATAACGACGAAATATTCCAGAAATTGCTGGAAGCTACAGAACATCAGTTTAAGAAGAAGTTTAAAGACACCAATGCCAAGTTTATTCTAGCTAGTGAAGAAAAGCCAGCTATTGGATTAATAGTAGATAATCCGGCTCTAGAATATATATTAGATAGAAGGTTTTTAGCTTACGGCAGATTTTATCTAGTATATGGTAAAAAGAGTTCTTCCAAGACTTCCTTATTCTATGAAATTGCCAAGATATTTCAAAAGAATAATGGCAAAGTAATCTGGCTTGAGACTGAAAATGCCATTGACTTGGATTACGCTAAGAGCCAGGGTGTGGATTTGGATAGTGTAATGTTAATTCATCCTCAGACATTGGAAGAAGCATTAAGTATAGCTGAATCATTTATTAGGAATTTAAGTAAGCTAGATCCGGATGGACAGATGCCTATTTTGATTTGTTTAGATAGTATTGCTGGTAGTACAACTGAATATGAGCAAGACACCTCTAATAATGTAACTGATACAATGCCAGGAGCACATGCTAGACTGCTAAGTAGGTTTTATCGAGAGATGGAACATCCTTTAGCAAATGAGCGTTGTGTGTTTCTGGCATTGAACCAGTTAAAGAAAGCGGTAGGTGGATTTACTCCGTTTGGTGGTGAAGCTGAGAGTATGATGGGTGGAGAAGCACCTAGATTTAGCAGTACATATCAAATTAAAATGGAAAAGATTAAGGATTTGACTGCTGAAGGAAAAGATGATGGTCCTGAGCGGAAATTTGGCTCCATTCATCAAATAACCTGTACTAGAAATAAGTTAGGGAGGGAAGGCAATACCCAAAGAATTAGATTCGATCTATATATTGAGGGTGGTATTGATTGGTATTCTCCATTAGTATCTGAAACATTAGCTAAAAGTTATAAAGACTTGGTTACTGCTAAAGGTCCTAGGTACTCATGGAACATACCTGGAATGACTTATATTGATAAAGATGGTACGGAAAAACCTCTCAGTACTGAAGAAAGTTATTATGATAGGGATTTAGGGTATATGATAGCCCATAGTACACAAGCTAAGGAGGCTATTAGAACTGCTTTTGGAATCAGACCTCTTCCACCTCAAGCAGTAGTGGAAGAAGTTGAAGCTGAAAGACTTACTAAACGTAAGAAGAAGAAAGATGAAGAGAAATCATTATGAAGAAATTAATCAAGAAATCTAAAGTAGTTAAACGAATTGTCAAACCAATTGTCAAACCAGTCAAGGCTAAGGTAAAGACTAAGATAAAATCCAAGACTAAAGCTAAGCTGGTAAGAAAGAAGATCAAAGTAGAGGAACCTATTGAGCCAGTCAAGTCTCATATTGCAGTGCTTACAAATGTTGAAGTTAAAGTACCTAAGACAGCTGAACAGACTGCAAACTCAAGTACAACTACATTTGAGAAAGTAGTCAGAATTAGTAGCATGCCATTTGAGCAACAGATGTCAGTAGTCTTTAATCCGTTACAAACCATGACTAAAACTGAATCTCCTCCAAACATAAGTGAGGCCACAAAAATAATTGAACATCAAAACGAAAATGAAACAACAACTCCTGATAATAACACCCCATAGTTTTGTAGACCTTATCACAAATAGTAGTACCGAGCTATTCGTGTGTAGTACTAAGAAATCAGTTGAAATGGTCGAGGAGCTTTTAAAGAAGCTCCTCCTAAACCATAATGAGATGCTGGATACTCCTAATCAGTATGTTTTTTCCGAAGTATTTAAGCCAGTGGAAATAGCCAAATATACATATGATAAGGAGTTATTCTCTAAAGATGTAGTAGCTAATTATCATAATTATCATTGGGAAGACGATAATTATAAATATGTTTCACAAAGGCAAAGGCCCGATTCTTATATCCAAGCTGAAATTGAAGAAAATAAGCTGAGAAAAGAACATCCTGCCATTGTAAATCGTCGTAAGTATGAGGAGGATGAGACAAAGGAAGAACAGAAAAAACGGGAAGAAGAAAATCGAGATTATTGGAAACAAGAGAATAGAATTTGGACTCAGGTAGGTGTAGAAACATTAGGAACTGAAGTTGATTTGTTTATTGAATTCCTTAAATTAAACAAGGCTGAGCAGTATATTGATTTAGTGAATACTTGGGCAGATAAAGCTAAAGAAGATCACTTAAAAGAGCAAGGAGGTAAGTTTGTTGGGCTTCATAGAATAGTAAGTGAAGCTGAAGCTAACGAGGATAAAATACCCAAAGAATTGGCTGAGTTATTTGACTTCTTTACTTTGGTTAACGGATATGAATTTTCTATCCATAAAGGTCAAATTCTAATCTATTCAGCTAATGATAACACCATTCCTTATTCATTGTTTGAACAAATAGCTGAATATTTTTCAGCTAGACGATATCACATAGGTTAAATACATGATAAATACATTAAAGATTACAGTACATAGTTTCGTTGATCTAATTACGAATAGTAGCACAGAAATCTACATTCAAGCTACACAGAAGACAATAGAATCAATTACCAAACTAGTTGATAATATTTTAACTGTGGCTGGTAGTACGTTTAAGTGTGAGGATTTGTTTGATATTACCATAGATAAAGAAAGTTTCTATAAGAATTATTATCATGGTGAGGAGGAAGGTGAACCTAAAAAGACAGTAGAAGAATTTTTTGACATGGAACTTGAAGCAGATGCATATAGAGATATACATATAACTGTAAAAGCCAAGATTAACACTTTGGCAGCTAAACAAGCAGCTGAAATATTAAGTAGCTTAACTAGTCTATTTTGTATGGAAGCTCGCTACGATGGATGATTAAACATGTTAAAAATAAAAAGAAGAATTGAAAAAGAAGCGAATTATAGTGCGGTATTCTTTGATGGTAAAACATTAAGAATACCGCTTAATCCTTCTAAACCAATCACAGAATTACGATATCCAGAATTCTATGACCTTAGTTTTGGTGATAAGTGTGTAACTGGAAAATGTCCATGGTGTTATGCTAAAGGAAATCCTAAAGGTAAGCACTATTCTAATATAGTAGGCAAGATTGAGAAGTATTTTGGTTCAATGACAGAGAACCAACGTTGTTTCCAGGTAGCTGTTGGTGGGCAGCAAGAACCATTAGAGCATCCTGAATTCTGGGATGCAATGAAGTTGCTAAAAAGTTTGGATATTGTTCCTAACTATACTACTAACGGAGTTCTATTTGATGAAAATGTAGTTAACAAGACTAGAGAACATTGTGGTGGAGTAGCAATAACTCTACACCCTCATTTAGAAGATGATTGGAGGAAAGCGTTGGATTTGGCTATTAAGTGTAAACTTAAGGTTAATATTCATTTTATAGTATCAGATGAAGATTCAGTAGATAGGTTAATTACACTCTATAATGAATATAACGGCAAAATTGATTACTTCGTTCTATTACCTTACATGAATGTTGGTTTTGCTGCTAAGAACCCTAAAACCATAGCTTATGATAAACTTGCTGCTTGGTTAGATAGTGTCCAGAATTACGCTAATATTGCTTTTGGTGCTAACTTCTATAAGTTCCTTAATACTAATAAGAGGTGGGATGTCTCATTATACCCTCCAGAAATCTTGAGTAAATATCTAGTATTAGATGACAATATGAATTTGTATAATAACAGTTTTGAAATGAAGCTAGTTAGATATTGACATTAGTGTGTAGTCTGGCATATTAATCAATTATGTCAGACTACATTCTCAGCTTAGATAATGGTACAGGCAGCACAGGTATCGCTATGTTTGGACCTAATGATTTGGTTAGATACGAAAAGTTCCCTACTAAAAGTACTATAAACTACCAGAAAGAGGAACAACATATAACTAGAGTGGATGTTCCAGCTCTTAGAATACTATTAGTTAATTGGAACATACCTAAAGATACTATTGTACTGTTAGAAAGACCACTTATTAATCCTACTAGATTTAAAGCCAGTATATCTGCTGCTAGATGTTTTGAAGCCACTATTATAGTATTAGAAGAATTAGGCCTGGATTATAAAGTGGTTGATTCGAAAGCTTGGCAGAGAGTATTACTACCTAATATAGAAGGTAGTAATGAACTTAAGAAAGCTTCATTAGAATTAGGAAAGAAATTATTTCCTAACTTAAAACTAAAGAAAGATGCAGATAGTTTGCTGATTGGATACTGGGCCAAAAATAAAGACAAACTAGAAACAATTAAACCTATTAAAAAGAAAATAAAATTATGAAAACTTAACCATGACTAAACCTGAAATTGAACGCTATATCTCTGAAATACCTAGACAAACTGTAACTGAATATATCAACTATTGGAATACTATAAAACCTGTAAATAAAGATGAATACTATAATAGATTTGTATTTAGTCATCTTTCTGTGCATTGTAGTTGGCGAGCTAATATAAAAGCTTATAAGATGGTGATAGGTAGAGTAATACCTGATAAACAAACCTTAAAAGATGTAATATCTTATAGTGGGGTAGGACTTATTAACCTTAGAACCAAAGGTATGTGGGAGTTTAAGGAATCATTCTATAATAACCCTGCTCAATATTATAAGTCTGAAGCTGAGACTTGGGATTGTTTTCGAGATAGAATAATGAATCTCATACATGGATTAGGATATGCTAAAACAGCCTTCGCCCTGGAGTTATGTTATCCTAATGAAGCTGAAGTTACTTGTTTAGATGTGCATATGCTTAGATTATATGGCTATGATAAGTCACAAACACCTAATAAAGCTTTATATAAGGAATTTGAAGAGCATTGGGTTAATACTTGTAAGACTAATAATATTCCCCCATTCATAGCTAGATCAATATGGTGGGATAAAAATCAGGTTAATACTAATGAAAGTTTGGGTAAGTATTGGACTTATGTATTCGAAAAATAATGAATATTTTCTAGTCAGTTAATTAAAACTAAAGTTAATTGACTAGAGAGTATATGGATAAACTAACCCAATTCAAAAATCTAACTTGTATTAGAGAGTTACCTATGAGATGTTATAGTAAGAAATTTAGAATATTACACGAACACCTGCCTAATATAGATAATGAAGTCTATTATCATTTAGAATGTCTGGAATGTAATATGCAATTTGCTGTAAAGGAACTATATGATAAGTGACCCTAAAAAACAAATAGTGGATATTAATAAAACTTTTGCCAAAGAACTGACTGTCAAATACGATAAAGGTCAAAGAGAACATGGTGGTAATTTCTATGCCAAACCTACAGTAAGTAATATTAGGGAAGAGGTGGTTGATCTAGTAGCTTATACTCATGTTCTGGAAAAGCATAAAGATAAAGTGGTTCAAGATTTATGTGAGTTATGGGATAAATTGAAAGAAGCCAAATGTAAAAAAGAATTGTTAGATAGGCTAAGTGTTATTATAACTAACACTAAATATATTTGACATATCATATTCTATTAATTATATTGAACTTAATGCAAAGTTTAGTTACATCAATTAAAACTACCTACTCCCCTAATAAGGAAGGTAGTTGACAGGGTGTATTGATATTTTACACCCTAGGTTTAAGTACCTAGGGTTTTTTTGTGACAATTTGTTTGAGGCGTTACTCTTGTATTGCAGATATTGGCAAGACCAATACTCTAGTCAATATAGGTGGGATTCGTTCCTGCTAGCTGTTGTGCCTTTAAATTAACAGCTCGGTTATTATAATGTATGGTGATGAACCTAGAGTATAATAGCGTGCGGTGAATATTGATTTATTCTATAACTAATTTCTGATCTTTAAGCAGGGGTGATGTAATGGTAGCATGGACGCTTTCTTGTGTCTTGTATTGGTGTAAACCCAATCCCCTGCTCCAACTGCTCGTGTCGTATAGTGGCTAATACCTCTGTCTTTCCAACAGAAAAAAGCGGGTCGGAACCGCTCACGAGTACCAATTAACATTATGATTGCTGATATTTATGCTTTTTCTAGAGATGGATTTAGACATGATACTTTTCAAAATTTTTTAAACGGTGATTTTCATGGTGTGTTTCAGTTTGACCGGTCTACTATACCACCATATAATCTGTTTAAAGTATCAATCAATTTAGATGATTATGATATAAGTTGTGGACCTGGTGTTGTATATAATCATACTGTCTTACATTTTAGAAAGAAAACTATAAACTCCAGACCTGCAGAAAGTGGTGAACGGAGGCTTGAACCTTATTTATGAATGAATATATAGTAGGAGATGAAGTTTCTGTAACTCTTAATTCTGGTAATCGAGTTAAAGCAAAGATTATAAGTATTGATAATGACGAGCTTGCACTAAAGTTTGTAGAGTATACAGAGCTTGTAAACATTGATGCAAGCGGTGGTTCAAGCGGTGGTTCAGGCGGTTGGCCTACTATTCATAGACACATAAATGAGGTAATCTCTTTAGTATCTAAAACTAGAAAAGAAAATCCTTTTGATAGGAAACTGGAGTTTGATTTATGAAAATAACAAAAATAGCTAATAGATGGTATGACGAAAACAATAATAGTTGGTCTACAGAAGAACTAGCTACTCTATACTCACCTACCCTAACTAATTGTAGATGGTGTAGAGATTGTAGAGATTGTAATTATTGTTGTCTTTGTAGTGATTGTAGTAATTGTAGTAATTGTAGTGGTTGTAGTGGTTGTAGTGGTTGTAGTAATTGTTATAATTGTAATTGGTGTAGTAGTTGTGGTAGTTGTAATAGTTGTTATAAATGTACTGATTGTAATGATTGTAGAGGTTGTAGTAATTGTAGTAGTTGTTATAGTTGTAGTTATTGTGGTAATTGTAAAGATTGTTTTCACTGCTATTTATGTAAAATTTGTAGTAACCTTAGATTTTATGAAAAAGGATCACAATTAAATACTATTATAAGAGTGGAGGCTAATGCTTTTGACAGAAAATTAGAAATAGACTTATGAAAAAAGACACACTTGTAACATTAACCAAATTAAAACCCCTTGAAAATCCAGAGTATCCAACTCCAAATAAAGCAGACTACAGACCAGGACAATTTAATGGAAATGTAAGTTTACCAATAGATTATACAGCTACTGGAATCTTATTAAAAGATATTGAGGTTGGAGAGCCTATTCTTATGTTCAGACATATTAGAAATGGGATTAAAACTCCTGGTCATTTTTCTTCTAGCCGAGTCTCTAAAATAGAAGGTAATTTGTTATACACTAATAACAGTATTTATAAAATTGAAATATTAACTTAAACTATATGGAACAACTATATAAAAAGACAAAAAAGAACGGTAAGACTAAATATGCTAAGGTAAATTTAAAAGACTTGGCTGATAATTTACTAGTTGATAGAATGACTCTAAGCCCAGGTCTTTGGCTGGTTAAAGAAGTTCCTAATTGTAAGTCATTAAGTTCAGTTTCTAAAGTATCTAGAATACCGGATTACCCCTACGATTTTACTAGTATAATCATGAATCGTGACGAACTGGCCGATTTCCTCGTCAAATTTAACAATGATTATTCTAAAAAACATCCTAGCTCAGGGAATGGATGGCAAATATTTCCGAGTTATTCCGAACTAGCTGAGGCTATTTTAAATGAATTGATTAGACTGGCTGGCCTAGGATTTGGTGAAAAGCGAGAAGTACCTGTAACTAGAAAATTAGATTTAGAGTTATAATATGGCAGACCTATACTATAAAGTTGGAAAAAGATATAGAGTAGCTTTATCTGATGTAAGTGAAGGAGCTATGACAACATTTTTATCAGAAGATGGAATAAGACCTACCTTTCTAACTATAGGAAATTTGGAGGCAGGTATATATTTGGTAAAACCACTACCTAATACTACTTTAGTGAGCATAATCTCTAAACTAGCTAAATATCCGGATAAACCTGAATTACTGGCTCAAATAAAAGTTACCCAGTCTGAAATGGAATATTTTATTGCTGAGTATAGAAGAACTAGGATTACTAGAATAGGAACTGATACATTAAGTAATCAAGAAATAGCCAAGGTTATTTTTGATTATCTTATAGCTAAATCTGGTATTAAATTTTCGGAGAAGCCGGTTGAAAAAGTTGAACATATAGTAGAACGAAAACTAGAACTGGATTTATAACGGGGCTATAGTGATAATAGTAGCACGGAAGTTTTGCAAACTTCAGGACACAGAGCGTAACTGTGTAGTTCCAATCCGGTCTGGAAGCATTAAAGTGATGCAGAGAACTCTTAATTCTCAGAATAGGGAGCGTTACCCTAGCAGACCACCAATTAAAACGAATGATCAAATTGAACATGTAGAACTTATTACTATACCTCTGCCTATAGTACTAGAAATAGTAAAGGAGTATATAGAAGCTAAATATAATCTAACTGGTGGAGAAATATTTTTAAGAAAACAAAAAGGACCAACACCTGCTACAGGATATATGAAACTAAATGAGCCTGAATTGTATGATTTAAAATATAGAACTGTTGCAACACAAGCTGATATACATAAAGATTTATCAGAATTGCTGGAAAGAAAGTTAGAAATTGATTTGTAAGTCATTGCAAACGAAGCTTATATGGATAAGCAACCGACTTTTAATCGGTAGATAGCTTGGTTCGAATCCAGCCGTTTGCACCAATTTAATAATTTGCACTGTTATCCCGTAGAGGTAGCGGATTCGACTGTAGATCGAATGCTAAATAGCTCGGGTGGTTCAACTCCATCACAGTGCACCAAACCAAAACAAAATGAAAATAAAACTAAAATATAATGCAACGGGTGCAATGAAAATTATCATGCACATCTTAAAAAGATCTACTAAACGGCATAAGGCCCTAACTTTTAAACAAATAATGAGAGAAGGTTTAAGACTTTTTGGACCGTATCTTTATAGTGAAGACTATATGAGAAAAGGTATGGCTGACCTTAGAAGAATAAAATTTAGACTTGTTAATCATAAACCAAAAGATTTAAGGATACAATATAGTTATAGGTACATATACTAATATAGTATAGTGACATTACGAAACATTTTTATGCAAGTGTAATTCAATGGTAGAATGAGGCTCCTCCAAAGCTTTAATGGGCGTTCGACTCGCCTCACTTGCTTGTAATTGTTTAATTAATAAATTAGGTTCTTTTACTATTTCCTCCCAATTACCACCATATTTTTTAGTCTTAATGATAACTAGATTTGGCACTTTAGCTGTTTTCATTTTGTACTCTGCTTCTTTAGTAATATATCCTTTCAATTCAACGAAAATATTGTTTAAAATAAAGTCAGGATAGTAATTGCGGGATTTACCGTCTAACGTAGTATAAGGAAATCCTTTTAAGTTTCTAGAATAAGATAGATTTAATTGTTCGGCTATTTTGCAAAAATTATATTCCATAGTTGACTGACAGTGTATTATTGTACCATCTTTTTTGGTATAGTCTGAGTGTTTACCCCAACCTCCACCTTTACGAGGGCCTCCGGTTTTACCTTTCAATACTTTTGATTGCAGTAACTTATAACAAGCTGAAGAACATGTTGACTTTCTGCAGTGTGTTTTAAATGGGTTAAGACATATTATACATATTTTATTCACTATTTTAACGACTTGTCCATTTTTATATCTAAAACGAGGAATACCGTCGTTTTCGTAACGATTTTTTAATGCTAAACTTATGTTCATATTTTTAGTTTTAATTTGTTTTGTTGTTAGATGACTATTCCTATATTTAGCGCTGCAAGACTTATTGCAAAAATTTAGTTTTGTTCGTTTGATTTCCTTCTGTAATTTATATCTTGTTTTTCCACACTGAGCACAAGTTACAAGTTTTGCAGCATTAGGTTTGCATTGTTTTGAACAATAATCGGACACACGACAACTAAGTTTATTTGCAATCTGACGTTGCACTTCATTTTTATTTTTGTAGTATGTTTTATGACAATTACAACATTCTAAAGGTATAAGATCTCTAGAACCACAAGTGTCAAATATAGCTTGTAACATCAATATCTTCATATGAGTTATATTACCACTATCCACTCCAAACTAGCAACAACGATTATGCTCTATTAATGTAAGGGTTAGCAATGCCGACCTGTCACGCCGGAAGAACGGATTCGAGTTCCGTATAGAGCGCCACTAAAACAAAATGACAATAACTAAAAGAGACGATAGATGGTATGATGAACGAGGTAATAGTTGGAGAACAGAAGAATCAGCTACTACATACTCACTTACCCTAATTAATTGTAGAGATTGTAGTAATTGTAATAATTGTATAGGTTGTAGTAGTTGTAGTAGTTGTAGTGGTTGTAATAGTTGTAGTGGTTGTAGTACTTGTTATAATTGTAGTGGTTGTAGTGCTTGTAATATTTTTAATTATTGTCATGATTGCAGTAGTTGTTTTAATTGTTATAGTTGTACTGATTGTAGTAATTGTAGTGATTGTAATTATTGTAGTCGTTGTAGTGATTGTAGTAGTTGCAGTAATTGTATTGATTGTAATATTTGTAGTGATTGTAGTTATTGTAGTAGTTGTAGTAGTTGTACTAACTGTAATCATTGTGAATTGTGTGGAAAATTAGTTGATCAAAAGTTTCAAGAAAAGATTAAAGACCCATTAATTAGGACAGAGTTTAATGTAGAAAACAGGTTACTAGAACCAGACTTATAAATTTATGCAGTTAATTGAACAAACAATACTAGACTATATTGTAAAACCTGATAAACTTGAAACTAAGTTGTCTCATATTATTGGATTTAATATAGTCAAAAACAAGCTATCACCAACCTCAATCAAATGTGTTACTACAATACTAGAACAGGAAAAGGATGCAGTGGATTATTTTACTGTTCATCCATATACTAGGCTAGGTTGTGATAATACCAATTATGATAGGCAAAATGATTCTTTGTACCAATCACCTAACCAATTTCGTTACTTAACATACACTGATTAATGACCTGGCGCTTCTCACATTCAAGTATAGGAAGTTACAAGCAATGTCCTAAGAAGTATGAACTTACCTACCTTCAAAAAGGTAAAGTACAAAAAGAGGATACAGTTGAACTATTCTTAGGAAAAAGGGTGCATGAATGTTTAGAAGTATTATATCACTATGCTAATTTAGGCAATACCTGGCTTTTAAAAGATTTGACTGATCTATTTATCGTTTTATGGGAAGAGAAATGGAATAATGATATAAAGATAGTTAGATTCGGCCTACCTGCTCTACATTACCTTGATTTAGGTATAAAACAACTAACTGACTACTATAATAAGTATCATCCTTTCAACCAACACAAATCCCTGAGTTTAGAGCAGAAGCTATATTTTAATTTAGCCCAAGA